CAATTTCACCAGGGCCGCAGATCCCCCTTCATCCCCCCAATTTCACCAGGGCCGCAGATCCCCCTTCATCCCCCCAATTTCACCAGGGCCGCAGATCCCCCTTCATCCCCCCAACTTTACTAAAGCCACAGATCCTCCCTCATTCCCCGATTTTACTAGAACCATAGATACCATTTATTCCCCCATAATCACTGATAGATTCTAGGTGGGATTTTACCCCCAATTGTAGGCCCTATTATGGGTGGTTGGAATACTTTATAGGTGCTACATACATCGGGTGTTAGCATTTTCCAGAAGATAAATACTTTTCTGATTTTCCAAGAAAAGGTGGTTCTCGGCTTGTCCCCTAGCCGATAATATGGTAACCTGATCGTATCACCGAACCCGTTCCCCCTTCTCCTAGTATTGGAGGCTAAACCGTGAGTTTGAGTATCCAAAACAAAAACGTAACAAATGCCCTGAAAACTCTCATTAAAGCGATTTTTCCGGGTAACCTAGATCACTATAATGCTTCAGACGTTGCGGAAGGGGCAAGGCAACTCAGGTGTAAAATATGGAACGGAGAAATCCCCATATTACACCTGTTAGACTTTAATGAGCTAACATCTGTATTTGTCACTTTCACGGTTGGAGTTGAAAAACTTTGTGAGAATGAATTGGCTGATTGGCAACGCCTACAAAGAGAAATCATGGAAGAAACCGCAGAAAACAACTAACTACTTTTCGTTTCCCATTTACCCCTAGTTGGAGGGCTCACAATGAGCAACAAAAACGTATTGGCTTCAACGACTCCCGTTGAAATCGCTTCCCCAACCACCAAGAAAAGGCAAAGGTTTCTCGTACTGCCAGTGGGGAAAGAAACCCTCACCCTATTGGGGATCTGCGGCAAAGTAAAGCAAGCCAAAGGAACCTGCGAGGAGGTGGCGTTAACAGTTAACGCACAATTCGCAAAGGATCAACCGCGACGAACGCCTTGGGATCTCAACAAAGCGTATAACAGTGTGAGAGCCCTGCAAGAGCAAGTGAAGATGGATTGCAGGACGAAACTCATGGACGTAAAACGGAGAATCACGGCGGAGGAAATCACCCCCGAAGAGGGGAAGAAAGAGGAGGAAGAAATTCTCAAACACGGAAAAAAGATCTTGTATCACCTCGACATCCCCCGTTCCCATGGCCGTGGAAAATCGTCTTCCACTCACGACCTTCAAACCCTTGCAGCAGCATTGCCGACGCCAGTAGGTGCGGATATCGACCTTGATGATCTCCGCAATCAACTGTTTAACGAAGCCGAGTAGCTAACTGCTTGGCCAACCTACCCCCCCGGTTATTCGGGGGGGTTTTTTAATGGGCAAAAAACAAATTACCCAAATTATCTATTGTACCTATATTGAAATAATATAACCTAAAATAAAATAGGTACAATAAATAACTTGGATAAATTACATAACCCTGGAAAACTGGGTAAAACAGATAAACTACGCAATCCTGGGAAACTGGATAAAATGGGCAATTTGCACAAACCAGGATAATTAAACACAAAACACAAACTGGGTGATTTAGGTAAACTAGCCGCGTAGATAGTCAGCCCAAATACAAAGCCAGGTGAAAAGTTTTTTGTTAACTTACCAAATCACCAAAAAGGAGTAGATTATGACATTGATTGACATGCATAAAACCTGTGATACAATCAATCATATTTTCGATCAAATGAACAACAGCAACAAAAACTTTTATCTTACCGGAAGCAGGTTTTTCGATACCCACACAAAAGATTCTGATTGGGATTTTTACACGGAAGATTGTCCAGAAGTCAGAAAAGAACTTGAAAGTTGGGGATTTGTTCTCGAAAACAGTCCAGCTTATTTGTTGGACTCACTAACAAATCAAGTGTACGTACACAAAGAAGCCGATGTGCATATCCAATGTGTGAACAATGTTGGTGCAAAAACGCTCATCAAAGACAATTTGCTCGAACTCAACAAAAAAACTGGTATGCTAAACTACTTGTCTAAACAAAACAAACGAGAACTTTGGCAAATGGCTTTGAATCTAATACATGACACAAAATATTGGGAATCAATGGGTGATAACTTGGGCTAAATTCTTCTTGGGAGGATTATTCCAATATTTGGAAAAAATCGAAAATTTACAGGATTTAACCAGTGACAATTCAAAAAGCAGAAAAAATCGTCGCCCAGTATGTTCTCCAAACTAGAGAACCTTACTTCATTATCTTCAACACTCCCAACAACTTTTCCGTAGAATCTGCCCAACTCTTTTTTGAAAACAAAACAAAACATAAAAACAACGGTACAAAAATTGCCGGGGTTTATTGTTTTGACCACAGATTTTTCAAGATTTGTGGGCAGAAACGTTGTGTTCGTACACACACAAACAAATCGGTGTTTACTCGTTCAGTCCCTAACTAAAGAGGAGTAGATCATGACATTGATCAACCCGAAAAGGCTAATTACGAACGTTTTCCCCGAAATGGAAAACAGCAACCAAGAATTCTATCTCACGGGAAGTAGATTTTTCGGCACACACAATGAAAATTCAGATTGGGATTTCTTCACAGAAGATTGTCCAGAAGTTAGAAAAGAACTTGAAAATCTGGGTTTCGTTGAAGAACAGAATTCATACTCCGATGATTTAACAAACAAAGTATACGTACATCAAAGTGCTAGAATACATGTGCAATGCGTCAAAAATGTTTGGGCAAAAACAGTAATTCAAGATTGCATAGCAGAATTAAGCAATGAAATTCCCAGTTTCTTGAAAAATGCAAGCAAAAGCCGAAAAAAATGGTTGTGGCAAACACTTGTAAACCTAATTATGCAAGTACAAGAAATATAAAAAACAAACAATTCCACTTCACAGAGAACGTAGCTTAGTCTGGTAAAGCATCGGACTTTTAATCCGAAGATCGTGGGTTCAAATCCCACCGTTCTCATTTGTATAGTTTGTGTTTACTCGTTCAGTCCCTAACTAAAGAGGAGTAGATCATGACATTGATCAGCCCGGAAAACTCGTTTGAAAGCATCTTCAACAAGATGGCACAAAGTCAAGCAAACTACTACCTAACCGGAAGCAGATTTTTCGGCACGTACACGGTGAATTCCGACTGGGATTTTTACGTAGCGGATTGTCCGGAAGTCAGAAAAGAACTTGAAAATTTAGGCTTCACTGAAGAGAAAAACTCATATTCCGATGGGTTAACGAGCAAAGTGTACGTACATCAAAGTGCCAACGTACACGTGCAATGTGTCAAGGATATACACGTAAAAGAACATGTTCAAAACAGCTTACTAGTAACAAGCAAAAAACACCCATCCTTCTTCAAAAACATTTCCAAAAAACGGGAATATGAACTTTGGCAAACAATGATAGAATTTGCTTACTATATGCGAGGAAGCATATAAAAACAGCAAGAACGTAACCCAAGAGGAAAAAACAAACAATCCCACTTCAGAGAAGTCTGGTGGGATTAGATAACAAAGCCCAGGGTGTTTAGGAAATTCAACCAAAATTGGTGTGAATTAACTAAACTACCCTGGTGTGTTTTATAAGGAAATGGGAACGTAGCTTAGTCTGGTAAAGCATCGGACTTTTAATCCGAAGATCGTGGGTTCAAATCCCACCGTTCTCATTTGCATAGTCTATGTTTGTTTGTTCAACCCCAAACTAAAATGGAGTGAATCATGATCATTTGTAAGGTAAATTCAACTGTTTACACCATTACGGAAATGGAAAACAGCAACTTCAAGTTTTTCCTGACTGGAAGTAGGTTCTTCGGTACACACCACGAAAATTCGGATTGGGATTTCTTCGTAGAAGATTCACCACAAATTAGAAAAGTGCTAGAAAATTGGGGATTTGTTGAAGAAAACAAATACCACTACTTTGATATGTTAACAAACATAGTTTATGCACACAAGCAAGCAAATATTCACGTGCAATGTGTCAAAAACGCACGCATAAAAGAACATATTCAAAATAGCCTGTTGGAAACAACAAAAAAGCATCCAAATTTTTGGACATATCTTCCCAAATGTTATAGACATCTAGTCTGGAAAGCGATGACAAATCTGTTTTTCTATATGCAAAAAATAACGTAAATCATAACAAAAAATTCTTTAGTTCAAAAAGGATTTCTGCAAACGCCGTTTTTATTTTTTCGATCAAATTACTCAAAAGGGTTTACTAAACCAAAAAGGAACAAATCATGCAAGAAAACCCAAAAGATTGCACGAAAATATTCCACAATTTGCTGGAAGAACTTGCCATTCAAATCCCATCCGATACAATTGTAACAAAAAAAATAGATGCTTTAACAAAAAGTCTAATGTACAGCATCGAAAACGGCGAATATCCCAAAATCGAGGGATACAGCAAAAGGGAGACAATTGCACTACTGAAACTCTTTGCCGATGGCATTACGCATAATTTGTGCAAAAAAATCTACGAAATAGTAACTGGATCCACCAAGTAAGTAACATTTCATCATTCTAATTCAAAAAAGGATTTACGATGCTTATTTTGGGTACCAACACCACAAACCTAATATCTGATTATCTTCTTGAGCAGTTAACAAATTGTTACATAAAATTCTACCTGATAGGTGAAAAGTTTTTCGATAACACTCATCATTCACCTCGATGGGATTTGTTTGCAAAATACACTCCGGAAACATGTCAATTTTTGAAATCTTTAAGATTCAAGAAAACATCCATATTACCTTACTATGATGATCCATTTGTAAAATCGGTATTTGTACATCAAGCGGGCAATATTTACGTGCAACTATTGACAACTGTTGACATCAAAATTTACCTCCAAAAAAGACTATTGTACTTAAAGAAAATATATCCAAAATTCACATTTCTCGACGGCAAAACAAAAACAAAAAAAATGTGGGACGTTTGCATTAGGTTATTTGACCGAAAATCAAAACACATTGACTAAACTAACCCGACGAAAGATTGCCCAATTTGCACACACGATGTTTTTTACTAAAACCACAAATTAGGAACCCACGCAATGAAAATTTACTACAAAATTGTAACAAAAGATATGTATTCTTTGTGTATTCGTCAGATATTTGGAACTATGCATGAAGCAGCAATTCAATACAAAGAAAATGAGTGGGTATATCCTAGAATACCATATACTCCACTATTTGTATTCAAAACATTTGATGATGCTTGCAAATTTTTAGAAAAACATAATTATTGTTCAGTTCATATTTATAAAGTCCACACCAAGGGTAGATTCCTAAAAATTCCTTTCACGGGAAATATTGATAGATTAAAAGAAATCGCTAAAAGAAAAGCACAACACAAACGCCCACTTCGCTACAACTGGAAAAATAAAGAAATTCCTCCCGGCACAATCGCCGTCAAATCTGTAAAATTGCTCGAAAAAATCAAAACATACTAACTAAACTAACCCAGTGGAATAGTCCAAATTAAGAAAGGACAAGTGATGGTAATTGCTAATTCAAAAATGCCACAAATATTGGAAATCATTAGAAAACTCGAAAACAGTCCAATAAAGTTTTATTTGACTGGAAGTAGATTTTTTAGCACACACGATGAAAATTCAGATTGGGATTTCTTTACATTAGATTCTCTCGATGCACGCAACTTTTTGAAAAATATAGGATTTGTGAAAACATCCGATTCTACATATGAAACAGACCCACTAATAGACACTATATACATGCACACAGAAGCAAATATTCACGTTCAAATCGTCAAAGATGTAGAATTAAAAAACGCAGTCCAAGAAAGATTGCGTTATGTGGCAGATTTAGATCCAGATCTAGTTCCATTAAAGAACAAGCGTGAAATGTCAAAGATCTGGAAACTCTTAATAAAATTCTGTCAAAATTGGCCTTAATGTGCCACTCTTGCCCACCCAACTCTTCTAGGGCAAAATCACCGGAAAATAGTAACTAAACTAATCCGGTGAATTCCCTCAGGTCACAAATATTGTTATTTTAACAAAATATATCTGCCGACAACCTTAATTAAAAAGGAGAAGTGATGACGATCATCAATTCAAGAAAACCGCAAACGATGGAAGTTATCAATAAATTGGAAAGTAGTCCAATAGAATTTTACCTAACTGGCAGCAGATTCTTTGGTACATATGGCGAAAGATCGGATTGGGACTTTTTTACTCAAGATTGTTCCAATACACACGAGTTTTTGAAAAAATTGGGATTTGTAGAAACATCTGGTTCTACATATAGAACAGATCCACTAATAGCTACTGTATATATACATAAAGATACAGATATTCATGTTCAAGTTGTCAAAGATGCGAAATTAAAAAACGCAATTCAAAAAAGATTGCGTGAAGTGGCAGACTTATATCCAGATCTAGTCCCGTTAGGGGACAAATCTGTAATGAAAAAGATCTGGAAACTTCTAATTGAAGTCTGCAAAATCTTCTCTCCTTGCCCTGAAAACATCTCTTAGGGCAAAATCACCGGAAAATAGTAGCTAAACTAATCCGGTGAACTCACACACGACCAAAATAGGTCACAATCACCCTGTAAATATGCCCTAGAATCTTGTCGTTAATATTTTTAAGGGCAAAAATTATTCTCAAAAGGAAAATAGGTAGTTTGATACCTAAATTAGTTCCAAAGTCAAAAAACGCATTAATAATTGTTATTTCAATAAAAATATACCTGCCGGGAATAGTTTAGTCAACACAACACAGTTTTTTCTCTTATGTAATTAGTTCCAGAACAAAAGGATAAAAAGTGAAAATTTACTACAAAGTTGTTAGTTACGATTTATGTTCGATATTATATCGGTATTTACCTAGAGAGTTTATTGTGCAGTACAAAATTGGAGAATGGATATATCCCAAGGTAAAAAATACAAAACTAATGGTATTTGACAACCTTGCAAGTGCCAGTAGATTTGCCCCAAATTATCCAATTTATACTTGTGTAGTAAAGAATCCAACAAATAAAGCAATATTCATAGACACTAAAAATATTTTCTCCGAACTAAATAGAATGTGGTTTCCAACGGCGGAGAGATGTATTCCACTCGCAGAAGCAAGATTCCTCATAAAATTCAAATCCATGTGGAAAAAATTACGAAAAAAACAACAGCAGCACAAAAAATTCTTTAGTCCAAAAGGAATTCCTACAGACACCGTTTTTGTTTCCGCAATTAAGTTATTAAAAAAAGTTTACTAACAAGGATAAAATTAACATGAAAGTCTACTACAAAGTTGTTAAGAACAATTTGTGTTCAGCAGTAAGTTGGAAATTACCATCAAGATTCATTGTTCAATACAAAATTGGAGAATGGGTGTATCCGAATATACCAAAGACAAGACTAATGGTATTTAAAAATTTAAACCGAGCACAAATATTTTCTAATTCTAGCAGTATTATTTTCACCTGCTTAGTAAAAAACCCATCATCCAAAAGTATTTTTGTACCTCTCATACAGTGTGACTCCGTAAATGAATTCTTACAAAAATGGAATGAATTACGAAAAAAACAGTTACAACATAAAAAACACGTAAACACACAACGTATTCCAAAAGGAACTATGTTTGTATCAGCGGTCAAATTGTTAAAACAGGTTTGCTAAATTAAAAAGGAGTAACAAAATGTGTCTCCTATTGGACAAAGAAAAAACATCAAAATTCAAAAACAAAAAAACCGAATCTCCGTGGATGTATGTTTATAAGGAAGTTTGCGTATCGTATGATCCTTCTCACAATCCAATAAGAAAAAATGTGAAAGTATTTTCTCCTGTCCAAGACGTTACAATTCACGGCGGTTGGTATAAATCAGATCGCAAAACAGAAGAATTAACCGAAGAAGAAAAACTCACCGAAAGAATATATCATGGGATACATGCACACATAAAAAACAATCTCATGTTAACAGATTTTCATGTTAATCTACGATGTAAAGCCCTAAGAAAAGATGTCGTGGCTATCGGTTATTTTGACGAGATTGTATGCACCAAGATATTTATTCCAAAATCGGAAATAGAAAAAGCCAAAAGTAAACTTCTAGAAATCTACCAAAAAAGATAAAGTTGACATGAAAATCTACTACAAAGTTGTTAATAACAGTTTACGTTCGGCAATAAGTTGGAAATTGCCTTCAACATTCGTAGTCCAATACGAAATCGGAAAATGGATTTACCCAAATATTCCCAAGACAAAGTTAATGGTTTTTGAAAAATTAGAGCAAGCACGAAAATTCTCTGCTTTCAATAGTATTATTTTTACCTGTTTAGTAAAAAATCCATCACACAAGAGCATTTTTGTACCTCGTATACAGCGTTACTTTATAAACGAATTTCTACAGGAATGGAAAAAATTACGCAAAAAACAATTACAGCATAAAAAATTCTTCAACCAAAAATGGATTCCTGAAGGAACAATTTTCGTATCAGCGGTTAAATTACTAGAACGAGTTTCCTAATTAAAAAGGAGTAAGTCATAGCACTAGTTAAAACGAAACAGGCGGGCACTTTGGCAAATGGCCCTAAACTTGGTAACAGGAGCGGCATTTTACGATAATATTGGGAAAACTACCTAACAAAAAGGATCCACTAAAATCATGGTTACATTTTCACAAATACCAGATGATATATATCAAAACGAAAATAACGGCAGATGGATTTCTCAAAAATTAGTCCATGAGAAGTTTGAGTATTATCTCATGCTAGAAATTGTAAGCTTGGGATATACGCCAGAATATATGGTCAGCTTATCTATAGTTAGCCCAAATCAATTAAAAAAATGCACCTTTAGTGCAGTAGAAAATATCTGGGGTAAAGACATATTATTAGATGAAATCAAGCTAGCTGATGCACTATATTTAGTCGGCGTTTATGTTCCAGTGTTTATTGAATATGGCACAGATCATCAAAAATTGCTGGAAACAGCCAAACAAAACATTCCCGATGCAACTGCAATCAACCATTACATGAACAAAATTGTAGAAGGTCGAAGTATAACCGGCTGGGATTTATTAGGTGGTAAAACAATATGTAACAATTATGAAGATTAACACTAATAGAAATTCTTAAAAAGAATCCACTAAAATTATGATCACATTTTCACAAATACCGGATAAGATGTATCGAAATAAAGGCGACGGTAGATGGATTTCCCAAAAATTCACCAACGGGGAATTCAATTATTACTTCATACTAGAAACCACCAGCTTAGAATATACCCCAGGATATGTAGTTAGCTTGTCTATAGTGAGTCCAGATCAAATTAAAAAACACAATCTTGATATAGTTCAAAAGGTATGGGGCAAAGACATATTACTAAATGAAATCAAACTGGCCGACAGATTATATCTTGCAAATATTGATCTACAAATTATTTTTAAATATGGATCAAATCGCCAAAAATTACTAGAAATAGTTAAACAAAAAATTCCTGACGTGATTAAATCTGTCAATTATTATATGAACCAAATTATAGACGGCATTGATGTAACTGGTTGGGATCTGTTAAATGGTAAAACATTGTGTGATATTTATGGAGAGATCAACAATGGCAATTAAATTTTCTTCACTGCCTAAACAATCCTATCAAAGCGAACATGAAAATAGGTGGATTTCTCAAAAACTGACCGATGGAAAATTCGGTTACTATTTCATAATAGAAATTCTTGAAGAAGAAAACTTTGAAAAACCGCTAAAATATTTAGCCAGTCTATGTATATCCAGCCCAGAACGATTAAAAGAATGTAACCTTAAAATAGTAAAAAAATACTTATTGAATACAAAGTTGAATGAAGAAACACTAGCTGACACATTAGACCTTAACGGCATTTCATTATCAATTACGACAATAAAAGGAACAAATCGCAAAAACTTACTAAAAACAATTAAACAAAAAGCACAAGAAATAGCAAAATCCATAAAATCTTACACAATTAACTGGAAATTTCTAAAAGGAGACATATTGTGTGATATCTATTCCTTCTCTTAGAAGAAAAACATACTGTATAACATTTACTTTTTTTGAGAAAGGTTGTTAAAATGACAGTTGGTTATAAAGTATTAACTACCGATCTTCAATCAATTTCCAAATTGTGGTGCCCAAAAGATGAAGCAGCCCCTTGGGTAGTACAATATCAAATAAACAAAATTGTACGCAGAAAATCACATAAATTTGGAAACCTAATGATTTTTGATAGTATGCTAGCAGCCAAAGAATTTATCTCTTATCATTTAATCAAAAAATATGTAATTGCTGAATGTCATGGTTTATTGGCACGTCAATTCGGAAAACATTATGAAATGCAAGATCTAAGACACTTCTATGATATTATAGATGGAAAATACCAACCACATTATACACCACCACCTTCAGGAACTTGGTTTTGCATTGGAGTACGTCTCATAAAAATTGTTTCTGGTTCTTTTTGAAGGGTTGTTAAAATGAAAACCTATTACAAAGTGTTGACAATTAATCTTCAGTCAATCTCTAAAATGTGGTATCTAAACGATGAAGAAACACCTTGGGTAATCCAGTATAAAATGGACAAATTTGTTTATCCAAACCCAGGATTTGAAACAACACAATTGATGGTTTTTGATAGTATATCAATAGCCAAAAACTTTGTCTTTTACAATAATATTCCAACATACGTAATTGCTAAATGTGATGTATTATTTCCATGTCCGATTGGCAAACATTATCCAGTATATGACCTAAAACATTTACGCGAAATCATCAACGGAAAAATTTCAATAAACCACACATCTCCACCATTAGGAACCATATTTTGTAATGGTATTCGTCTCACAAAAATTATCGAAACACAAAAATATCCAATTTTTTAATAAAACTTCACCAAAAATTGTAGAAATCTCTCCGATACCCGAAAAAAATCACAAAAATTGGCCCAAAAATCATTTTTTTCTTGAAAATCCGGGTCTAACCCCCCATATAGCTTATACGGTAAGGAAAAAATTTAGAAAAATACATGAAAATTTGGCTAAAATAAGCCCATTTTACTTGACACACACACAAATATCATATATAATGGAAACAATATGTTGAAAAATTTGATGTCTTGGAACAATTTTCTTAGAAAAATTTTTAACGTTTTCTAAAATTTGTCAAAAAATTTCATAAAAAACAAACAAACAACCTGTCAAAGGTAGGAAGTTTTGTACAAAATTTTGACCAAAATAATGACCTAAAAAAGTAGTCCAGAAATGCGTTTTACACGGTAAAACCAGGGGTAAAATGAATTTTGGTAATTATAAGAAAAGGTTAATTTTAACAGCTAGACCCCCAAAAAATGTACAAAACTTTAACCAAATACCCCATCCAACCAGTCATTTCCTCTTATTTACGTTTTTATTGATTTTTTCAGTGTTTTTATAAAGAAAGAAATAATCATTTAACCATCTAACACCCAAAAATATCCCAAAATGAACACAACACCATTAAAAATCTATCATAACCTCAACAAAAATTCATATAATTTTACCCATTATATCACAAAAACAACCCCACTACAACCATAAAAATAATAAAAATAAAAATATGAACACAAACAAGCTTTATTACAAAATTGTACGAGAAACACCATATCGCCCGCCAGAATCTTATGTAGCATTACACGGCTTAGTAGTTCAATACAAGATAGATCAAATGAATACAAACTAAATTTACTACAAAGTTGTATATCAACTCATAAATCGTTACCTACAAAGGAGTTAAAAATGAAAATTTACTATAAGGTTGTTAATCCAGATATGAGTTCGGTGTTATCTAAACATTTACCGTTGAACTTTGTTGTTAGATACAAGGTTAACAAATGGATATATCCAAATATTCCTAGAACAAAATTAATGGTATTTAATAACTTTGAAAAAGCAATGGAATTTGCTTCACCATATGATTATATCTACAGTTGTGTGGTTAAAAACCCATCATACAAGGGACTTTTTGTATCTTACATACATTTATACTCCGATAAAGAAGATTTTCTATATCGTTGGCGTCAATTGCGTAAAAAACAACTACAACATAAAAAATTCTTTAATCCAAACGAACCACCAGAAGAAACAATCTTTGTATCAGCAGTCAAACTTTTAGAAAGAGTTCATCCATAACTATTTTTGGGGAGAATTCAAATGGGTTATAGAAGTGATGTCGCGTTTGAAATTCATGGTCCTAAAGACTTGTTAGAATTTTTCCAAAGAACATTTGAGGAACTTTTTGAGTGCAACGAATTGAAAAAGTCGGAAATTCTTACAGGCCCGCTAGATAGAACAAAACGACAAACACTAACCCAACAGCCGGAAGATATTTATAGTCTAAAATGGTATTGTGAGTGGATAAAATGGAATGATATTTTTCCCTCTTCCATAAAAAAATACACAGACATAGTTTATCAATTTCACCTCTTGTGGGATTTAGCAGATAAATATGAATTACCAGGTGTTTTTATTCGTATTGGTGAATATGTAAATGATATTGAAGAAAATGCCATCAATAATGGTTACAGTGATATTTCACTAAGAATAATACGCCAAATCTATTTCAATTAAATAGTGGCCCTGTGGCGGAATTGGCAGACGCTAGGGACTTAAAATCCCTTGTTCATATTGAACGTATGGGTTCGAATCCCATCAGGGCTATTAAACAAATCATTACCTGCAAAGGAGTTAAAAATGAAAATTTACTATAAGGTTGTGAGACTAAATTTGTGTTCAGCTTTATCTGGATATTTACCACCCATATTTACTGTCAAGTATAAAATCGGTGAATGGGTGTATCCAAATATACCCAAAACAAAATTAATGGTATTTAGAAATTTAAACCAAGCAATTAATTTTGCAGGGATTGGCAATCATATCTATAGTTGTGCAATTAAAAATCCATCCAACAAAGCACTTTTTTTACCTTATATACATATCTATCATCATAAGCAAAATTTGATGATAAAAGATTGGAACCGATTACGCAAAAAGCAATTACAGCATAAAAAGTTCTTCTGTTCTCATGGAATACCCAAAGGAACAGTATTTGTATCCGCAGTTAAACTTCTTGAAAAAATCCGCCAATAAAACATAAGTGTCTCACTTAATCTAACCTTTTGAAGAATTGAAATGGGTTACAAGAAAACCTATTATAAAGTAGTACGTGAACATAATGGTCGTATTTATTCTGCATGGGTAGAAAACATAGCTGTAGAATATTTTGTTAATAAATGGACATATCCAAACATACATGGTACATCTTTAATGGTATATAATAATCTGAATGCCGCCAAAAGATTTTTTTATTCTAGTAGAAAATATTGCCAATCAAACATGTATATTTACACATGCCACGTAAAAAATCCGTCAAAATTCGGCATATATCTCCAAACTCTTCTTTGTACTGTAAACGAAAGAGAACTTATGAAAATTTTACGACTTAAGAAACAACACAAGCGGTATAAATATCTATGTATATATCCAAGCTCAAACATCATTTTTTGCAAAGGAGTAAAGCTTATATCAAAGGTAACTTGTTGGTAGAACAATTGTTACAACATTTTCATAGGAGAAATTAACATGCTCATTGAAACCAATTTGCTTGGCAAAACAGTACAACTTTACACCCACAATGATCTAGGATTATCAAAAAAAGAGTTTCAGTATGAATATTGTAAGGAATATACTGGTTGTGTTGGAAAAATAGTCGGCGTCTATTATGATACCGCAAGAAATAGTTGCATCAAATGTCTCATTAATATCAATGGAAATGTGATTGTGCGAACACTAAAACATTTTAAGATTATTGATGATTCTCCTTAAAGGAAGTTGTATGATAGCCCAATTAATTCAACAACAGGTCCCAAAACATAGGGATAAATGGTTAAAAATAGGTTTTTCTACAACTCCAGGTAACAAAAAAGTTGCTTGGAAAGCAGTTAAAGCTACTTATCGAATGGTAGGCTTACAAGCTCCAACTACTCAAGTTTGGTTAGATTCTCCTTATCATGGTGTTTGGGGTGCCTATTTTTTAACTCAAATGAAATACCACACCGGAAATCAGATTTGGAACTATATTAGTAGTCAGATTGGAAAAAAAGATTGGAACCAAACACCATATCAAATTAGAAGCCAAATTTGGAATCAAGTCAAAAATAAAATTTGGGATCATATTTGGAACCAACTTACAAAACAAATTATAGGACAAATTGGATATCAAATCGAAAATCATACTTGGTATCGAATAAAATCCCAAATTGAAAATCGAGTTCGGACCCAAATTAAAATACAAACTGGGTATTGTGTTCCAAACGAAATATGGAATCAAGATAAAATCCAAATCAAAAAACAAATTCATAAACAAATTCATGCATGTGGCCGTGGATCACAAGATGCTTTATGGTTATCATTTTTTGATTTTCTTAGGGTGTGTGGTATACAGCCTACACACAAACTAGCACCTCTATACGAACTTTCTTTACACGTTGGATGGTGGTGGCCATTTGAAAATCTAGTCTTATTCACGCCAAAACCAAGTACCCTACACACAAATGAATTTGGGCTTCATTGTCATGGTGGGCCAGCCTTAGATTACGAAGGATCTTGGAAAATTTTCGCCTTAAACGGAGTTCGTGTTCCTGAATGGTTGGCAATGCAAACTAGCTCTGAATTAAATCCAATAAAACTGTTTGATATCGAAAACGCTGAAATTAGAAGAGAGTTTGTTAGAAAAATAGGTATGGAAAGACTTTGTTATTCATTAGGAGCAAAAGAAATAGATGTTTGGGAAGCTCCAATTGGTGGAAAATATACACTGCTGGAATTAGACGTAAAAGGAAGAATTTGGAAATTTTTGAAGATGCAAAATCCATCAATAGGTATTTGGCATGTAGAAGGTGTTCCAAATGAGTGTGAAACTGTTTATCAAGCGTTAAACTTTCGTAATGGATTAACAGAAAATCAAATAGATGATGAAAATGGGGCAAATTGGTATCAACAGGGGGATGTAATATTAAGACCAAAAGGGGCTTCTAAATACAAAAGATTACCCGTAGTTTTAACATAAAGGAGAAAAATATGAAAGAATTAAAGACCAACAAATTAGCAGAAGGAGAAGCAACAGGGCATACCCACAAAGTAATTGGAGACGGTTTTCGTTTACTTGAAAAAGAAGATACTTCTTTGATTTTGGAATCTTCTAAAAAAGTTAAAATAGAACATGAAGAACATCATCCAATTGAACTTCCCCCTGGAGTATACGAAAGAAGTATTGTAAAAGAATACGATCATGCCGAAGAAGAAACTAAAATAGTAATAGACTAAAAGACAATAAAAAAATTACAATTTTCACAAAATTTAAAAAGGAAAATAAACATGACTAGTGCATTATGTTGTACCTTAATACTTTTTAGCTGGGCAATTATTATCTTAACAGCTTGCTACTTTATAAGTAAAACATAATGAAACGCAAAGATATAATTTGTGGACTTGTACTTCTAATCCAAGAATATTGGAATTCACACACTGGAAGCGAAATACCCCAAAAAACTCTTACGATATTAAAACATCACTTATTAGTTAATCTTCCTTCTCAGTTTAGTCAAAATAGTGATAAATACGCAGAAGTCTACAAAAGAAAATATCACTATAAATTACAAGACTACGAAAGGGGTGAAAAATGATTAATACAACTGAGGGGTTTTTGGAATACACTATATCCTTGATCACTTTTTACATAATTTGGTATTTTGGAGAAAAAATCGCAAACGAGTACAGAAAGAATAAAAAATGACTCAAAAATTTTACAAAGTTACTGACTCGCTATTAAGATCCGCTGATAATCAATGTAACGAATTTTACGTACAATATATAATGAATGAATGGGTTAAACCAGTTCTTAAATACTCAAAGTTATTCGTTTTTAATAATTTAAAATCCGCTATAACATTTGCGTCCTTCTGCGAAACATTTTTTCCTAAAAACCTTTCTGCCAAACTCTTTTACGGATACAAAGAAATGCGAATTTTTGAATGTGAAGTTAAAAACCCGCGTAAATTACTTGTTATATGCAATGCTACACATCTTTTCAAAGAGTTTTGGATATCAAGACATCATAAACAAAAGATGCCTGCGACAAGAATTCCTGCTCCTAAAAACACGTATCAAGTAGATGAAATCAAGCTTGTACAAGAAATAGAAAAATGGTAATAATGAAAAAATTTTATAAAGTTACTGACTTACAACTTAAATCTATTAATAATACTGGGAATAGATTTTGCGTACAATATATAATAAATAAGTGGGTTAAACCAGTTCTTAAATACTCAAAACTTTTCGTGTTTAATGATATAAAACAAATTAAACTACTTCAGCAAAGTCAAAATATTATTTCTACACAATATCGTCTTTTCGAGTGTGAAGTTAAAAACCCACGCAAAGCACTTGTTGTTTGTAGTTGCAATCTATTTTTGGAAGATTTCTGGACATCAAGACACCAAAAGCAAAAAATGCCCCTAACAAGGATGCCTACTCCAAAAGGTACATATCAGGTAGATGCCGTAAAACTTACACGAGAAATTACTTAACCCAAACAGCAAACTTGGACTATAGCCGCAGCAAGTCTTATAAACTTGTGGGAGTATAAATAATTGCGGATGGTAACTCCGTGGGGTTCGATTCCCCGTAGTCCAATCTATTTTTCTTTTCCTCTAAAAATAGGGAGAATTCTTATGTTTGTACTAAAAAATTGGGCGGTTTTTAGTGATAGTAATCCGTATACTCCACCAGAATGTCATAAAATTTACTTAAAAGGTAATGTTTACAATCACCCAGAATTTAACAATGGCAGTTTCATACAAACATCGACAGTTACCAAAGTGAAAGGAAATGTTATTTACACGAAAAGCGGTTCTATTTATCGTTTAGAAAATCCAGATGCTGAATATTTGGATTGGTGCAAAAAAACAAAGCAACATATTCCAACAGAAGACGAACCAATCAAAATTTTAGACAACTCCTAATAGGAACCTAATGATGAATCAATTGCACATTGACCTAAGTAACAAAGAATATGCCAAACAAGAAAGATTTATCAAATTATGTGAATTGGCAAACGTAAAACCAACACCAAGACAAGCCTCAAAATTTCGACGTAAACTAGGTAAAGTTTATAAACTTCACACTCAAGGATACCAAAAATGAAACTACAAACCGTTAAAGGTGATGCAACAAACCCAATCCGTGTTTACCCCAACGGATACGAACAACAAATTATTGTACACTGTTGTAATGATATTGGAGCATGGGGTGCAGGTTTTGTAATTCCTTTGGCTAAAAAATGGCCACAAACTAAATTAACATATCAAGCCAACATAGATCGTCAAAAGCTAGGAGATATACAACTTATACAAGTACACAAATCACCAACACTAACGCAATTCGTATGCAATTTAATAGGACAAAAAAATATCAAACCACTTCGATTTAACAGAATTATAATTCCTCCTATTAGATATGAAGCAATCAAAGAAGGATTAATCCGTTTACGTTTACATTTAAATACTACCAAAATACAACATCAAGTATCTCTACATAGTCCAAGATTTGGTTGCGGTTTAGCTGGAGGTAAATGGGAAAATATTCAAGAATGTATCGAATTCGCATTTGGTGATACAAATATCGTATGGACCGTTTACGATTTAGGATGAGATCAAATGAAAATAAAAAACTTTATTAGTCGCAAGTATGTTAGAACTAAACTACCCGGGTGGTTTTTTCTAATTGTACTTCTTTTGTGTTGGTGTAGTTTTTTCATTCTAATTGTCACACAGAAAGGTTAATTATGATTAGATTTTTTTGGTTATCAGGCGACGTAAACTACCGACAATACGGCGGTACATGGATTTCTCAAAAACTAAACAATGGCGAATTCAATTACTATTTTATGCTAGAACTCATCAATTGGTGGGATGCGGTTGATGAAGATCAGCCACAATATCTAGTAACTTTATCTGTGGTTAGTCCGGAACAAGCCAGAAAAGAAAACATTGAAGCAGCTAAAAATTGTTGTGGATTTAAAACAATCATAGATGATAAACAATTGGTTTACGCATTGTATGCTTATGGTATTTCTGTACCAGTCATTACAAAACGTGGTTCAAATTACAAAAAATTGTTAAAAGAAGTAAAACAAAAAGCACAGTTTGTTGAAAGTCTATTTGGTTTTTACATGGATAGACCCGTTAATGCAATAGGTACAACAGGCTGGGAATTACTCCAAGGTGATCTAACATCTGCTATGAATCGTCTACAAAATGTAAACTAACAACAAAAATAGATTGCTTAAAATGAAAAAATACTACAAAGTTCTCACGCCAGATCTCAAGTCAATCAGTACAACATGGTTGAATAATAAAGAAAAAGATAAACTGGCTGTTCAATACCATATTAATCAATGGGTGTATCCAAATCCAGGATTTGAAGGCTCAAATCTAATGGTTTTTGATGACTTAGATAGTGTACATGGATTTGTAACTTTTAATAATCTTCAAAAATATGCAGTTTGTGAATGTAAGGTCAAAAATCCACGAAAAATAGGTATCTTCTTACACTTAATGTTAATATCAGAACTAAATGTTATTTTACGTAAAAAGAAAAATAAGAAAAAGTTCTTAACAAAAACATATCCACCACGAGGTACAATTTTTTGTTCAGCGGTAAGACTTACAAAAATTATTCAATGTAGAACCATAGAATAAAGAAAAATTAGTCGTCCAATATACCATATTAAAAGGACAAAACCATGTTTGCCAAAGTTTGTTGTGTTAATTGCGGACGTATATGTCGAGGTATTTTACACTGTTTCTTTTTGTGTAAAAATTGTGGAGCATATTACTGTTATAAATGCACAAAACAATCCTGGTGGGCACATTTTTGTTTACATTGCGGATATCGCTTAAAAAGAATATGGAACTAAATCACTTAACCAAAATTGTTAAAAAATCAGGAGCAATTAAATGAAAAAGTATTACAAGATTTTAACACCAACACTTGAATCAATTTGTGTTAATTCGCCAAATGTAAAACTAAAACCATTAGTAGTCCAATATAATATGAATCAATGGACATACCCCAACCCAGGATTTGAAGACTCAGATTTAATGGTTTTTGATGATTTGAAAAAAGTATACCATTTTATAATTAATAATGATATTAAAGAATTTGTTATTTGCGAATGTCAAGCAAAACATCCAAAAAAGTATGGTATTTTCTTGATTTTCGTAAATCTTGAAGGGTTAAAAGATATTTTACGTCTAAAAAAATGTAACAAAAGGTTTTTAGATAAATGTGCGTTTCCACCGAGTGGTACAATTTTTTGTTCAGCAGTAAAACTTACTAAAATTATTTTTTGTAATCAAATGGAGGTACAAACAGATGCCTGATATTACCATGTGTTATGGAAAAGATTGTCCACACAAAGAAAGTTGTCTTCGATATTTAATTAAACCAAGTAAATACCAATCATATTTTATTGCACCACCATATGACAAATCAACCAAAAAATGTGAGTATTATTGGAAATTTCCAAAAAGTCTTTTGAGGAAACAGTAATGGGTTACTTACATATAAATAATTTATATAAAGCTCAAGAAGTTTTACTATTTAAGGAAGTGTACGCTCTGGAGAAGGTGGATGGTACAAGCACACATATAAAGTATAAAGTAACAAGACAACCACAGTTATCATTTTTCTCTGGCTGTATTAAACACGAAAACTTCACCAATTTATTCAACCAAGAAGAAATTTTAGCTAATTTACCTAAAGTAGATGATATTATAATCTACGGCGAAGGATATGGTGGAAAAGTACAAGGTCAATCAAAAAAGTATGGTAGTAACCTAAAATTTATTGCCTTTGATGTAAAAATAGGTGATTGCTGGTTAGATGTTCCTACAGCCGAAAAAATAGTAAAAAGATGTGGGCTTACATTTGTCCCATATATAAAATGTTCTACTGATTTAGATATTCTTACAGAAGAACGAGATAAACCATCTGTTGTAGCAGAATGGGCAGGTAACCACAATCAAACCCGAGAAGGAATTGTTATTCGCCCTCTTATTGAATTAAGGAAAAATAATAATGAACGAGTAATTGCAAAGTATAAAAATGACGACTTCCGAGAAACAAAAAAGAAACGGCAAATTAAAGATCCTAAAAAATTAGAAGTTCTTAAACAAGCTCAAGATATAGCAACAGAATGGGTCACAATAAACAGATTAAAACACGTTTTAGATAAAATTCATTCAAAAAACCAGCAGCCGCCAAGTATTGAAAATATGAGGGAAATTCTAATCAGTATGTGCGAAGACATTAAACGAGAAGCAAGAGGTGAAATTGCTTGGTCTAAGCCTGTAGAAAAAGAAATAAATCGTCAAACGGCAATTATATTTAAAAAATATTTCCAAAAATTAACACAACAACTTACACAGAAGTAATTCAATGTCCAAAAACAAAAAATTTTATAAAGTTGTTAGTAAAGATCTTGGATCTTCAAATACCTGTAATGATAAATTTAGGATACAGTATGTCATAAATAAGTGGATCAAACCTAAACTAAAGCACTCAAAATTATTTGTATTTTGTGATTTAAGAACTGCTCGTTGTTACAGAATTGGTGAAGAACGTATTTTTGAATGTGAAGTAAAAGATCCCGCCCGGATAAAATATGCATGTTACACAGAAAAAGCATTTGAAAAATTTTGGAAATCAGTAAAACAACATAAAAAAAGACCTTGTTCAACAATAATTTACCCAGGTACATATACTACAAGTAAGGTTAAATTAATTAGAGAAATTTTATAAAATCAAACGAAGGTACAATTTTTTGTTAAAATATAATAAATAAGTGGGTTAAACCAACTCTCAAATACTCAAAGCTTTTCGTGTTTAATGACATAAAACCAGCTAGACTACTTCAGCAAAGTCAAAATACTATTTCTACACAATATCGTCTTTTTGAGTGTGAGGTTAAAAACCCACACAAAGCCCATATTATTTGTAGTCGTAATCTATTTTTAGAAGATTTCTGGGCATTAACACAGTATGAACAAAAAATGTACCCACCAAGAATATTTGCTCCAAAGGGTACATATCTGGTAGATGCCGTAAAACTTACACGAGAAATAAATGAATTACCATAAACCACATAACTATCGAATATATGAATGTCAAGTATTAAATCCAGCACGCTTCGGTGTTTTTATTCAGGGAATTCAAACATTACAATTACAACTTTTAAAGAAAATAGGAAAGTTAAAGTTACAAAAAAGAAATATAGATACTTATGTGAAAAATATCCACAAAACACTGTCTTTTGTTAGGGCGTTAAATTGACAAAAAGGATAGTATAATGTCTAATCAGATTGAACTGATGGAGATAACAAATGGATAATATCTGTTTATTATCGGATAGTTACAAATTTGCTCATTACAAAATGTACCCAAAAAACACACGGACAATTTATTCCTACTTAGAATGTAGAAAATGGGCAAAATATCCAAAAACTGTTTTTTTTGGTTTACAATCTATTTTACTTAAAAATATGGTAGGAAGGAGAGTCACGCGAGAAAAAATTACAGTGGCCAAAACAATTATCCAAAATCATTTTGGACAAAATTTATTCAACGAAGATGGCTGGTTGCATATAGTTAAAAAGCACAATGGGTATTTACCACTATCAATCAAGGCAGTGCCAGAAGGTACGCCAGTTGATATTAATAATGTAATGATGACAGTGGAAAATACAGATCCAAAATGTTATTGGTTAACTAATTTTGTGGAATCTTTGCTAACACATGTATGGTATCCATCAACTGTAGCTACTATTAGTTATTACACTAAAAGAACACTGGCTGAATATCTTAATATATCGTCAGAACAAACACAGTGTTTAGATTTTATGCTTCACGATTTTGGTTATCGTGGTGTAAGCTCTAATGAATCTGCAAGTTTAGGTGGATTAGCACACTTAATTAATTTCAAAGGAACCGATACAGTTCCAGCCCTATTAGAAGGTATAGAATATTACCAAGCTGATCCAAAAACATTAGGTTTTAGTGTCCCCGCAACCGAACACTCAATAATGACATCATACGATCATCAAGGAGAAGTAACGTTAGTTAACGAATTGCTCCAAAAATACCCGAATGGAATTCTAAGTATAGTCGCGGATTCGTATGATATTTATAACTTTGTGGAAAACATTATACCCAAATTCAAACAGCAAATAATTAACAGAAAAGCAAACAAATCTGGTATAGCTAAAGTGGTTATTAGACCAGATAGTATAACACAACAACACAAACATCCAGGTAAGCAAATAGTCTGGATATTAAAACAATTGGCAAATACGTTTGGATATCATGTTAATTCCAAAGGGTATACTGTAATAAATCCAGTTGTAGGTGTGTTATGGGGAGATGGTTTGAGTGTAAATACTATCACAGAAATATGTAAAATCGTTGTAGAAAACAAATTCTCAGTAGAAAGCCTAGTATTTGGTATGGGTGGCGGATTACTACAAAAAATTAACAGAGACACCCAAGCTTTCGCCTTCAAATGTTCAGCACAAAAAAGATGTAATACATGGCATGATATATCTAAACGACCTAAAGACAAAAATAAACAATCAAAAAAGGGACGATTGAGGCTTATTTATGCGGACGACGAAAAATGTTTTAAGACAGTAAATTATGACTATCTACCCCAGCACATAAATAAATTAGTGGAGGTATATCGTAATGGACGATTATTAGTCACTCAAAAATTCGATACAATCAGACAAAGAAGTCTACAGTAAAGGATTATTTTAATGGCAAAAACTAAAATAAAGGTTAGTCAAAAAGCATTAAATACGGCCGTTGAACAAGCCGAACAAAAAGAAATATTTTCAACATTGAGAAATTTATGTACAAAAGTGAGTGAGATTTATAACTGTAGTACAGATAGAACATTACAAAACCTACCAGAAATTACACCATCTATTGTTTATTTGAGAATGAGAGAGTGGAATATTCAAACAAAAACACAACCAGCACGTAAAGTTACATCATATTCTCAAAAAAGAATGTCTAAAACGCAGAAATTTCAAAGTTCTGAGTATTTAGAATCTCTTAAAAAATTAAAAGAAGTCACACCACAAAATCTGCACAATAGGGTCAACAAAGTCAAAAAAGGCAGTTTAAAATCTGCTGTTGAATTAAAATGCTTAGATTGTTCGGGGTATGTTAAAAAAGAAGTAAAAAATTGTTGTGTATATAGTTGTGCTTTATGGTGTTTTAGGCCATTCTAACAGGAAAGATAAAAATGGAAATATGTTACAAAATTGTTACGAAAGATTTGAAATCACTTTCTACCATATTCAATAATGATTTTACTGACATCGGCATACAATACAAAATTGGAAAATGGATTGAACCAAAACTTAAACATTCAGCGTTGTTTGTTTTTGATAATTTACGAAATACATGTGAATTTCTTCGAACTTATTATGAGAATTATAAGAATAATAAATATTTACAGTTTATGGATGTATATATAGCGTACATGAAAGGCTACATGAAAGTAATTCCATTATTTGGAAGTTTATCAACACTTCAATATAATATAAAATTAAAGAAACAAAAAAGAAGGAGTTTGCGTGGTACGTTAATCCCTGCTGGTACTATTGCTGTCAAAAAAGTAAAATTAATCGAAAAATTATGTTCGGCGTCACAATTATTGAAAAATTTAAAGTAATTACAAGAAACATACAAGTAATGATATGATGTTGAAATTTGGCCAAGGTATTAATAATAAAAAATTAGTAAAAACCGAAAAACTACAACAAAAGAAAATTTACTCGTTATCTTTGCCGGCTGGTTATTCATGTAGGTTTGCTAAAATATGTCGTTCATGCGTTGTAACAACAAATGACAATTGTGTAAAAATTAAAGATGGTCGTTACACTAAAATAAGGTGTTATGCAACACAACAGGAACTGATGTACCAAAACGTAAGGAAACAACGACATCAAAACTATAAAAAATTACGACAATGCAAATCAGCAAAACAAATCACAACTCTTTTCGAGTCTTCTTTTCCTTCTGATTGTGGTATATGTCGTATGCATGTAAGCGGCGATTTCTTTAGTCAAACATACTTTAATGGTTTCGTTTCCTTTGTGAAAAACCATAAGAATGTCATTTTTTACGGATATACAAAAGCATTTCCATACATAGTCAACTACATCAATAAACAAGGCAAATTACCAAATAATCTTAGACTGGTATTATCATACGGAGGTACACATGATCATTTAATATGGTTATTACAAAACGATATCCATTACAGGTATTTTTCATCTGTTAAAATTGTCAACAATGTTATAGAAGCACATAAATTAAAGCTTCCTGTAGATTATAATGATTGTCATGCAATTTATTCTCCGGAAATGGGGGATTTTGCTTTATTGAAACACGGTACTCAACCAAAAAAATAAGGAAACCATTATGAATCTTACAAGAGTTACATCTACTAAAACAAAAACTAAAAAAGACGGATTGTACTATACAGGATACAAAGTAGTAAAATTAAGTAAAACAGGTAAAACTTTTTCGACATTTTTTAACAAACACAGACCATTCTTGAAATGGTTAAATAGGATAAAAACAGATAAACCTTTTTTTTCATCATTATATAATCTTAATAAACCATTCTTAAAATGGCTAAAGAGTGGATTAAATCGACTACATATGGATATAACTGTTGATGAAATTAAAGCAAAAGATGGCAAATTATACAAAAATGGATTTCACATATGGACAAGTAAAAAAGCAGCACAAAGATACAAACGATATGGAGAAATAATATGTCAAGTACTCTTCACAAAAATTATTGCAGAGGGTGTAGAAGACATCTATAATCTTAATAAACATGAAATTGAACATGGTTATCGTTGCGTTGTTACCGATAAAATTTTTGTTTTACCTCCATCTAAAAGTAAATAAATAGGAAAAACAAAAGTGTGTCTTACAAAAGTTACATTAGTCAGAAAAGAAAATTTTCCGCGAAAGCAGTATGGTATCGGGTATAAGGTAATTCGCTTATCAACTAAAAAGGGAAAATTTCAATTTTTATGGTTTGAGGGAGAAAGACCGTTTAATAAGTGGATTATATGTTATAAAAGACCGAATACAAAAATTATGGCATTAAATGGTTGGAATTATCCAGCCGGATTTCATATTTTTGAAAAAAGATCGGATGCAGAACAATATAAAACACCTCATTTCGACGAAATTGTTGTACAAGTGCGATATCGCAGAATAGTAGCACGAGGATTTCAAGATGGAGCTAAATGCGTAATCGCTAAAAAAATATACGTAGTTTACGATAAAAATAATAAAGGGGTAGAATTACGCAAAACAACAATCATCAATCTTAATAAACCATTCTTATACGTATAAATCCAGAGAACAGAAAACAGAAAAACTATTATGTGTCTTACAAAAATTACATCTCTTGAAAAGAAAAACTTTCCTCCAAAAAAATATGGTGTTGGATATAAAGTTGTTGTTATATCAAGTAATTATAAAAAGTTTCAGTTTTTATGGTTTAGAAAAGAAAAACCATTTAACAAATGGATTGTGTGCTACAAAAGACCAACCACCAAAATCACAGCAGACGATGGTAAACAATATCCAGCAGGATTTCATATTTTTAAAGAAAAAAAAGATGCAATAAGATACTTAGAACCTTATATTGATAACGATATTGTTGTAAAAGTATATTACCGTAGAGTGGTAGCAGAAGGATACCAAGAAGACAAAGGATGCGTAGTTGCCAAAAAAATGTACGTAGTTCACAACGAAAATCAAGGAGAAAGCAATGTCTAGTTTTGTTGAAACAATGATGTCTCGCGGGTTAGTTCCTTGGCACAGACAAGGTAATATTATCCCGCAAAATGAAAGAATTGACGTTAAACGTGGTATAATTGCAGCCGGCTTGGATTGGTCAGTTGCACTAAAACCTTTGGTTATAGCGGATAAAATTGACCATTACCTACAACAACAAGTTACTGAAATCAAGCATAAAGCTGTTGTACGTACAGACAAAGATAATGTATTGGGTATAGTCGGCCCACAATACACACCACTACAAAACATAGAAGCGTTTGAATGGTTTCAACCGTTTTTGGATTCAGGATCATGCGAACTAGAAACAGCAGGTTCATTATGTGGTGGAACTAAAGTATGGGTAATGGCTAAACTTAAAGGTATAAATTCTGAAGTAGTAAAAGGAGATGATATAGCAAAATACTTAATGCTTTCAAATTCACACGACGGCACAATGTCAGTTCGGGTTACACTTACACCTATTAGAACTGTTTGCTGGAATACTTTGTCGTTGGCACTAAAACACGGTGAATCTATCAGGATTCGTCATACATCACAACTTACATACAATTTGGAACAAGTAAGACAAACTATTAATACGTTCAATGCTACTTTTGAATCAACCATAGAACAATATAAATATTTGGCAAACAAGTCAATTAACCAACGCGATCTAAGAAAATATGTTAAAGTTGTCTTAGGTATTGATCCAGAACAGCCAGAATATAAACTTTCTACAAGACTAAGTAACAAAATTGATGCAATCACACAAAAAATGGAAACAGGTATAGGTATTAATATTCCACATGTCAAAGGTACATATTGGGGTGCATATAACGCAGTAAACGAATATTTAAATTATAATTTTGGAAAAAATCAGGATCGTCGTTTAAATAGTTTATGGTTTGGGCAAAATGCTCAAATTAATCGCAAAGCATTAACAATTGCACTAGAAATGGCTAATTAGGAGAAATAAAAATGTGTCTTACAAAGGTTATATCAGCTAAAGAAAAAATAAAAAAAGATGGATTGTACTATATAGGATACAAAGTAGTAGAATTAAGTGAAACAGGTAAAACTTTTTCGACATTTTACAATAAAAACAGACCATTCTTGAAATGGTTAAATAGAGCAAAAAAAGCAACAGGTTATATAATAGCAGATGATAGTAAATTGTATAAACTTGGATTTCATATATGGACAAACAAAAAAGCAGCAGAAGAATGGAAAGATCATCCTGATGAGGTAATATGCCAAGTACTCTTCACAAAAATTATTGCGGAAGGTATAGAAAATATTGGTAATAAAGAATATCGTTGCGTTGTTACCGATCAGATGTATGTTTTGCCACCAATTGGATACTAATTACTATAAAGTACTTAAAAAGGAGTAAAAAATGTGTCTTACAAGAGTTACATCTACTAAAACAAAAACTAAAAAAGATGGATCCTGTTATATAGGATACAAAGTAGTTGTTTTAAGCAAAACAGGTAAAACTTTTTCATCATTATACAATGTTAATAGATCATTCTTAAAATGGCTAAAGAGTCGATCAAATAATGAAATCGAAGCAAAAGATAACAAATTATACAAAAATGGATTTCACGTATGGACAAGCAAAAAAGCAGCACAAAAATACAAACAAGATGGAGAAATAATATGTTATGTACTCTTCACAAAAATTATTGCGGAAGGTATAGAAGACATCTATAATCTTAATAAACATGAAATTGATTATAATTATCGTTGCGTTGTTACCGACAAAATCTTTGTTTTACCTCCAAACTATAAAGTACTTAAAAAGGAGTAAAAAAATGTGTCTCTCGAAAGTTACATCTACTAAAACAAAAATCAAAAAAGATGGAACATATTATACAGGATATAAAGTTGTCGAATTAAGTAAAACAGATAAAACTTTCTCGACATTGTATAATGACAATAAACCATTTCTGAAATGGCTAAAAAATCAATCAGGTTATAATAAAATCCGAGCAGAAGATAATAAATTATATGAATGTGGGTTTCACGTATGGACAAGCAAAAAAGCAGCACAAAGATACAAAGAATCTGATGAAATCATATGTCAGGTACTTTTCACAAAGATTATTGCAGAAGGTATAGAAGACATTGATGGTAAAATGTACTGTTGTATTATCACAGATAAGATAATGGTCTTACCACCATCTAAATTTTAATAGATAAATATAGTAATGCGTTTAAATAAGTACGAAAACAAACAAAAATACCGCAACAAACGTAACAAAAAAAATATAGAAAATAAAATACCAAAATCACCACGTAAACCTAGAAGGCAAAAAACACGTCAAGATCAAACACGATTTTTAAAAGAATTTTACAATTAGAAAGGAGGTAAAATATTAATTAGTGTAGGGTTATCATAAGAATTAATATGAAATTGGAGGAATTATGTCAGAAGTACAAAACGCGATTAAACAAGCATTAGACAATGGAGTACCACAAGATTTAGTTAAATTTATTTTTGCTGTACAAACATCAGAAACTGTTGAAGATGCAGCAGAATTGTTAAAAATCAAACCGTCTTCATTACAACAAAAAATCAAGTCATACAGAAAGAAAGGAATAGAACTCAAAAAACTTCCAAGACGTAAGAAGTCAAAAGAAATTACTTTAAACCTAAAAGAATTAGCAGAATCATTAGATCTTCCAGATTCGTGTAATTTGGAAGAATTAAGTAAAAAGTATGGTATTGATATAAACAGTAATACTAAATAAATAAAAAATTCATATCCAGCCCCGAGTTTATATTAATTATTCCACTCGGGGTTGGAGTTTACTCTAACAAATCATAACAATGAATCAAAAACAATCCAATCTTGATACTATATTATCTACTATGATTCTATTTAAAGGTAATGTTGTTAGCTTTGAGTATTATTCTGGATCAAAACCAGGTACCCATAGATTAATATATATTACCAATACAACAGCAAATTATATAGAAGGATGGAATTTTGAAATATCTTGTTATCGCAGATTTAGTAAACAGTACATAAAAAACCTTATAGAGGTTCCATTTCTTAAATTACCAACTAAGCCATATAACAATCTTACACGTACATGTAAAATTTTAAATAAAATCACACTGAATAAAAAATGTTGTATTTATCCAGAAGAAAATAATTTAATTGTTATTGTGTCTAATTAATGTATTATACAATTAGAATCTATAGTAACAATAGAATCATATAGAAACCTATTTAACTATTAATAACAATTCTTGAATCTTTATTTCTGGGGTTCCGTACTTTACTGAGGTACAACCAAACACGTAAAACTACTAAAGGTTATTGGTTATTGTGAGATCTTTTTTAGTCATTAAACTTTCTTCCCTTTACGAACTTTTCGGGGAAAACTAAAAAACTTAAGTTAGACTAACCAATAGAAAAAGGTATACTTAAGACATCCAAAATTTAGTATTTTTACTTACTGGCCCTTCGTAATATACGGCCTTTAAATAATTAACTCAATTCTTCACAAATAGTATCTATTTTATTATATAGCTGAACTCAGAAATATGGCCAATAATTCTGGGATTTTTTTGAATTTTTTACAAAGTTTTACATAATAATAGCTGATAAAAATATAAGTCCTTGTCAGTTTTAGACTTACGTAAAAAAGATAGTTTTTGGCCCATTGCTTCTATTGGTAGTTTGATACCTATTAGTCTTAAGTTATTCATTTTTGCTGTATAGAATATTGATGGTAAGATTCTGGGAGCTATTTTGGTGCCAATCAGAACCAAGGTAGTAGTGGGTAAACAGGATAGTTTAGTGACGACAAACTTATAAGGTAAGCCTTGAAAGCTTCGTGAAAATCTTAAAGGGTGTATTATAAGTTAATTAACATAGTAATGTATTTATTTTTAGGTAGATGAAAGGCTACCTTCAAGATTCAATTTCTACGAATTTTGTAAAATGAATGAGAAATGCCTATTATGCGATGCAAACTTCCTAATGGAAAATTAGGATGGAAATTCGGTCAATCTGGTAAATGTTTTCCAACCAGAAAGCAAGCTGTTAAACAGGGTCAAGCTATTAAAATCAACCAAGCGAATGGAAAAATTGATAGGTCAGAACAACTACTAAAAGAAATCTCGCGTACACTTAATTAAATATAAGTGATATAAAGGAGATTATCGTGGCCGAAGTATACAATTTTTACGGAAAAAACTATAAAAAGTATCGTGATAAAAGTATGCCTATGTTTGACGAAAATAGGAAGTTTTCTTGTTATCACGAAGCTGTACAGTATGCATCACTCCTATCAAAACTTTGGGGTATGTCTGTTAGTATTTGGACAGAAGATAATACATATCATTTAGAAACAATTAAAGCAAATTCGAGCCCTACTTAATAATTGTTTTATTTCAATGGTAATGTATCAAGGTATTTTTAAATGATATGTTAATAGTAAACATTCCGCTTGGGAAATTTTGAGAATGAAAATTTATTACAAAGTTGTTTCATATAGATTAAAATCACGAATCTATTATCTTTTACCGAAAGAGTTTGTTGTACAATACAAAGTTGGAAAATGGGTATACCCTAAAATTAAAGGTACGAAGCTAATGGTTTTTAATAGTCTTAGAAATGCATATAACTTCTGTTTTGATATTAACTATATTTATACTTGTTTAGTCAAGAATCCTTCTTATTCAGGTGTATTTGTGCCTCATGTTGGTAATCTACATTTTCCATCACAGTTTTTGGAGAAGTGGTTTTCCTTACAAAAAAAACAAAAACAGCATAAAAAGTTCTTTAAAAGAAAAGCTGTACCAAAAGGAACAGTATTTGTGGACGGAATTAAATTACTAGAACCAGTAGACAAATCACTACAATTAACAGAATTGAACAATTAAGATTTTATACAAAAACAACAATTATGTGAACCATGTGAATCTACATTGTTTTCAATGTATATTAACTGTTTAGGAAATTGTTACGCATGTTCTTTTTGTGAAGGAATAAAGGAATGGAAATTTGGCATTAATATTTTTGATGTAAGCAGTTTTAAAAATATATGGGAACATCAAATTACACAAGATTTTCGTAAACACTTGTTGGCAAATAATCGAAACTGTCCATATTACGATCTTAATCCTTCATAATCATAAAACTTAGTGTTATGAAATTTGACAAACTGATCAAACTATCCTATAAAATGATAGATTTGCCCGATGCACGTCAAAAACATTTTACTTTTATTTTGCTTAAGAAAAGAGTGATTTCCGTAGGGTATAATTTATCTTTTAAGACACATCCGCTGGCAGGTCGATATGGTTATAGATTTAATAACATTCATTCTGAATTAAAAGCTATTCAAAATTTTCCATATCCTGTCTCATTGTTACCTAAATTTACATTTGTTAACATTAGGATCATGGCCAATGGTATGTTGGGCATGTCTAAACCATGTAAATGTTGCCAAAAATTGTTACTAGATTTTAATTGTACACAGTTATGGTATAGTACCAAAAACCCCTATGAACCATTTAAAAAATGGTTGTTACAAAGTAGTTAAGGAGTTGAACTATGGTTAAATACATTAAATTAATTTATGGTGAAGAAATTATAGCACAAATCGAATCATGTAAAGATCAAGTATGTTTAATAAATCCGGTAGCTATGTCTGTTGGTCAAGATGCAACTGGTAAAATAGGTATAGCAATGAGACCGTGGATGCCATTCTCCAACGAAAAAAAAGTCGTAATATCCAAAAATCATATCTTATTTCAATTAGAACCTAATGAAGATATTAAAAATGCGTACAACCAACAATTTGGAAATGGTATTGTAACTGCTACTGCTAACGTACTTGGACAGTTAGATCGTTCTCACGGTCTTCAAAATTCCCCCCAAATTTTAGGTGAATAACTATGAAAACCTATTATAAAGTTGTTTCATTTGATCTAAAATCGTATCTTTATAAACATTTGCCGAAAGAATTTGTAGTTAAATACGAGATTGGAGAGTGGGTATATCCTAAGGTTGAGGGTACAAAATTAATGGTCTTTAATAATTTAAAAGATGCACGTAAATTTTGTTATTTTGGATCACATGTTTATAATTGTATGATAGAGAATCCTTCTTGTTCAAGTGTGTTTGTACCTTATATTGGTAGTATACATTCAGCATCAGTATTTTTAAGAAAATGGAACTTGATAAGAAAAAAACAAAAACAACATAAAAAGTTCTTTGAAAAAAAGGCTGTACCAAAAGGAACAGTGTTTGTATCCGCAGTTAAACTATTAAAACGAGTATACTTGAACTGCTAATTAAGTGAATAATTATGAAAATCTATTATAAAGTTGTTACGCAGGAAATGAAGTCAGTATGTTCTACATATTACGAGCATAGTATACGAGAAGCTGCTATTACCTATAGGGTAAAGGTAGATTTAGAAAAATACCATTTACCTTTGATTTAGAGTCTCTAATAGAAATTTTATACAAAAAGAAACAAAAGAAAAAAGTAATAGATTACGGTGGTATTGTATGTATTCCTAAAGGTACTGTTGCAGCTAAAGCGGTAAAATTAATTAAAAGGATAGAATAGTGAAAATTTTGAAATCGCGTGTTAATTGGATGCATTATTTTGATAGTGATCCAATTTTTGAGGTTTTAGTGGACAAACTTCCTGCATTATCGGATATGATATTCACAGAAAAAAATAATACGTATTATGCAGAAAAAGATGGTTTTGTTAGTTTTTACTATTATAAAGGCCCTGGACGAGGATTTGGCGGACATACATTTAATATTAAACTTCAAGAAGATAATCAAATTGTACAAAAATGTTTAAAAGGACCGTGGTCTAGTCGTGCTGGGCATATAAATAAAATAGGATTTAAAAGTGCTTTAGGTTTTTCATGTGGTGATTGTATTGATCTTACAAATGATGTTAAAGTTTTTCAAAATAGATATACATTTCATGGAGGTGTAGCATTAACCGAAGACTTATTAGTAAAATGTGCTGAATTAGCTGGGTGTTTTTTGATTAAAGCATCATATGATGAAGATTTTACGCAAACATATCATCCGTTAGAAGAAGAAATTAACAACAAAGAATTTACGTATTGTCCATCCCTTGATAAAAATACTTTAGCAAAACCGTATTCTGGTAATAAATGGAAAAAATTATGAAAGCATACGTAGAAATTCGCAAACAACGTTCAAGAGGATCAAGTGCTCATCAATTTGGTGGACCAGATGTGTATGTAGCAGTTCAAGTAGTACCTGATAATGTGGAGAAACTTAAAGTTTTGAATAGAAAGGTTGCTCAAAAACGAGGAATAAAAATTATTTACTGTGGAGAAGGATACAGTCAATGTCAACAAACATCAAGGAGTTTATTAGGGCAAGCACTAATTAAGGCTCGTGAGATTGCAGAAAAAATTAATAATTGTAAGAACAACAAATAGGAGGAAAAACAATGAAAATTAGAACTGGTTTTGTCAGTAATTCAAGTAGTTCAAGTTTTACATGTGATATTTCAGGACAAACTGTATCAGGATGGGATTTTACCCTTGAAGATGCATGGATGGTAGAGTGTGTAAGAGGACATGTTTTTAACGAAAGTTATCTTAATAAGAATGTTATGGAACAGTTGAAAAACTCTAATGATTGGAGATACGAAATTCCAGAAAAATATTGTCCACTATGTCAACTAGAACATATTAGCGAAAGTGATTTGGTGTTGTATTTGCTATGGAAATTAAATACCAACAGGGAAAAAATTCGTAAAGAAATTTACACTAAGTTTTGCCACAATCCGGAGAATTTTTATAAATTGATTCACAATCGTTGTTCTTAATGTAAGCAGTATTCTAAAATATAAAATAATTATATAATTATGTTTATAGCATATAAGCTTGTCATTCGTGATAATGGTTTGCTATCTATTTTCCATAGAGGATTAAAACACCGATACGGTCGTATACTCAAATATGAAATCAACGAATGGACATATCCAACCATAAAAGGTTCTAAATTGTTTGTATTCGATACTATTGAAAATGCTATGGAATTTTTACATACAAATATGAATCTTAAATATCAATTTTCTACTTTTTCAATTTTTGATAGAGGGACTATTTGGATGTGTGAAGTACACAATCCATCAAAAAATGGTATTGTTGCTGATAGTTTAAGGAATAATTGGCAAACTGTTATCAAAGCGTGGAAATTAAGAAAATATAAAAAAAGGTTCAAACACTTAGTGCATTTAATAAGACCACCGAATGGAACATTGTTTGTAGATGCAGTAAAATTAATTAAAGAAGTATATTCAGCTAAACCTTATAATAAATAGGAAATACGCATGAAAGATAATAGTATATTACCTTGGTTAATCTTAGGTGCAGTATTTGGCACTAATATTGGATTAAATGTATCATTGAAAATGCATAAGGAAGAAATAAAAAATGAATTGATACAAATTCGACGATCTATTCAGAATCAACATAACGAAAAATTAAAGGATAATCAAAATACGAAAGGGTAATAATGAAATATTATATTACGTATGGACAAAAAAAATATCTATATATGGCTGGCAATATATATCATGCATGTATTAAAGCGTTGAAACAATATTTAAATAGTTATCAAGATAACATACCGCTTATATTTAGAATATCCAGATATGGATTTGACAAACATAATGACGATCAATACATTCATTTATTGCACATTATACAAATTTTAAATCTAGCAAGACAATCACCAATTTGCGAAGAAATTAATTATGCCTAGCCAATTACATAAAACTGTAATAGTTTCCATTTCTAACAGTCAAAAAACCAAAAATAGGTAGAAATTTGTTACAATGTATTACGAAATAGGCGAATTTATTCCAAAGATACTAAAAAATCCTTTCCTTTGGAAAGATGGTGAATTTTGGACGGCTCTAGTAATTGGAATTAGTGTTGGAATATGGTGTCATTACGACGCAGAAGCTATTTTCCATATCCGCTCACATTTTGGAGATTTGTTTGTTGCAACAAATATCATGCTTGGTTTTATGCTAATAATGCTTTTATTTCAAGCTTGGGCGGCTTGTTCTTGGTCAAACGATTCAAAAATAAAACTAGTCGCTGAGAAAATTGTTGATTGGCTTGTATGGACGGCTTTCACTCTTTTAACATTGATTGGTTATATATTAGTATTGTGGGCGTTTGCAAAACCAGACTTATGGTCAAAATACTTTCTTGACATATCTTTTGGAATTCTTGGTTTCTTAATAAGTTACTCAGGCTTTCAGGTTGTAAACCATATACTAATAGTGCGTTTTCTTTTTCAACGACGACACCGACTTTATAACACGCAAAACAATGGTTAAACGATATGATCTGTTAGATCTTTATTTACTATGCTATTGAAAAATATGAAAATTAGTTTTATAACTGGAAGCAAAAAAAATAATTATGTCTAAGTATTATGTTAAATCAGGTCAATTACATAAAATTGTAATAGCTTCTGCTCCAGTAGAAGCGGCACAAAAAGCATTAAATATGGCAAATGGTGAAATAATAGATCATTTTTTCTTTGTGGATGAACGTGGTTTTCGTGGTCCAGATCTTAACAAGTATATTAAAGGTGATCTTCCACAATATTCTATACCAAAAGATAGAGTATACTGTGTCATTGGCGAAGATACATTTCTCGATTTTGATCATGACGAAAATAATATATGAAAATAAAACCTGCCGATATTGACTTACACTTTGGATATAATTGTCCATACTGCAAGTCCACACATTGGTTTTCTATGAAAGAATCGCAGATGTGTAATAACGTAGAATGTTACTGTGGACAGATTTTATCTACTACACCATTGCAAAATATAGAAGTTAACTTTACAACTGGTAACGGAAACAAACATTGTATTAGTGATAATCGGTCACAATATAAGAAATTAATACAACAAGTGGTAGATATTCTTAGTGCTCAGGGTTTTTCAGTTAAGTTAGTTAAACAAAAAGTTATGCATATTTTAGCAAATAATAAAAAAGAGTGGAAAGTACAAGATTTAGTCAAAAAAATTTTAAGCCAAATGTAATAAGTTTATGTTAAGACCAACATCATTGTCTGATATCATAGGGCAATCAAATGTACTTACTAGATTGAAAATCCACATTAAATCTTCTCAAAAAAGGCAAGATATACTGCCTCATATATTATTAGGGTCCCGTGGACCAGGTTTAGGTAAAACAACTATAGCGTTAGCAATTAGTCGTGAGTTTAACAAAACTCCTATAGTTGTTAACTGTGCAAATGTTACCAATCCTAAACAATTATTACCATATTTAGTTAGATTACAATATCAAGACATTTTGATTGCAGACGAAATACATTGCCTTAATAGGCGGTGTCAAGATTTACTATTAACAGTATTGGAAGATTTTAAACTTAATTTAGTTGCTAATAAAATAGACAAAGAAGCAATTGTTATAGATTTGCCAAAATTTACTTGCATAGCATGTTCTACTCAGATTGGTAGTTTAAATTTACCATTGATTGACAGATTTCCCATACAAGAACATTTACAATTGTATTCGGTGGATGAGTTGACTACATTGGCACAATTGCATTTATCAAAGCTTAATATTAATATGCCACACAATTGCATTAAACATATAGCAAAAATTGCACGTGGTACGCCACGTATTTTGAATACATATTTAATTTGGATTAGAGATTATATAGTTAGCCAATCTGTACGATTAGTTGATGAAAAAACTGTTCAATTTGCTCTTAAACTAAAAGGGGTAGATAAGAACGGATTAACTACTAATGATAAATTATATCTTTCATGTCTACTGAAAATAAAGCGTCCTGTTGGATTAAAACCATTAATGGAAATGACAAAAATTGACCGTTACACAATAGAAAATATTATTGAGCCATTTTTGGTTAACAAGGGGTATGTTCTAAAGACAAGTAAGGGAAGAATGTACAATATAAAATGATTAATATAATTACGGTATATTGTGCCTCATATTGTATCATTGTAAAACAAAATCAACCATTATGGTTGTTGGCGATAAATTTCCCACTGTGGGAATAAAATTATCACATAAAAACTTGACTTTTCTACCTCCGTAAGGTATACTACAATAGTTATACAGACACAAGCGAAATTGAATCGTTTCCAATTTTGGTCGTGTCGTCATATTAGGGACGTATTCTTTATTGAAGAGAACTAAAACGCAAAACTACCAAAAGATTGTCGGCAATCGTGAAATCATCTACCATCATATAACTTTCCCCCCTTTATAAACTTTTGTAGGGAAGATGAAAAATTAAGGTTAGACTAACCAGTAAGAAAAAGGTATGTTTGAGAAACTTAACAATATTTGATAATTTTACTTATTGGCCATTCATTTTATTGTTAACCTAAATATTGATGGGACGAATACATAAAATTTGGCTTCTTTATCTTCATATGGCACATTGTGTAAAGTACAAATGAAACTAAACCGTTTAGCAAATAATGTGTGTTACTTAATTGGTCCGATTGATTATGCGGTAGATCAGGGTACAGGTTGGAGAAGAAATATTACCAAATTTTTGGTAGATAGAAAAATTATAGTTCTTGATCCCACCAATAAACCTAAAAATAATTGTGTCAATGACGAAATACAACTTCTACCACAAATGAAAAAATGGAGGGAGAATGAAGAATATGACAAGTTGACTAAAATTATTAAGCAAATTCGTCATTTTGATTTAAGGTGCGTGGATCTTGCAAGCTTTACCATTACATATCTTGATTTAGATATTGTAATGTGTGGTACTTGGGAAGAATTGTTTTGGTGTAATCGACTTAAAAAACCGTGTCTAGTTATGATAAAACAAAGTAAACAAAATACTCCTAACTGGTTGTTTGGAACCATTCCTCATCAGTATATTTTTTCTACCTGGAAAGAATTAAAAAATTATATTGCTCATATAGATGAGTCGCCCAAAATTGATGATGATAACAGGTGGGTATTTTTTGAGTGAAGAATTTGAGAAAGCATATGTTAAAAATCAGTAAGTATAAACGGTTTGCTAATGGTGTTGTGTATGCATTACAAACGCCAGACGGATATCCAATAGAAACTACAGACTCATTTTTACCCTTTTATACTAAAAATGCTATAGGAAGAAAGCAAAACAAATTATCCAATACAAAATTAGGTGATAGATCTGAAAGATGGATGATCGGAGTATCTGTTATGAGTGGTTGTCCGGTCAGATGTAAATTTTGTGCTACTGGAAAGTTAAAAAAGTGGAGAAATTTATCGGTGGATGAAATTGTAGCACAGATAGAACTTGTTTTAAATCGAAACTCACAACATCACCCACAAGATAGTCAAGAATTTAAGATTAACTATACTAGAATGGGTGAACCGTTTTTGAATATTAATGCGGTAAAAGAAGCTATACAAAAAATATCCGCGAAATATCCTAATACACATCATTACGTATCAACTATAGGTATTTGTGGATCTGATTTTAGCTGGATTAAAAATAACATTACACTACAGGTTTCATTACATTCGTTAGTAGATAAATATCGTAATGAATTAATTCCATATAAAAACAAAATACCGATTGAAGAGTTAGGTCAGATTCGTACTAATTCAAGGCTGAAAACAACATTAAATTTAACTTTAGTGAGTGAAGACGATTTTGATATCACACAATTAAAGAAGTTTTTTCCTCCTGAACATTTTTTTGTTAAGTTATCCCCAATTAATAAAAATGAAATTTCTGAGAAACATGCCCTTGGAAATGGTATTATTACAGGTATGAACCTAGTTTAAATTAAGGAGATTATGATGGAAACTATTGTGCAAAGTCTAGAAGAAAGTGGTTACGAATACGCTGTTGCATTAGCTACACAAGCAGAAATTGATAATGGTGCTGCGTGTGGACAATTAAGTATTATCGAGCATCATTTAACAAATTAAAAGGAATCTAATAATGAAAGTAGGCATTTGTTATACTAAAAAAGATAAAGTAGGTATAGGAGCATGCAACGCATTTAGTAATGGTGTATTAAGTCAAGGTGATACACCGATTTCTATATATGAATATAACACACACTTACTACAACATTGTGATGTAACAGTTCAAGTATGTGATTATACACATTATCTAGGTAAAGATTTAAGATATGTTATTAAGGAACATTGTCAGCATTACAACAAACCAAGAATTATTATTGATACGGGATTTTTTAGCTTATTAAATAATAGGAATTCACAATCACTTGACCGATACATGGCTGTTGGTATCGGGGGTATTAAAGGAAATGCAATATACAACAACTTAAATAGTCCGCCAGATAGATGGGAAACATTACTTAAGAATTCAGATGTACCAAATGTCTTACTTAAACTAGACCCTTGGCAACATTTTTCTAAAACTCGTAGTTATATTCTTATCTTGGGACAACACGAAAAAGGTATCTCAACTCAAAACATAGATACCATAGGTTGGTTTGAACAACTTCTTGTAAAGCTAAATAAGCATACAGACCGGCCAATTCTTTATCGTTGTCATCCAAATCAAAAAAAGTTCCCCAATAAATTTCTCTACCACGGGGAACTCTTTTTTTCTAATCTCCATTTTCCATCTAATATTTACGATGACTTACAAAAGTCATATGTAACTATAGCAAAAACTACAAATGCTTCTGTTGATTCTATTTTAGCAGGTGTTCAAGTTATTTGTAATGATCCAATGAATATTGTGTATAATATAGCAGAAACAGAATTATCACACGTAAATAGTCCGCGATTTCACGACCGCACGCAGTTTTTATATGATTTAGCATATGCACAGTGGTCAATTAAAGAAATGGCCAAAGGATTACCATGGGAACACCTAAAGAAGTACATCGAGAAAAACTATGAGTTTAAATAAGGCGATTTTATACGGCAAAGAAAAACGCCAACAATACCGTAAATCGAAACGATTTGATAGAACTTGTAGAAATCATGGTTCTTGTAACTATTGTAGAAGTAATCGTACACATAAATACAAAAAAAAATTAGTTAGTACTTTGGAACAATTAAAAGAATACTATGCTTCTTGATCCATAAATTGTTGAACAACCCTTAACAGATTACAGAAATGGTAAATTTAAGACTATGGAAAAGATAATAAACCAGTTGGAACCCATAAAAAATGTATTATACATTACTACTTTTAACCAGAAATTATTTAATGCAACTGGAAAAAATATGTTGCAATCTTTTGCTAAATCTAAAACAGAAGGTGATCTATCTATTGGTATGGAAGGAGATTTATATAATAAAGTTACTAATGCACTACGTGATTTTAGAGGTTTTTGTTATTTGCATGATTTATCGCAAAATCAATTTATGAAAGATTGGATTACACAAAATCGTGATATTATTCCTCCAGAATATGGGGGAATATGTATAGATTATGACAAAAAAAATAGACCAAATTGGTGTAATAATTTCAATAGACAAACAGCACGATGGTTTAGAAAAATTGCCACACTACATGCATTTACAGAAAAACGCACTATTGTTGCAGGATTGGATAAATTTGATACAGTAATTTTGTGTGATTGTGATATTGTATTCATGCAAAATATTACCCTGGAATTACTAAACAATATTTGTGGTAATTTTGAATTTTGTTATCATATGGGTGAAAATCGTCGTAGAAGAGATACTGGTGTAGAAATGGGATTTACTATCTTTCGTAAAACTAATAATCAATTTCGTGTTATAGATTTACTCATCAATGAATATAAAAGCGGTCATTTTCGACAACATCGACGATGGGATGATGGATATGTTGTAAGAAAGATTTTAGAACAATATCAAATTAATGGGTTAGATTTGGTAAGACCACATATAGAACAATATGGAGCACACGTTATTATTCATGGACCCTTTAAGGATTATGTTAGTCATTTTAAGGGTTGCCATAGAAGAATGGGATTAATAAAACTAAATTCTAAGTAGATGTTAGTTAGATTGTATACTATAAATAATAAATATCACAAACCAATTATTTATGGATTTGCTAAAGGTATTTCTAAATATAATGTTAAAGTACAATGCCACAATATACATAGTCGCTATCAACCATGTGACATATTAGTTACTTTTGGTATTCTTAAAAAAGTGTCTTTTAGAGGTAAACTAACTGAAAGATTAATTACACAACATTATAAGCATTTACAAAAACCCTTCGATGGCAAATCAAACATTGTTGTTGAACGAGGATTTTTACATAGAGATAGATATTACATGGTTGGCTGGGGGGGACTAAACAATCGTGCAAATTTTCTAAATGATAATAGTCCTCCGGATAGATGGAATAAACTTGGTATAGCATTAGAAGATTGGTCGGCAAAACGCGGTGATAATATTTTGTTATGCGGACAAATTCCTTGGGATTCATCTGTACAACATATTGATTTTATAAAGTGGTGTCATAACACAGTCAAAAAACTACAAAAATACACAAAACGTAAAATTATATTCAGACCACATCCTAGTGGTAAAAATATATTTAAAAAAATAAAAGGAGTGCCAACATCACAAAATAAAGACTTGGTGGCTGATTTATCTAATACGTGGTGTACAGTTACTTTTAATTCTAATACTGGCGTAGACTCATTGTTACATAATATACCAGTATACGCCTACGATGAAGGATCAATGGTATGGGATATTTGCACTAAAGACTTAGAACATATTGATGATGTACAACCACCTCCAATTGAATTTCGACAACAATGGGTATATAACTTGGCATACACACAATGGAATTTAGAAGAATTGAAATCTGGTGAAACATGGGACCATCTAAGAAAAGGCATAAGTGATATGTAATTTTGACAAAAAATTTTTTGCTAGTATCGTAAAACTTAAAAACTCTTAAACTTAGAAATTGCTTAATTTGGAGGTTCAATATGAAAATAGGTATACTTAGAAAACCCACAAAAGTACTTGACAATTTTTGTTATCATTTTTGTAATGGATTAAACAAACATAATCAGAAGTATAAACTTTTCAACGTAAAGGAAAAATATGATTTAATAGTTTCATTTACCTTTAATAATAAAGCACAACAAATCATTCAGTCACAAAAACAATGTAACGGATTATTTTTAACCATTAAATCTCCATTGTTTGATGAATCTGGTATTGTAGATTTTTTTAATAGAGAAAAGAAAACATCACCACAAAATGATCCCAAATCCATTTATATATTTGCTGATTTACTAGATAGGGACTATCAAACGCATTTTTATATTCGTAATCAACCCAACGATAGATTACGTAAATTTAATATTAAACTAAAAACACAGCATGAAAACGGTGATTATATTCTAATTCCAGAACAATTTAGACCAGAAGGTCTTGGTCATAACATTAAAGACAGGAAATCCTGGAAAAAATGGTTTATCCGTACTTGCAAGATTATTCAAACACATACAAAGCTACCTATTTTAGTTAAATTACATCCTGGAAGACCAAGATGGGGGCGTTTGGGAGAAGATTTAAGTTTAGATATATTTAATGATATTATAGTTTCTGATAGTATTGATGACTTATCTTTAACACAAAGTCTAATAACGGTTAGTTCTAAATTAGCTTTTCAGGCTGTTATGGAAGGGGTTTCAATATATACTCTTAACCCTAATTGCCTGTCGTTTCCAATGTCACAAAAAAGTATTGTAGACACTGTTAATAGTCCACGTTCTATGGATAGACAGCAATGGTTAAATGATATAGCGTATTCACATTGGTCACTATATGAATTATCACAAGGAGATTATTGGGAATATTTTACAACTTGCTTACTAAATGATAGATGATGAGTATCGCAGTTTGCATTGACAAAGTGGGAAATTAATATTGTAAAAAGTTTTATTGTTTAACAGGATCCGTGTAATATCTATATGGAAATAAAAACTAAACATGGTGGTTCATTGCAAGAATTTGGAGGAGTATTACTTAAACAATAGGTTTATGGAAATCTTGACTAAAAGATTTGGATGTATTATACACAAATGATTTACAAGATATCTAGTAATGAAATATCAAACGCCTATAGTAATAACAGTTAATCAACATAAAACTGAAGTTATTGGTAATGCTTTTGCACAGGGCTGTGGAGCAAAAGTAGAGAAAAATCCAAAAAGTGCTGCTGGTAAATTTATTTGTACATTAGGTGTAATGTATGGTACTGCTAAATATCTTAAAGAAGCTAAAGATTTTCTGTATATAGATCATGGATATTTAGGAAAAGGATCGCCAGCTTTATTTAACGGTTATTACCGTATAGTATATAATAGTATACTACATGATATAAAAAATATACGTAGAGATCATTCGTGGGAGAAATTTGAAAAATTTAATAGACCATTACAACCTTGGAAAAAACACGGTAGTCATATTATTATAGCACCACCAACTACTCTTCCACATAAAAATAATATTGCTCCTATGTCAAAATTTTTAGGATTAAACCCTGATCAATGGTTAAAAGATACAATTGCAGAAATTAAAAAATATTCAGATAGAAAAATTATTATATGTACTAAGTGTGGCAGTATAAAATTACAAGATGTTTTACCAAATGCATGGACGTTGGTAACCGATCATTCAAACGCACAAGTTGATGCATTAATTGCTGGAATACCAGTAATTACTACTTCCCCGATGAGGAAAATCGGCACCATTCGAGATAATATAGAAAGTCCTATATATGAAAGAGATTTTTTGAAGGATTTGGTTCACTACCAATGGACGGTATCAGAAATGAAAAGTGGTCAGGCGTGGAAAGAGATTAATGAAGAAACAGAATAAAAAAAAAGCACAACGTTATAATAATATTTTTCTTCTTATTAAAGAATATAGACCAAAAACTATTTTAGAAATTGGAACATACAATGGTGTTAACGCAATAAAAATGACAAAACTAGCTAAACAATTTAATGATAACGTTTTTTATTATGGGTTTGATTTATTTGAGGAAATAACACCAGAAATTCGAGAATATGAATTTCATGGTAAAAAACTTGAACCGACATATCAACAAGTATGTCGAATATTAGATGAATGTAAGTGTGAATATCAATTAATAAAAGGAAATACGAAAAACACTTTACTAAAATTTGTACCTAATAAACCTATTGATTTTATTTTTATAGATGGTGGACATTCTGTTGATACAATAACTCAAGATTGGAATAATGTTAAAAAATTTTTACATTCAAATACTGTAGTTTTATTTGACGATTATTATTTAAATCATAAACATGTAGGGTGCCATGTATTAATAGACTATTTGAAAACAAATCCACGATATCATGTTACAAATTTGTTACCCATTGATAATATATACACTAGCAACAAAATTCTAATTAAAGTTCAGGTAGTAAAAGTTACATTAACACAAAATTAACTATGAAATATAACATTTTATATGTAACATCTTTTAATAAGAGATTATTTAATCTTACTGGTAAAAATATGTTGTCATCTTTTATTACTAAACAAATAGAAGGTGATATGTTGATTGTGTATGAAGATGGTATTATACATGAACTACCAACATCTAATACACAACAGTTTTATTATCATAATTTGAATAATGTACCAGAATTAACAAAATGGTTCCAAGATAACAAAGATATTATTCCAAAACAATATGGAGGCAATATAGAAGATTGTAAATGTAAAATTATACGAAAGAAAAAGTTTGTTAAAGTAAAAAAACCAACTAAAAAATTTAAAGCATTAAAAATTACCACAATCAAGAAAATTATTCATGTAAAAGATTGTCCATTTAAAGCATTTGATGCTAATGAAACAAATTTTAATCAAAAAGTACTATTGTGGTTCAAAAAAATTGTTGCTCTTCATTTGGCGTTACAGTTTACCAACATATACACTACTATTATTTTTGTTGATTCCGATATTCTTTTCAAAAAACAAATTACACAACAATTAATTAATGACACTTTTGATCAATATGATGTTTTTGGTCATTTGGGTGAATATAGAAAAAAACAACAGTATGGTGTAGAATCAGGATTTATTGGATTTCGCAATCAAAACGGAACCCGTTTCCTTAGACAACTTATAAACATCTATTTTACAAATCAATTTAAACAGTATCGTCGGTGGGATGATAGCTTTATATTACAAAAATTACTAGAAGAAGTAAAAACCATCAAATTTAAAGACATGGTAAATACTCAAACACAATCCATGAATGTTGTAGAAAATGGAATATTGAGAAATTATATTCGACATTTTAAAGGCATCCATTATAATCCACAAAAATATAAAAAATAATGTGTGGTATCTACGGTATTATTGGTTATCAACCAAAAATATTAACTAAAATAATGAAGGCTTCTAAATACAGAGGGCCTGATAATAACGGTACTTATTGCGATGAGAATATAAGTATTGGACATAATTTATTAGCTATTACAGATGATGCTAATATATCAAAACAGCCGTGGACCATTAAAACAAACAAAAATACACACGTATTATCATATAATGGTGAAATATATAATTATCTTGATTTAAAAATCGAACTAGAAAATCAAGGATGTATTTTTCAGACAGAATCCGATACAGAAATTTTGGCAACTGGATTAAAATTATACGGTAAGGAATTTTTATATAAATTAGATGGAATGTTTGCTATAGCATGGTACGACAAGAATAAAAATACATTGTCATTAGCACGAGACCAATCCGGTGTTAAGCCTTTATATTATACAACACGCAATAAAATAGCGTTTTCATCTAGTGTTGATTCATTAATGGCGTGTGACATTGATACACAACTTGATAAGTTTGCATTTAGTTTATATTCATATTTTGGATTTGTACCGGGACCTAAAACGTGCTTCAAATATGTTCAAAAATTATATCCCGGTCAAGTTTTGGTATTTGACTTAAAAAGTAAAAGAATTATTGAAGATTTACATCTGCATAAACAATTAATTGATGTAGAATATCATCCAGAAGAATTACAAGATTATATTAGTAAAACAACCAAAAAATGCTTAATGGGTAAACGCAAGATAGGTTTATTTCTTAGCGGAGGATTAGATTCGTCTATAATATTACACGAAGCATCAAAATATCATAAAAATATCAATACGTTTACTACCAGTTTCAAATATAACGATAAGCACAACAAACGATATAATGATGATGCATTAACAGCTAAAAAATTGACCAACTTGTATAATACCAAACACCATGAACTTAATATTTCTTTGGATGATTTTATAAATAATTTAGAAAAAACTACTAAGATTTTTAGTGAACCCATCACAAAAATGGAGTAATTGTTACTTTAGCTGGTGATGGTTGAGATGAAATCTTTATAGGGTATGTTAGACATTTACGCATTAAGCCGCAAACAAAATTATCACATTACTTATTACAATGGATTGAATTAGAAAATATTTATTATCCATCCTTATCTAAAAAACAATTATCTACAACATTAGAATATATGTTATCATGGTGTCCTGATGTACTTGGTAATGACCATATTAACAACCAATTATTTTTAGAAGGTATCACTCGTGTACCAGAAAGCTTTCTTAATTATCATCCAGAAAGTAAAGCATTAATGAAATCATTATTTACACACAACTTTAAAACTCAAGCCGTTTGTATTTATTTTAGGGTTTGGGCTAAAAAATATGGAGTATATGTAAAATATTGAAGGTATAATATGGGACATAAAACTTTATGTGGTAGCGAAAATGGTAAAGTATGGGGTACAACTAGATGCGTTTATGTTGGACCTTTTTCTGAAACACATATCATTAACGCAAAAGCTGGTGGATATTGTTCACAGCATAGTCATCTATATAAATGGAATAGGTTTCACGTAATCAGTGGCAAACTAAAGATTACTTTATACAAAAAATATGGCGAAGATGTAACAATATTGACAGATGGTATGACTAGTGACGTTCCACCAAATATTAAACACAAATTTGAAGCTTTGCAGGATACATTATGTTTGGAAATTTATTGGATTGATGAGTTGAATCCTAAAGATATTCAACGTGTTACTAGTGGTGGTATAACAAACAATAATACCAATACGGAAGATAATATAATTAAGATTGATCTTCCACCAAATCCGTCAAATATTTCTGGTAAAACAATCACTTGTCAACCAAGCCATATAGAATGAATAATTATATTGTAATTCCGGCACGATTAAATAGTAGTCGTTTACCAAACAAGATGTTGCTAGATAAAACTGGTAAACCTTTAATTCAACATACATGGGAAAATGTAATTGAAAACAAAAATAAACTCAATAAGTTATTGCCATGTAACTGTCGAATTAATGACGTATATATTGCTACGGATTCTCCAAAAATTGAACAAGTATGTAAAAAATTTGGTGCATCCACAATATCAACTGGTCAAGCTTCATGTGGTGTTGAAAGAACTTATTTAGCTAGTCAACAAATTGGTAAAGGTTTTTATATCAATGTACAAGGGGATGCCCCAAATGTAAATCTTTTACCATTATCAAAAATACTTAAAGATGGTATTCCTAGCATTGCTGCTATGCACTATGTTGTGCCAAATACTGAATTAGATATGCCAAATTATAATCGTACCAAAGTAGTATTGAATCAATTTGATTTTGCCATATATTATTCAAGATATCCTATTCCATGGAAATCGAAAACACTTAATATCAATGTTGGTGTTTATGCTATGAGTTCGCATATGTTGGATCTTATTTATGGATCAGAATCAATTATGAATTCTTTCCATAACACAACCGAGAAATTAGAACAATTATGGTGGTTGGAAAATAGATTTTTAATTCAATCAATACAAACTACGAAATCTTTAAATATTGATTGTCAAAAAGATTACGATAGATTTGTTGATGGTTATTGTAAATAAAAATTATAGGTTTGTACAAATACATATACCAAAAACTGGCGGTACTAGTATTAAATCTTTTTTTCCTACAAATGATAACAAGTTCATTAAATTAAATAAACATATTTCTGCATCTGATTTACAAAATAAAATTAATTGGCATGATTTTGTATCATTTTCAGTAGTTAGAAACCCATATGATCGTATGGTATCAGCTTACAAATATTGTATTCAAACAAATGTAATTGCTAAAAAAATATCATTTGAGCAATTTGTGAATTTAGTATGTAAAAACAAAAGAAACATTAAAGATGTACCACATATATGTCGTATACCACAATTGTGTTATTTAACTAACAATAACAAGCCTATTGGGCAGATCATCGTTAACCATATTTTACGATTTGAAAATTTACAGCAAGATCGGTTAAATTTATGCACCATTTTAAAACTTGAAGAAAAATTTCATAAATTACCACATTTGTTAAAAACAAATCACAAACATTATTCTACATATTATAATAATCAAATTCGACAAATAGTGAAAGATTATTTTAATACAGATATTGTGTATTTCAATTATAAATTCGAAAAAGAATAATAATGCAACAAACAATGATTTTAGTTGGTAATGGTCCATCAGTATTTAATCAAGAACTTGGACAATACATTAATAAATTTGATATCGTTATACGATTCAATAATTTTCAAATTAAAGGTTACGAAAAATATATTGGTACAAAAACAGATATTCTATTTCGTCGAGCGTGTGATGATGTAATATGGCATCCTAAAGAATGGTTTAAACTTATAGTGTGTGCAATGACATATTGTAAGTGGACACCATGGATGTCAACAGTAGTCAAATATGTATTAGGAGTCTACGGCGATATTTGTAAAGTACTACCACCTGATGTCACCAAGGTAACAGGAGAAAAACTTGGCCTGAATCAACCAATGAAGGAATGGTGTAGCCAAGGAATCTTGGCGATTGATTACTTTGTTCATCAATTCAGTAGTGATTTTAGCTTGGAAAATAGTGGCCAAAATGGGGATTTGACCTTGACCAACAATGTGTATTATGGTATTATAGTAAGTGAACCAATAGTAATTCACGGCTTTGACCATTTGGTACCATCACAATCTGGTCAAATTTTGCATTATTTTCCCACCAAACCAAAAGATCATCAATATCATCGCGGAGATTTAGAAAAACAATTTACAGATAATTTAATCAACAAAGGAAAAATTTGTCGATTAGAAGAATATATTAAAAACATTTGATATAAAATGATAATAGAAAGATATTTATAATGAGAAAAGATTTAACAGATATTACATTTGCAGAAAGTGGAATTAACACATTTATACAAAAACAAAAAGAAGCTATTGGAAATGCTAATTTTACTTTGGTAGAATTTGGTACAAAATATAATTTTTTATATAATGGAACACCAATTCAAGTTCAAAATGATAATAGAAAGATATTTATAATGAGAAAAGATTTAACAGATATTACATTAGTAGTAGATAGAAGTGGTTCTATGGTATCATGTCAATCTGATGCAGAAGGTGGAATTAACACATTTATACAAAAACAAAAAGAAGCTATTGGAAATGCTAATTTTACCTTGGTAGAATTTGATACAAAGTATAATTTTTTATATAATGGAACACCAATTCAAGATGTGGGATCATATAAGTTAGTACCACGGGGTTGTACTGCTCTTTTAGATGCTGTAGGGCGAACAATTAATGAAGTTGGTTTACGTTTAGATAAATTAGAAGAAAACCAAAAACCTGGATGTGTTATCTTTATTATAGTTACGGATGGTCACGAAAATAGCAGTATAGAGTTTACAAAAACACAAGTTAAAGAAATGATTGAACATCAACAGAATAAGTATAATTGGCATTTTCAATTTTTAGGTGCCGATATTAATGCTTTTGATGAAGGAAGAAGTCTCGGCATTAAAACATCAGCTATTGCTCAATATGATACGAACATATGTGGTACTGTATATAATACACTTTGTAGCAAAGTTGTAGATATGAGGTCGCGTCTACATAGAGGATTGCCCATTGATAGCAGTTTTAGTCAAAGTGAAAGAGATAGCATGGTTAATAAATGGCAATAACTATACCAACAAAAGGACTTTGAAAATGACAAAAAAGTTTACAATTACAGATAAAGTAGATCAAGTTACACAAGTTTCACCAGAACGATTGTGCTTAAAACCACCACCACCAAAAAGTATCAAAATTGAATTAGTTGGTGGAATTTGTTCTCACAAATGTAAATATTGTGGTGTTGCCCAAAATCTTAGAAAACCTGGATATATGAACTTTGACGACTACAAATCAATCATTAATGAAATGGTGGATTTGGGAATTAAAGAAGCAGGTATGTTCTATCTCGGGGAATCAATGCTAGATAAACGATTACCACAAGCCATCAAATATGCCAAAGATGCTGGCATTGAATATGTATTTTTAACAACCAATGGAAAAGAAGCTAATAAAGAGAAAGTAAAACAATGCATGGATGCTGGTTTGGATAGTCTCAAATGGAGTTTTAATTATGCAGATGAAAATCAATACGAAGAAATAACTGGTGTTAATAAAAAACATTTTCATACCATTATTCGTAATATTAAGGACGCATACTATCTTCGCCAAGAACATAATTACTCGTGCGGATTATTTGCATCTAGTGTAAAATATGACGACGAACAATTTGAGAAAATGGAAAAAGCATTAAAAGAAATTGCACCATATGTTGATGAAATGTATTATCTTCCATTATATTCTTCTGGTGGTATGGCAATTGAAGATTTAGAATTAATGGGTAAAAAACCAGTAAAAGGTAATTTTGGACGATATGGAGTACAAAACAACAATCAGCAAGGTTATTGTTTTGCATTATTTTCTGAGTTACGTATTACTTACGATAATATCGCTGCTGGATGTTGTTTTAATCACGATCACAGTTTTGATATGGGTAATGTAAAAGAAATTGGTATCATGGGAGCTTGGCATAGTCAAAAGTATCAAGATTTGAGGGCTGCTATGTTAAAAGGTGATATGACAGGTACTCCCTGCGAAAAATGTTGGACATATACATATGAATAGAAAGGTTTCACAAATGTATATCATTGATCCTATTGATTTAGATCCTACAAAAATTCGAGTTCCATTACCGTTAAAAAATGGAAAAATACAATACGGAACGGAAATTGTAGATGCAGTACAAATAGAGAAGATATGTCCACACTGTTGCGGAACCGGCAAAATAAAGGTAAAAGTTCCCAAGAAAAATATGAAGGAAAAATAGTGTATTCACACCCATTAACAGGCAGTCAAAAAGATAAGTGGGCTAAATTTAATCTGATTTATAGTCTCAAAACAGATCAAGAAGTTTATATGGATTATGACGCTGTAAAAGCCGAAATTGATGCTGGAGAGAGAAATAGAGACGATTTCTTGTGGCAATTTTTGCAATGGTTATTACCTTTTAGACAATCGAAATAAATTTGCAATTATTTAAAAATGAAAATTATAAAACGTTCACTACCAGAAAAAGAAATAGAAAGACTATGGACGTGTATTTATTGTAAATCTATTATTAGTTCTAAACCCAGTGAAGGTAAATTTTTCTTTAGTCCAAGAAATGAAAGTTATTATATATTTATTTGTCCTGTATGTAATGAAAAATGTTGGATAGATGCTAATATCTATTCACACAATACTTCACAAAACAATATATGAAAATTTTTTATTATCCATGTCATAGTTCTTTAATGGCTTCAGAAGTATCTTTATTAAAAGAACTAAGATATGAAATTATTGTTGGAAAGTTAGATGAACCACCAGACCTAACTTGTGATCTTTATATAATAGTCCACCGACTTCACTGGCTTGAAAATTTCCACCATCTTATTAAACATAAACCAATTTTATTTAGAACTATTGGGCAATCTCATCTTGGTATGGAAATAGCCCTCAAAAAATATACAAAATCAGGGATTAACATTGTTCGTTGTTCGCCATGTGAAGTCAATATTCCACAATATGCCGGTGGTAGCGTGATTAGATTCTACAAAGATCCCAATATCTGGAAAGGATACACGGGAGAAATTAAAAGAGTATGTGGTTTTTCCAAAAAAGTATTAAAAAGACCAAAACATGTTAAATTTCAAGAATTTTTGCAGATTACAGATGGATTTGCAAGAGTATTATATGGTAAAGGAAATGAGGATTTAAATCAAGGAGTAATTCGACATCAAGAAGTGCCATCGTCCGAATTAGTTAGAACATTAAAACAAAATCGCTGTATGCTTTATACGGGTACCTTTCCGGCTAGTTATACGTTGGGTTTTATTGAATGTCTTATGATCGGTATACCAATTGTAGCTATAGGACCAGAATTATTTTATAAAGGATTTGACACAAAATATTATGGTACTACCTATGAGATACATCAACTGTTACCAAAAGAATTATGTTCTGATTCCATATTAGGGTTAAGACAAATCATAAAAAATCTGCTAAATAAACCAGACTTAGCACAAGATTTATCAAAAATATGCCGCAATATTGCTATCAAACATTTTAGTAAAGAAAAAATTAAAAAACATTGGATTCAACTATTAGATTCCTATACATAATGGAAATTGATCATGATTATTGCTTTTCTTAAGAAAATTGTAAATATACCTTTAAGTCTATTATTTTTTATATTTCATACATTATTGGCTTTTGTGTTTATATTCACTGTATGTTTGTTGTTAATTACTCTAACACCATTTGCATCTATTTTGTTTGTCGTTACATTTCTAATTCTTATAAATGAACAAATACGAACAACAATAAAGCAAAAATTATAACAACACAAAGAATGTCATCACATAGGTTGTCAAACGAATTAGTATTAAAATGCTATCCACATAAAGAATCAATACTCTATAATCTTGATATTGCCTTTTTTCTTCATAATAAAAAACGTAATTGGATAGATGGAGATAGGATTGAAACATTAGTAAAATGTCGTCAATATTTACAAAATGGAAATAGTCAAGAAGCATATAAACAAGCGAAAAAAGCAAACTATTTGTGTATGGCTGAGGCAATTCTAATACATTGGAAAGAAGTTGACGTATAAACTACAAAAAATATAAAGGAAAATAGTATGACAATATCATCAACTATTAAAGAAAAATATACTGTTACTAAATATCCATTATATGTAGATTATATAGAATATGAGAGTGGCGGAGAAATCTGTCCAGGAGAAGAAGATACTGAGTGGCCAAATCTTCAACCATCATATATTAACTTTGAATTACAAAACATACACCTAAACAAACAAAATGCAAATTTTTTCAGAGAATTACATAATGTATCATTTAAACCAAATGTTGGTCAAGAAGTTTATATAGTATTAGTCAGATTTCAAACTGGAGGAACATTTGGTATAACACATGGTGCATGGTACATTGAAGATATATATAACAATTACAAACAAGCAGAGAAAATTGTTGAATCCATACGTAACAATACATATGATGGTAAATATAAACCGTGGGAAGGACATTTTGAAGCTTTAGAAGATGTAAATATTGTTGTGAGGAAAATTAGCCAATGAGTCAATTAACAGAAAATGGTAAAAAGGTTTTAGTAAAATATGTGAGATTTTGCGATAAACCCATAGGAGTAGTAGTCGCACTTGATAAAGATAAAATAGGTTGGTCACAGTGTTGTCCACGCGATAAATTCGACAAAAAACGAGGATTAGAAATTGCAATCGGCCGAGCTAAAAAAGGTAGCAATGTACATCCAGCTATTCGTTCATCATGGGATTATGATATTATAGGTGAAACCATCAAGGAGATGAAAGAAAGAGCAAAGCGATATTTTAAATTAGAAAACTAAAATATAAAAGTAAATGCAGAAAAAGAAACTTAGACCACCAGTAAAATGGCATGGTGGAAAGTATTATTTAGCACATCTTATTATTAAGTATTTTCCACCTCATCATACTTACCTAGAACCGTTTGGTGGTGCAGCTTCAGTATTATTAAATAAATCTCCTTCTATGATTGAAGTTTATAATGACATTGATTCTAGGATAACTCGACTATTTCGGGTACTTCGTGATCACGGGAAAGAATTACAAAAACGACTTACCTTGACACCTTACAGTGAAATCGAATTTTATGAATCAACAGAGTCGGCAAAAGATGAAATAGAGCAAGCTCGTCGAGATTTTATACGATGGAGATTATCACTTGGTGGACGTGGTGATTCTTTTAGTTTTACATTACATCGTGCTAGAAAAGGAATGGCTGATGTGGTATCTGGGTATCTTTCTATTATTGATGAACAACTTCCTATGATAGTAGAAAGACTCCGATCAGTAGAAATTTTAAATCGTCCAGCAGAAAAAGTTATCCAGAAATGGGATAGTCCCGAAACTTTGATTTATTGTGATCCACCTTATGTTTCATCTACGAGACAACAAAACAGTCGCAATATATACAACCAGGAAATGACTGATGAAGACCATAGAAATTTGGCAGCGATTTTGACTACGTGCAAAAGTATGGTTGTTATAAGTGGTTATCCGTCTAAACTTTATGACGAACTTTATTCGACATGGAATAGAGTAGAATTTAATATTGCAAATCATGCTTCAGGCAGTAAGAAAAAGAATCGAAAAAAAGAATGTCTTTGGATGAATTTTACGTAATAATATTTTAAAAGTATACGAATAGGAGGAACAAATGTCTAATACAACACGATTATTTGATAATTTATTTAGTTATCCGTTCATTTTTTCTGATCTCTATCCAAAAACAACATCAGTACCAAAACCAAAATCAAATGTTATAACAACTGATACAGAATTAATTTTAGAAATAGAAGTTCCTGGTTTTACCGAGGATGAAATTGATATTTCTGTCAGAGATCATACATTAACTGTAAAATGTAATAAAGCTACTGTACAACAAAAATCTGCAAATATTAAATACCAATCTAGAAATCGTAGTGATAAACTAAGAACAGATTTCTACGTGGATAGTGAAACATATATGCTCAAAAAAGCATCAGTTTCTCTCAACAATGGTGTTTTATATATTAAGATTCCCAAAAAACAAATCGAGGAGCCGATTAAGTTGAAAATTAGTAACTAACTAATAATGCAAACAATTTTTCCACAGCAGGTGTACATATATGATACGGTAAAGTGTCCACAATGTAAAGTGTACCATGTTCCCATCTCAAATAATAAATTATGCCTAAAATGTGTAAAAAAGAAAGAACACCCAAAAAAGCCAAAGAAAAAATATCAGATTTATACTTAATGGGATAAAAAGTATATTTTTTGGTTAATTAGTGTTATTGAACTTTAATGAGTTTGTTAAGAAATAATATTTTTTGTGTATATATATAAAGAGTAACATAAATCTTAATTTAGAAAAGGATAATTGAAATGAACGATCCACTACGAAATTTTACCGAAAGAGTTGTTGGAAATATTGATTCAAAGCACAATTCTGCAAGATTTGATCCAACTATTATCTTATTAATTATGGAGCTACTTTCTACAATCATTCCCCAAATTATTGAATGGTGTGATAAAACCCCAGAAGATATACCTCAAATGGCCAAGTCACCAACCTGGCTACAAAGACGTGTGTTAGTCACCAAAACTCGTCGTGTATTAGGTCGCAGGGCATATCGAGAATATGGTCCAGATGTAGTAAACGCTCTATTAAAAACCGGAGCCCAAGCTACATCAAAAGAAATTGAAGAATTGTATAATACAATTGATTCATAATTGATCAAAGGATATGTTATGAAAAAGTTTATTGTAATTTTAGGACTTGTGGTAGGATTATGGAACGCCGTAGTTAATTCTCAAATTATAGAAGATAACAAACCACAAACAAATGTGGTTACACCAAATATTATAAAACCTGATGCAATTAGTACATCCGATATTCCAAAAGCTATTATAGAAGCTCCTGAATCTGTTGAAATTGGTGATACAGTTTGGTTAAGAACAACTGGTTCTGTTGGTAACACATTTTATTGGCGAGTATATCCAACAGAAGCCCAAAGCAATTTGACTGAATTACCATTGTTTGGTGGAATGGATAGTAACGGACAACCAATTGTTCATTATTTAGCACACTTTACGAGCAAAACAGCAGGAACATATTATTTTATTTTTGTTGCGGTACAAAATAATAAGGCTGATATTGCAGAACACGTACTTATTAATGGGACACCAAATCCACTACCAAATCCTAATCCTGATTCTATTGTTGTACCAGAACCTCACGAATACTATAAACAAAAAGTAATACCTATTACTACATTATTAAATGGTCCTGATGCTAAAAAGGATAGTATTGAATTAGCTAAATTTTATTTAGACTTCGCTAATATTATTATGCGTGATAAGGAAATCATTACACATGTAAGGCATATTAGAGAAGCTAATGTTAGTGCTGGTAATTTAATGTTTCAACAAACTGGTATGCAAGGTAAGTATCCCGGTTTATCTGAAATGTTAAATAATATTGTAAAAGAAGTTCTTGGATTAGAAGATAAAGAATTAACTAACACTACGAGGCAATATGCTCAAGATACTTTTAAAGCAATTGCGTGGGCTTGTTTGGAAAGTGGCAAAAAATGATACCATTTCCTAATAAGAAATATCAAATCATTTATGCCGATCCGCCGTGGAGCTATAAAGATAAAGCTCTTGCAGGTAATAGAGGGGCTGGGTGTAAATATCAAACATTGGATAAAAATTATCTTGATAATTTGCCTGTTACTCAAATAACTGATAAAAATTGTATTCTTTTTCTTTGGGTAACAATGCCAAAACTTAATGAGTGTTGGGATTTAATAGAAAAATGGGGTTTCAAATATAAAACAGTAGCGTTTACTTGGGTAAAAAGAAATAAAAAATCTAATAGTTGGTTTTGGGGAATGGGTAATTGGACTAGGGCAAATGCTGAATTGTGCCTTTTAGCAACAAAAGGAAAACCAAAAAGAATAAATGCAGGAATTCACTCGATTATTGATACATCCATCGAAGAACATAGTAAGAAACCAAACGAGGTGAGAAAACGAATTGTTAAACTTGTTGGTGATTTACCACGTATCGAATTATTTGCAAGAGAAAAAATAAAAGGTTGGGATGCTTGGGGTAATGAAGTATAAGAAGTGCCGGTTTAGCTCAATTGGTAGAGCAACTGATTTGTAATCAGAGAAAGTGGGTTCAAATCCTACAACCGGCTGTTGTAAAATATATGATAAGGTATTAATATGACACAATATACAGGATATATTCCAAACCCTAGAGAAACTGATCTTTTTCTAAATTTATGGGCAAAACTGGGTAATGAACCCGATGGTAAGAAAATTGCACAACAAAAATTTAGGGATGAGAAAAAAAATGTAATATTATATCCATATTTATTTCAAGCTTTTCAAAATTGGAATTATGGTTATCAAGGAATTGGTGATTGTGTTTCTTGGTCCACAGCACATGCGATAGATGTGTTAATGGGTGTACAAATTTATCTTAAAAATCTACCAGAACAGGCAATGTTTCAAGTTTGTAGTGAAACTTCATATGGTTTTATGCGTGTGGAAATTTTTGGAAGGCCAAATTATAGTAGGGATGGATCATACGGTTCCGCAGGAGCTAAATCGGTTATTCAATGTGGTACATTACATAGAACAACATATCTTAATAAATATGACTTTAGACAATACAGTGGTAAACGAGCAAAACAATATGGACGTGTTGGTGTACCTGATAGTTTAGAACCCATTGCTAGAGAACACATTGTTAAAGATACTACGTTAATCAAAGATTTTGAAACTGCGGCACGATTTATTCAAAATGGATACCCAATTACAAATGCACATAGTCGCAATCCAGTACCACGTAGACGGGATAAAAATGGATATGGATATGGTGGTAGTAAAATTGCACATGCAATGAATTATATTGGTGTACGATGGGAACCAAAGCCGGCATTATTAAAAACAAATACTGGCTGGGGAGATCACGTTAGTGGTGGACATTGGCCTGATGATATGCCAAATAATATGAAAGTATGTTCTTGGTGGGAAGAGGCTGATATTTGCGATAAAGTTTTTGCTGGTAATGATTGTTTTGCATATTCTGATTATAAAGGTTTTAGGGCACAAAATATACCAGACTATGGATTTAACACATATTTGTAATTTATGGAGCATATCATGTTTAAAAAACTAATTTTTGCGTTAGTAACATTCTTTCTTTTATTACAATCTACATTTGCTTATGAATATAAATCGTTGATAGCTAGTACAATTACGTTAATTATTATGAAAGAAGAAACATCAACTCCTACTACTACTTCGACAATTCAAGAAAAGTTGAATAAGCAAAATGTGAAAGAAAAAACCCCGACTATACAAAGCATGAACAATACTATAAATACATACTCTGTTCGGCGTGGGTTTCGATTATTTAGGAGATAATTGTACTTATGAATAAAATTATTAATGAAGTATTGACAAATTTAAATATAGCACAAGAAAAGACTACTATACAAACTTTAATTTTTAGTAAAGATAAATTTACTAAACAACAAGCTAAAAAATGGGCTAAAAATCACGGTTTTAAATCATCAAATGTGGATGAAACAAGTAAGAGTTTTCGATTAAGACAAAAAGAACCAACCGAATTTAAACCTGATAGTTTTCGTACTATTTCTTTGGCGGATGGTATTAAAGCTGTTATCGGAAGACCCAAATAGTAATCTCGATTTAGTGAGATGTATTCTAAGATATTTATGATAATATATACTGGGTTCACAAAAAGAACGGGTAATATTCATAGATATCATTATACATTTCTAGCGAACTAAATACTAAATGACTCGCTATCATTTAGGAAGAGATTACTAACAGTGCGTGCTAAGCACTATAAAAAGTGGCGGTTGGAGGGTGGGGTGGAGGATGATATTTTTTTATTCCTTCCTAAATCACAATTCTACTCCTATCGAAAATGGTATTATATATGAATACTAAACAAAAAGAAAAATATCGCATAGAAAAAATGTTACAATGGGGCAAAATTCTTGCTAACTTACCACCTAAAAAAGAAGTTTGCAGGGCACGTAAGAAACACAATCGGTTAAAACGTCAATATGGATCTTTAGCAAACATGAACGAACAACAATTAAAAAGACTGAAATTTCAACAAACTTTATCTAGGGCTATGTTACAATATATGAATGAATATGTTGATTTAACTATAACATCTCAAGAGATAAAAAATGATTAAGTACACAAAAAAAACAATAACACAACAAGTTACGCAGGTAGATTATATTCAATGCGATTTGTGTGGGAAACAAAAAAAACACCAAAGTGTTTGGGATGATGGACTATACGACATACAAGAAACAACCATTGAAATAAGAACAGGTAAACAATATCCTGATTCATACTATGCGGATGTTACAAAAGCAGATATATGTCCACAATGTTTTGTACAAAAAATTATACCAACACTCAAAAAAATTGGAGTAAAATTTTACAATAGAGTAGAAGAACATTAATAATAAAAAACAAAGAACTTAAAGTATATGTCTAAAAATAATTTAATAATTCACGGTCCATCAAATATTCAGTTGGGATATGGACACGCATGTTTTAATTTATTAATAAATTTGCAACAATATTATAATGTTAAATATTTTTCAATTGGTCAACCGTTAATTCCGTCGGAATATCAAGATACACTAAAACAATGTATTAAATCTAACTACGATATAAATATCAATGATCCATGTTTAATTATATGGCATGAATTTGGTTTAATTGAAAAAACAATTGGTAAAGGTAAATATATTGGATTTCCATTTTTTGAATTAAACAAATTAGGTACTGTTAGTTTATATAATATCAATTACATGGATCATATATGTGTAGCTTCTGAGTGGGCAGCAAATATTTTATGTAACCATCGGGTAAAATGTAATGTATCTGTTGTGCCATTAGGCGTAGATAGATCAATTTTTTATCCACAAACAGTATACCAACATACAGACAATTTTTACTTTTTAAACATAGCCAAAATCGAAAAAAGAAAAGGACATGATGTACTTATTCAGGCGTTTAATAAAGCATTTACCCAAAAAGACAATGTAGTCTTAGGTATGATGTGGCACAATCCATTTCTAACACCACAGGAGATACAAGAATGGGAAAAATATTATAAATCTACACCACTTGGTAATAAAATAATTTTTGTACCACCAGTTGAAACTGATAAATTATTAGCACATATAATTAATACTGCACACTGCTGTATATTTCCAACACGAGCAGAAGGATTTGGATTACCAATTTTACAGTCTTTATCATGCGGTAAACCAGTTATTACAACAAATTATAGTGGACATTCAGAATACGTTAATGATGATAATTCTTATCTATTAGAAATTGATGAATTAGAAGATGCATATGATAACGTATCCAATGTTTTTCCTCATACAAAATGGTTTTATGGACAAGGACAATGGGGTAAAATCACTGATAAGCATATAGATCAAATAGTAGATTATATGCGTTATGTCTATAAAGAAAGACCGTCTAATCAGGAGGGTATTGAAACGGCTAAACAATTCACTTGGGAAAATTCAGTACAGAAACTTATTAATATACTTGAATAAAATATGAGAATAATCTTAGGAGTATGATAATGAGTGAATACGATGACATCAAAACATTAAAAACTACTGGTATTTGGCCAAACGGTAAAGTTCCAGATTGGGCTTTATCTGAAGCTGAAAAACTACAATGTTCACCAACATCGTCGGCTATAATTGAAAAAGGTCTAATGATTGAAATAGAAAGAATCAGAAATAAAACAAAAACACACAAAAGATAAATATATGATTGATTTAACTGCCATAAAAAATCCACGTAAATCTAAACCCACCAAAACAAATGATGAATTTGAGCCCTTATCAATATATTTGAATTTATCAAGACGATGTATTAATTATTTTACTACAAAGCATTGCTCATACTTAAGAAATATTATGTTAAATAGTGATGATATTGTGGGTAATGTAGCTACGGCAATTATGATGGCGGATTGGACATGGGAAGAAAAACGTTGTAATAATACAACCAAATCTGCTTATAGGTACCAAAAAGTATATTGGGTACTTAAAAAAATTATACATAATTACTTTAATTGCAAAGATGTTCAACCAAACAATTATCATTTTACATTTATTCAGAACAAAACACCATTAGATCATATCATTAAGCAAGAAACTATTGAGGAATTATTACAATCCCAACTATTAACCACACGAGAACGCCAATATGTACATATGTATCACGTTGATAACCTAACATTTCAAGCCATTGGTGCAAAATTTGGTATAACCAAGTCTGCTGTCGAATATACATACAAAAAAGCCATAAGAAAACTTAGAAAACACTATCAAGATGAAATACATAGTTAAAATTAAATTAACAATCATTGGTGTAAATTTGCAAAACGGTTCCATGTATTTTGTTGGCAATGATAACGGCAATCAACCAGAAATTTTATTAACCGATAAGAGTATATATCATACGTTAACGGAATTATTTGAACAATGTGTAGATCTAGATATTGCATGGGTTAACCCAGAATTGTATGAAGTATCAACAATAAATGAAAATTTATACATTGTTTATAAGTGTATGATTCCTTTAGAAACTAAATTAAATCATGGATACAATTGGGTACAGGCATCAAAACATCTAGTAGCTTAAGGGTAAAATATGACAACAAATAATACAAACCAACAAGAATCTTCAGATCAATTAGATAAACAAGAATTACAAAATTTACCCCCAGAATTAACACCAGTTGCCAATGTTAGTTTCACATTATTGCTTAATGGTAAAATACATATAGATTGTGAGTGGATATTAGCTAATCAAGATGTAGCTAAATATTTGGGAGAATTGATATATTATATAACAAATGGTTGTTTAGATGATGGTATTAAAAACAGAATATTATCGCATAATAGTCAAAATATTTTACTTAAAAGCTTTGTGCAGAATGTTTTGAAAAGCTGGGAAACTGCTGATAAAACAGCAAATACACATCCTGTTATATCGCCATTATCTGCTTTAACAACACCAACATCGACAAACTTTACCTTTGTTGATTAAATTACATGAATATAGATAATATATAAATAAAAGGTGTTAGTAATATGCGACATACAATAAGCGAGATATATTTAATCAAACCATTTTATCAAATCATACATCCTGATTCGGATCTGAAACAATGGGGTATACAAGCCCTGAAATTAATTGAATATGCGGCTCGTACATGTTATAAATCTGAATATAAAATAACAACTGATTCTTATTTAAATTTTGTAGAAAAAATTATCAAAATAGGACATTTATCTGTTATTGAACATATCAATTTATCAGTAAAATTTATAGTAGATAGAGGATTTTTAGCAGAATTAACACGGCATAGATTAGCTTCTTATTCTGTGGAAAGTACAAGGTATTGTAGATACAATAACAATATTACATTTATTATTCCACCTTGGGTTAATTTATTACCGGGTAAATATCAACAAAGTTTAAGCGGTAATGTGCATCGTGATGGTAGTTTTTTGTCTAGAAATGATATTGATGATAATACATACGACTGGTTATCGTCCTTATTTTCTTCTTCTTTAATATATAATAATTTATTGAACAATAATTGGTCACCACAACAAGCACGTTCTGTTTTACCACACGCACTAAAAACAGAAATTGTTTGTACAGCAAATTTAAGAGAATGGAGACATATTTTAGCATTAAGAACATCTCGTGCTGCACATCCACAAATGCGTGAAATAATGCAACCATTATTAAAAGAGTTACAAAATAATATCCCTATAATTTTTAATGATATTACATAAAATGCAAACCAAAAATATCGAATATAATAAGCAGAAGTTTATGATTGCATGGGAAAAATGGCAAGATCCATACTCTGAATTAGTAAAAAATTTTAATCAAGACGATGAATATGATAGTTCATACAATGATAATATACCAAATAATAGCGAACAAAACCCTAAAGTGAGCCTTCTTTCTACTCCAAATGGTGTAGTTCCATTAACAGAACAAACTACTCCTGGTAAATTGTTTAATTTTTGGATTGGGCACTGTAATTTTGATCTAGATAATAATATACTGCACATCATTAATAAAATAGATGGAGTAGAAACTCTTGATATATATACCAGATATCGTATGAGGGTTGGTATTGGAAAATTGTTTGTGCCACGAAATGTAATGAATTCAATTGCAGTCGCAGTAAATAAATATCTTTCAAATAAAAAAAATAATGAACACAACAATGAAAAGGTTAACTAGAACACAAAAATCTCAAGCTATTGAAGAAATACATTATTATGGTATAGACATTGAAAATCGTGACATATTTGTGCGACCATCAGATAACACAGAAGATATTGATTTTAATGTTGCGTCATTATTTATTAGGAATTTAAGAATTTTAAATAATTTTGGTAAAGATGATATTTTGATTCATATGATGACATGTGGAGGTTCTTGGGAATATGGAATGGCAATGTACGATGCATTAAAAATGAGTGAAGCCCCCACAACGGTTTTATCATATGCACATGCAAGATCAATGTCAAGTTTAATTCCACAAGCAGCAACATACAGAGTTTTAACCCAAAATTGTTTATTTATGATTCACGAAGGTTTTATTTCCACACAAGGAACTAATAAACAAGTTACTACAGAAATTGAATGGAATAACAAATCCACACAAGAAATGCTAAATATTTATGCCGAAAAATGTTGCGGAGGACAATATTTTAAAAATTGGAATATAGATAAAATCAAAAAATTTCTTAAAGACAAAATGGATAAAAAAGAGGACTGGTACATGACTGCTAGAGAAGCTGTACGGTATGGATTCGCAGACGCAGTTTTAGGAGATGAAGGATATCAAGATTTATATCAAATCAGAGCAAAATACTAAATTTAACAAAAAATATCAAGAGAAAATAATATTTAGTGTATACTATATTAGACATGGGAATTATTTTTAGGACGTGTAGGATATAAAAAATGCTTTTATGAGGTTAATTTAATATGTCAGATTTTAATTATCTAATTGTAAATCCCAGTCGCGGTAATGACTATTTTGACACAGCCGGTTCAGCAATTACAAGTTCTAATCAACCAAGTGTAACTGGTGGTGCTGCTTTAGGACTTGGTAGCGATACTTCATTGTTAGATAATGCGGCCAGAGCATATGCTATGAACGATGTTTTTGGAAGCACCGTTGTACAAACGGTAGATATTCGTGAAATGGCCATTAGTGGTCGCAATTTTGCCACCATGACTGAAAACCGCTATATTATGATGCGTGGTGGTTCAAATACAGAATATATTGCTGGTACTTCTGATACCACATTACGTTCTGGTGCTGCTGATTTTGGAGATCGCAGATTAATTCATAAAGTAGAAGCACTACGTAATACACAAGTTGCTACTGCACTACGAGCTAATCAATGGAATCAAGTTACAGGCACATGGGATGCAAATAAACCAGAAAGTGTTAATAGTGGTGTTTACGATATTGTAAATTCACGATTCACAAACGTTGGCTTAGCAGATCACGCTGCAATTCCAAGTGGTGAAGTACCAGGTGAATTAGCATATCATTTTGGTTCTGGTAATATGCCATTCCAAGATGCATATAAACCTAAATATTCATTCTAACTCTTATTCAACGCAATGAAGCGTGGAGTTGTTTCTTATTTTATAATGTGCATTTAACTCCACGCTTTTTAATTTTAACCAACAGGAGTATAGAATGACACCAGTACCAAAATATGTAACTATTGAAGAATGTAAAAACAAATTACATTTACCTAAATGGGTATGTGTATTATTTATTTCTGTAGTCATTGGTATATGCACACTGTTTTTAGGGTTGGTAACATATTCGGAAAGTCGAGCAAGTGCAGCCGCAACAAATTCGGCAGATGCTATTAAAAAAGTAGAAAATATAACTCAAGAAACTAAAATATTAGAAGTAGATTTACGACATTATATTGAAACTCAAAAACAGGTACAATTATTAAGAGATAAAGCATTTTCAGAACGTTTGGAGGCAATTTGCCAACAATTAAAAGAACAGAAATATATTCAACAAAATATTGAAAATAAATTACAGACTTTTGAGACAATTTTGAATAAATATAACTCATCATCTCCATGAAATCTTCAGATCGTATATTTGTACCATATTCTCAAGTTCGCCACCTAATCGAGGAAGCTGATATAACATTATGGCGTAGTAAGAATCTTTTTGCTAAAATTGTTCAAAAATTTACTAGAAGTCCATATAGTCATGCTGCTCTTTTGTCATGGCATAATGGTAATATAAAAACTATAGAAGCAAATAGTTTATCACCAATATTAGAACTTATTGAATTTAATGTTGGTGCCGGTGGTATTATTAAAAACTTCGACAGAGAAGTTAAAAATAACTCTGGACTTATTGATATTTATCGACCATCTTCATCTTTTCCAAGATACACGTATGACCCTAAATATAATTTTTTTTCAAAAAGAATGTTATATCTTAAAAATAAATCAATTACAGATACTATGAGACAACTTACAGGTTTGCCATATGGTTTAAAGCGAATATTAAGATTTATACAAAATTATATTCCAGGATTACGGTTATTCTATAATATAAACAAAGTTACTGACGACAGATCATACAATGTAGTAGCTCCGGTATGTAGTACATCAATTGCATATTGTTTTAATGTTCACAATTTTGATCTTGTAAAAAATTTAGCAGATTCTTATACAAAACCCGGTGATTTAGCTTTTTCTCCTGCCTTAAATTATCTATTTACACCCGTATGGGATGATTGATCTCAAAATAATTAGTACTTGACTTTTGCCTTGAATATGGTATTATAATGTTGTAATAAATCAACAAGTCTCATATTTGTAACCTTTCTATATGACAACATTATCTACACAAGCCGAAAATCTACTTATATCATATCAAAACAACCATGTTCCAGTTGATCGAATATCATGGGATCATTTTTTTATTGACATAGCCTTTAAATGTGCTATAAGAAGCCATGACACACAAACTAAACATGGATGTGTATTGGTTAATAAAGATAATGAAATTATATCAACTGGCTATAATGGATTACCACGTCGGATTAACGATAAACTCTTGCCAAATACAAGACCAGACAAATACGACTGGATGATCCACGCAGAAGCAAATGCAGTATATAGTTGTGCTAGACAAGGTAAATCTACCCAAAATTGTACAGCATATGTTACTGGTCACCCTTGTTTAAATTGTCTTTTGTTAATGTGGCAAGTAGGTATTAGATATATAGTTCATGCAGGTCAAAAATCAAAAATGATGGAAGATCAAAAATATCAAGCTAAAATAGAAGTATTTAAATATGTTACAGGAATATCAATAAGAGAAATTAAATATAACTAAGGAAATATTATGTTAAATAGATTTGATTTTCAACAGCCTCAAAATAGTTTCATGTATGAACTAACATTATGGATTAAAGATCACGAAGGCAATCCAACCAATAAACAAAAATCAATTAAAACAAATTCACCAGCAAAATTAGCGTCTTTTTGGTTTAAACATCAAGTGCCTAAACGAAAGAAAAAATCTGTTAATATAAATAAATTACCTACAGCAGAACAAGCAACAAAAATACTTAATCAAATTTATTCAAAAGAATCAAATATATAGGAAAACGTAATGACCAAACCTCTTACACCCTTAAAGGAATTGCAAAAATACACTTTTGTATCTAAATATGCTCGTTGGTTACCAGACAAAAAACGTCGTGAAACTTGGGAGGAAGCAATAGCACGTGTACTTGATATGATGTTGGTAAAATATGCTCCATTTTTTGAACAAGATCCAAAATTAAAAACAGAAATTAAATGGGCATATCGTTTAATGAAACAAAAAAGAGTATTGGGTAGTCAAAGATGTTTACAACATGCCGGACAATCAATGCTCAAGAAAAATATGCGTTGTTATAATTGTAGTGCTTCATACTGTGATAGATTAAGAGTTTTTCAGGAAATTGCGTGGATGTTGTTAGTTGGTGCTGGTTGTGGTATTTCTATACAAAAACATCATATCAAACAATTACCAGAATTTGCTAAACTCCCCCAAGATATAGCAGATAAATCTAAAATTAAAGAAAAAACATATATTATTCCAGATACTATTGAGGGATGGGCAGATGCTGTTGGGGTTTTGCTTTCATCATATTTTGAAGATCCAGTATTCCCAGACTATTATATGTGTAATGTTAAATTTGATTTTTCCCACATTAGACCAGAAGGATCGTATTTAAGTTCTGGTACTGGAAAAGCCCCCGGACCAGCACCATTAAAAAAAGCCTTGGAAAATATTCAAAATTTGTTAGACAGGTGTATAACAAATAACCAAAAAAAACTAAAACCAATCGACGCTCACGATATTATATGCTATATTTCAGATATGGTGTTAAGTGGTGGACAAAGACGATGTTTACCAAAAAATACTAAAATTTATACGAAATATGGATATAAACTTATTCAAGATGTTAAAATCGGGGATTTGGTAAAAACAAATAATGGATACCGAAAAGTAACAAATAAATGGTACAACGGAAAAAGGAAGCTTATTAAGATTACTACTAATTTGGGGGAATTATATTCTACGCAAGAACATGTGTGGGCAGTAGCAAAAAATATGTATGGAGATATTCAGTGGATACCAACATCTCAACTACAACCACAACATACCTTAATTTTAAATAAAGATGTATGCCGTGGTCGAAAATTTAAGTTACCAAAAATAAAACTCAATAAAGACACATTATGGCTATTTGGATATATTTTAACTGATGATTCAATATATACAAAGAAACATATACAGGAATATGAACAATATCAAGTCGCTGAATATTTTTTAACTCACTTTAAGCAACCTAGTCAAACAATTGTAGTACCACAATGTATTTTTGAGGCAAAACCGAAGATTAAATTGATGTTTTTGGCTGGAGTATTAGATGCAAGTGATCAAATATATCATCAAACAAGTAGACAACATAAACAATTATGTTTAGTATCTACAAGATATCATTCTTTTGCTCGGGATATTCAAATTTTATATTCATCTTTAGGTATTCCAACAAAATTAAGTACACAATACCCAAATAAGGAAAATAAACTTACCAAATATACAGTTAGAACAGTTTCTCCTGTGTTTGATGACAAAGTTGCTAAATTACTTAAAAAGTATTGTGTTAGAGCTTCAATGTATTATACTATCTATAAATGGAATAAAATAGAAGATGAATTGGTATTTCCTCGCACATTAGCTACAACAAGTAAAGACAAGTGTAAAATTTGGGGTGATAAAAATTACATTTCATACACACAAGCACAAAAACTAGGTATAAATAATTTCATTCCTGCCATAGTGCAAAAAGTTGAAGAAACTAATATCATAAAAGATGTATACGATCTTGAGGTAGAAAAAAATCATTGTTTTTATGCTGATGGAGTGCTTACACATAACTCATCATATTTAAGTTTATTTAGTCACAACGACGAAGAAATGATAAAGTGTAAGACTGGTCAATGGTATAAGGAAAATCCACAAAGAGCACGAGCAAACAATTCAATTGTTCTTTTAAGAGATTCTACAACGTTTAAAGATTTTGAAAAAATTATTCAATATACGAAAGAATTTGGCGATCCAGGGTTTTTGTGGACGGATTCAACGGAAATGGTTATCAACCCATGTGGTGAAGTAGGCATGTACCCAAGATATAGACAGTATTCCGGTTGGGCAGTATGTAATTTAAGCACTATTAATTGTAGTAATTTGCGAAATGAAGAAGATTTTTATAATCGTTGTAAAGCAGCAGCAATTATAGGAACACTACAAGCTGGTTTTACTGATGCTGGATATCTTGGTAAAATATCTCAAAAAATTATTGAACAAGAATATTTAATTGGAGTATCAATGACTGGTATGATGGAAAACGTTGAAATTACACTTAACCCACAAATACAACAAAAAGGTGCTCATATTATACGAGATACAAATGAAGATATTTCCAAGAGAATTAATATTGGGGCTGCTGCTCGCACAACGTTGATCAAGCCAGATGGTAATTCTGGATGTTTTTTGGGTACCTCATCTAGCATATCACCACACCATTCTAAAAGATTTTTGCGTACAGTACAAGCTAATCATTTAGAAACATCGTTTCAGTTTTTCAAACAACATAATCCACAGGCATGTGAACCAAGTTTAAATTCGGCAACAGATACAGATCAAGTTATTCGTTTTCCTATAGAAATACCAGATGGTGCAAAAACTAAAAATCAACTACCAGCTATCGAAATGCTGAAAATTGTTCAAAGTACACAAGAAAATTGGGTAGAATATGGTAAAAATCCATTGTTGTGTATAAAACCCTGGTTAACCCATAACGTGTCGAATACGATTGTAGTGTTACCCCATGAATGGGATGATGTAGCAAAATATATTTATGATCATAAAGACAGTCTTGCGGGAATAACACTTGTTTCTACCACTTGTGACAAAGATTTTCCACAAGCACCATTTACTTCTGTTTTAAATTCAAGAGAAATAATTAGAGAATATGGAGATGCTGCTATTTGGTGTTCTGGACTCATTGAATTAGGATTACACGCCTTTGATAATAATTTATGGGCAGCATGTGATGCTTTATTAGATAGTCAATTTGGTACTAAATTAAGCAATGGTATATTTAGTAATGGTATTAAACATGCTCAACTTCTTACTGCTTCTAATAAAATGAGATTTATTGAAAAAGCTAAAAAATTTGCCGAAAAATATTTTGATGGTAATTATAAAAAATTAACATATTGCCTAAAAGATGTACACAACTGGAAATTATATTGTGACATTCAAGAAAAATTAATAGCAGTAGATTATACCAAAATGATTGAGGAACAGGATAATACCAATTTTGATGCTACATCCGAATGTTCTGGTAAAGCCTGTGAAATTAGATGAAAAAAATATAACTCCTTACCAATCCTAAAGTTACGTAAAAAACATTGTTTTTGACCCATACCCGCTACTAGTGATAATATATCTATTTTGAAATGCGTGTTTATTTTCGCTGTATAGAATATTAACGGTAAGATTCTGGAGGCTATCTACACGCCTAGCAAGCCCAAATTTTTGTCAAAAATAACTATTTAAGATTATAATGTTTATCAACCTAGTAATATATAGGAATCACTATGCCAGAATACACTTTCTATTGCGACAAAGAAAATAATGGATGTGGTCATAAATTTACAATATTCATGTATATGTGTGAATATTCAGAAACACAACAATGTCCACAATGCCATAAAGTTCAACCAGTAAAAAGAAGTTTATCTGATGATTTAGCGGGAATGACACATTCTGTAATCAAAGGTGATGATCAAATTACTTTAGGGCAATTAGCAGAACGCAATAGAGATCGGTTAAGTGATGACGAAAAAGCCTATCTTAACTACAAACATAACGAGTATAAATTTCAACCTAAACCAGAATTACCAAAAGGTATGACAAGGATGAGAAAACAAGAACATGATAAACATTCCTACAAAAAAACATAATCCTATAGTTATATCTCAAGATAATCTTCACGAGCATTGTCCAAGTGAATATACGTTACAAGATTATTTACATCAGGAACCAATACCACCTGATTTACCGTTAAGTGATCGTGGAAATTTTATACACTTTGAAAGCGATGACGAAATTTTTACAATTATACCACGTCAATATCGAAACTTACTTCAAGAAGTATTAGAAAAATGGACACCAACAAAAATAAAAATCAGAAAAAAATTCCACACAAAGCTGTTATCTTGCTTAAAGCAGAAATTATGGAACTTTTACCAGACGGCAAAGTATCCGGGATACCTATTAAAAAGATTAGTCATTCATATATCCTATCTAATAATTCCTTGCAGAATTGCAAAGAAGAAGTAGAGAAACTAATTAAACAAATTTCACAAATAATAAAAGAGGAGTATAATCATGGTACAACATCATAGAATTCGTCAAGAAGAAATGGAAAAAGCAATATGGCGACCAAATGAAAATAAACAAGCACAACTAAATGAATTGCCAGTACAACAGACATTAGTTTTTACAATAAAAGGTCAAGAAGATGAATTAGTTAACGAACATGGTCAACCAAACAAAGACGGATTTCCACTGTTATACGATATAGAATATGCAGATGGAAATTATACATATGCAGATCAATTGGATAATGCGTATGCTAAATCAGTAAAAAGTCATAATACATATAGATATTTTATTAAATGTGGCAGAGATGGTTTTTATAATCCTACTGGAATGTATGATGAAAATAGACATGCGAAAAAACAGCGTGCTGGTGTTGATTTATATAAATTCATGGAAGTAGGTTATAAAACATTCATGTTCTATTTGAACTTTCTCAAAACACGTAATCCAGCATGGTTAAAAAATGCTAATAGAGAAGTAATATAAATTAATGGGAGATTATTATGAAACGCGGTAGATTAACATTACAAGAAAAATTTGCCATACAAGGCATGTGCTATCATAAAAAAACGGTCAAAGAAATTAGTAATATTCTTGGTCGTTCAGAAGTTTCTATTCAAAAATATATAGATACAGAATTAGACAAAACCGTAAAAGGAATTGTCAAATCAGCATTAACCAACGACGAAATTGCTAAGGGTCTAGAAAAAGATCTTGCTAAGGCCCACAAAACTATTGAAAAAAAGGAACGTGTGATAAAAGAATTGAAATCACAACTTCCATCAAAACCAAAGAATAAATCCAAAACTACTATGAAAGATTTAATGACTCATAAAAAACCCAATGAAGACGAACCAAACAAAAAAAATAATATAACTATAATGACAGAAGCAGCATCTCAGTTAGCTGACGAATTTAAGAAAAATATGCCAAAAACAAAATCTCGTAGTATCAAAGGTCATATTTTTAATATGGAAACTGGTAAAATCGAATAAGGTATCAATTGATGAAATACCAATCTCGATATTCTCCAGATAAAGAGATTACTGCGGCACAATATATTATAGAGTTACTATGCGAAAAAAAAGCACAATTTGATGGTTATGAGTTGCCACTTAAATTTTGGACGTTACCAGAATGGAAAGCGTTTTTCAAAAAAAATTTACGTAAGGTACACAGTTTACTCAAAAAATATGATGTACGAGCAATCATTAATGCATTGAATAGTCCATTAATGAAAAATCGTTATTCTATATTTTCTAAATATCTAGAGAACATTATTCAACAAGAAGAAAAAAAATTAGTACAAGATACAAAACCAAGCATAATTAATAGGCAAACTGTTCATTCAAAAATACGTTCACGTCAACCAACCAACAATATTATAGATAAGCTAAATCAGTTAGATGGGTAAAAAGAAATCTATACAACCTGTTAACATTGAAAATACTATTATTAAAGAATTTGGTGATAATATATTAGTTAGCGGCCAATCAATTATTGATACACAAGATTTAATAATTCCAGTCAGCCCAAAGTTAGATATTATTTTAGGAGGTGGAATTCCGGAAGGTAGTTTTGTAATTACTACCGGACCACCAAAATGTGGAAAAACTATTTCTGCATTGGATTTTGCGGCCACTGCTCAACAACCTCAATACAAATGTGATATTGGTAGGCCAGAAGGGCGACATATTTATTATTTCAATATTGAAGGACGCATCAAAGGCAGAGACTTAAAAGGTATACATCACCTAAATATTTCTAAAGAACGATTTACTGTTATTAAATCTACACTTGGCAATATCTTAACCGCTGAAATGAATATAGATATTGCCGAAAAATTAATAAATGCTTGCCCTGGTGATGTATTTATTATTGATTCTTTTTCAGCCTTATGCACAAAAGGTCGTTTTGATTCAAATATTGAGGGACGTTATCGTGATGATACCCCTCTACTTTTAGCGAACTTTTGTAAGAGGATTAGTAATGTAATAGCTACTAATAAAATTATTTTCATCGGCATTACACACATCATTGCCAATCAAGGTCAAGGATATACTAAATGGACAGAAGCATCAGGACGTAAAATACAATATCAAGCAGATGTAAAATTAAAATGCACCCATTTTTCACCTTGGGAAACTAGGGATACACAGATTGGACAAGATGTGCATTGGATTTGCGAAACATCAGCATTAGGACCACCTGGAGGTAAATGCACTTCAAAATTACGATATAATTACGGGTTGGACAAAGAAGCAGAAATAATCGAATTAGCTACAGATTTAGGTATTATTAAAAAAAGTGGTGCTTGGCTAAGCTATAACAATAAAAATCTAGGTCAAGGTATAGAAAAAACAAAAGATTTTTTACTTAATAATCAAGACTTATATCATAAACTATATACACAAGTAAAAGAAATGTGTGTGTAATGAAAGTTTTTGGATTAGATGGCAAAGAACAACATTGGATTATTCGAGGTAAAACAAAAGTTGGTAATTATAAGTCTAAATATCATTATACTGCTTATGAAGTATTACACAATACATATCCAACGGCACAAATATTAAATGAAGTTACAATACCAATCAGATTGAAACAAAATTTGTATCTTGATTTTTATATTCCATTGTATAAAATTGCAATAGAAGTTCATGGTGAACAACATTTTAAATATGTACCACATTTTCACAAAACGAAATTACAATTTGTACAAAGTAAAAAAAGAGATAGGGAAAAAAAAGAGTGGTGTATACTTAACAATATCAAGTTAATAATTTTTCAATATAATGAAAACATAAATGAGTGGTACAATAAACTCCAATATACAACGCATGGATGCAGTACAACAGGCATTAGATGAATATGAAAATCAACATGGTTTACCAAAATTACATGCACCTGGAACAGAAGATGAATTGCAGCAATATTTATCAATGCCACGCAATGTTCTGGAAAAACTCACAAAAGATCAATGTGCGGAAATAGCATATAGATTGTCGCAATTTGCTTTTTACATTCAAAGATTATACAATCGAGAACAATCTCGGTTATCATGGTCTAAAAAAAGTTTACATAAATACATTGCAGATTATTTAAGTACATCATCCAATCAACAGTTTAATTACGTTCCGTTTGAAAGTAAAATTGCTATATTAGCACGTCAAGATCAGGAAATTAATAAGATATATGGAATTTATTATTATGCTGACCAAAGAATAAGAAGGTTAGAATTTCTGTCTACATCAATTAAACATCTAGCGGAAACTATTTTAGCTATAGGTAGAAACAAATGAGTCAAAAACAACCTGATATACTAAACGTTGTTGACAACTTAACGCAAGAAGAAATAGAAATTCTTATCCAACATTTAACAAATAAAGTTAAGTCAACAAAAAAACATAAGGGCAGATCGGCATACAGAAAACAAAAAAAACATTCTAAACAAAAACAACATGTAAAACGAATTCAAAAAGGTCAAGAAACACCACGGCCAAAAAAATCACGTTCAGTACCAACACGCATAAAAAGCTTTGATACCTCTGGTAATAGACCTAACAAATTTTTAGAAATGATTGAATATAATATGTACAAAAAGGATTCTATTATAGATAGGAAATTATCTGCTGGATTAGACATAACTCCTAGGATACGTTCTTCAAATTTAGTTAATGTGATATGCAGAGTATGTGGCCAAGAGTATACTGTTAATAGATCAATGATTATGAGAGATCCAGATACAAGAGAATGGTTATACACATGCGATAATTGCATAGGAGGATAAAATATGTCTCTGCTATTTGCAGATATACCTTCTGAACGTGCCATACTTGCCGGATTGTGTCAATACAATAGTACTGTATATTATGATATAATTGATTTAATTCAAGAAACAAGTTTTAATGATGAAATTCATATTATACTTTTTCGATGCATTAAAAGAGCTATTGAGCAAGATGAGAGTATAATTATAGATCCAGCGGTAATTCAGTCATCAGCACATCATTTAGGATTTAGTTATCAATTATCTAAACATGCTAAATATATACAATCATTATTTCAATTTCCGATTAGTTTGGATAATGTGCGTAAATTTGCAGCTAAATTACGTAAATTAGAAATTGCAAAATCACTACATACACAATTAGAAATTACTAAAGATAAACTTACACACTTAACTGGCGATGAAACTATCACACATATTTTAGGTCTTGCTGAAGAGTCTATTTTTAATTTTACGTCTTGGTTAAACAATGTGGAGGACATTCCATCTACATTAGGTAAAGATATACATAATTATCTAACGTACCTAATGAATGATCCTCAAGAACAAGTGGGCATTTCTACTGGATTTCCCACATTTGATCAAGCAATAGGTGGTGGATTAAGACCAGCAACAATAAATGTAATTGGTGCTCGTAGTAAGGTAGGTAAAACTATTTTATCAGATAATATTGGTTATCATATTGCTGGTACTTTAAAAATTCCAGTGTTAAATATGGATACTGAAATGACTAAAGAGGACCATATTCATAGAACGTTAGCATTGATGACGGAAATACCAATCAATGACATTGAAACTGGTCAATTTGGTAAAGATTTAGCAAAAAAAGATTCAATATTCCAAATAAAACAAAAATTAGAAAAAATGCCTCTATATCATAAAAGTATTGCTGGTAAACCAATAGAAGATCAGTTGGCTATTATGAGAAGATGGTTAATTAGAGAAGTTGGATTACATACAGATGGCACAGCAAAACCATGTGTAATTATATACGATTATCTCAAACTTATGGATACTTCATATATAAATAAAGATCTTAAAGAGTTTCAAGCTTTAGGATTTTTAATGACAACATTGCATAATTTTGCTACAAGATACAAAATACCAATTTTAGCTTTTATTCAATTAAATAGAGATGGAATTACCAAAGAAAGTACTGATACTGCCAGTGGTTCTGATCGCATCATTTGGTTATGTTCAAATTTTACAATTTTAAAAGAAAAATCAGATACTGAAATAGCAAAAGATGGTCCGCAACATGGTAATCGTAAACTAGTACCAATTGTAAGCAGACACGGTGCTGGTTTACGTGCTGGAGAATATATTAATTGTATTATGAAAGGTTGGTGTGCTCAAATCAAAGAAGGAGAAACTAATTACGAAATTGAACACAAACAAAAAATTGACAAAAATGGTTTTTTGGATAAATATGAGGAATAAACGTTATGAAAGTTGTACATTGTAAAAAGGAACCCTATGATGTCTATATAGGTAGACCTGGACCATGGGGTAATCCATTTGTAATTGGAAAAGATGGTACACGAGAAGAAGTGATACAAAAATATGAAAATTGGATTCGTAGTCAACCACATTTATTAGCCAAACTGAAAGAATTAAAAGGTAAAACTTTAGGTTGTTGGTGTCGTCCTTATAAATGTCATGGAGATATATTGGTCAAACTAATTCAAGAATTATATAATGAATGAAGTTATCACAAATACAATTAAATGAAATATCTAATCAGCTTACAGACAAATTGGATAAATTGCTTGAGTTTTTTAAGTTATCATTACGTCGTACTAGAAAAATGTATGTGGGTTGTTGCCCTATACATGGTGGAGATAATGAAAGTGCTTTAAACATTTATTATAACGGAGATAATCGTAAAGGTCATTGGATTTGTTACACACAACATTGCGAACAACAATTTGTTAATACTATTATTGGTTTTGTTAGAGGTTTGTTATCTAAACAACGATACAATTGGTCAGGATTTGGTGACAAAATAATATCATTTAATGATACATTACAATTTATATATTCATTTCTCAAAATTAATCCGAATCAATTGGAAGTCAAATCAAACACATATAATCACACAATCAGTCATTCAGAAGAATTTATTCAATATGTTAATAATATACCCACTGAAAATAAATATACAAATATTACTAGGAACAAAGTTCGTCAACTATTGAAAATTCCTTCAGAATACTATTTAAAGCGTGGTTATTCGTCATCTGTATTAGATAAATATGATGTTGGATTATGTGTCAATCATAAAAAACCAATGTATAATAGAGTAGTAGTGCCTATATACGACAATCAATATCGTTATTTGGTTGGTTGTACAGGACGAACATTATATCCTAGGTGTTCTTTATGTAAAATGTGGCATCCTAAAACATTACCATGTCCAACAAAAAAAGAAAAAGGTCAATGGTCTAAATGGAAACATAGTCACAATTTTAAGGGAGCAAATCATTTATACAATTATTGGTTTGCTCGTAAATACATTGCACAAAAAAGAATTGCCATTTTGGTAGAATCACCAGGTAATGTTTGGAGATTACAAGAAAGTGGTATATATAATAGTGTGGGATTATTTGGTAATCATTTAAGCAGTGGCCAAGAATATTTACTAAATACTTCAGGAGCATTAACAATTTATCTTCTACTTGATAATGATAATGCTGGATATCAGGGTGCTCAATCAATTATACAACAATTAAATAATAAATATTATATTCATTCTATTAAATTACCTAACCAATATAATGATGTTGGAGATATGACAGTAGAACAAATAAATAATATCATTAAACCACAAATTAAGGAATCGTATACATGACAAACATTTTAGCTTTTAGTGGAAAAAAACAATCAGGTAAAACATCTGCATGTAATTATATTTTAGGTGCATATTTAACTAAACTTGGTTATGTTGATACAATTACACTAATGAATACAGGACAATTACATATTTCAGATTGGAACGGAGACATAAAACGAGCAGGTATTTTTGACGTTAAAAGAAACACGCCAGCTATGAAAGAAATTTTAACACAGTATGTTGATCCATACGTGAAAATTTATAGTTTTGCTGATTTATTGAAGAGAGATGTTTGTATGACTATATTAGGTTTAACGCACTCACAATGCTATGGTTCTGACGAAGAAAAAAATACATTGACGCACTTAAAATGGAACAATATGCCAGGATATGATGGTCAACAAAATGGCGAATATATGACAGCCAGACAAGTAATGCAATATATAGGTACAGAAATATTTCGCAAAATAGATGATAACATTTGGACTAATGCTACGATTCGCCGTATACATCAAGACGCACCAATGTTAGCAATTATTGATGATTGTCGCTTTCCAAATGAAGTTGAAGTTGTACAAAAGGCTAATGGTAAAGTAATACGATTCACAAGAAATCCATTGGAAAATCAAGATCAACACACTAGTGAAATATTATTAGATCCAGATAGATATGATTGGGAAAAATTTGATGCTGTTATAGATAATAAAAACATGGATTTATATGAGCAAAATAATATATATCTTTATCCTTTATTAAGAAAGTGGGATTTTATACCAGAAATTCAACTTGATTAGGAGTCATTAATAATGAATATATCTAAGTCATGTTTATGTAACGCTGATATTAATGTTTTTCTTACTGGTTTTCATGCTATGGAATATCATGCACACAAAGTTGCAAAAGAAAAGGGATTTTGGAAAAAAGATAGAAATGATGGAGAAATGATTGCTTTAATGCACTCCGAACTTTCTGAAGCATTAGAAGCATTGCGAAATGGTAACCCAAAAGATGATAAATTACCAAAGTATAAATCATTAGAAGTAGAATTGGCAGATTTGATTATTCGTGTAATGGATTTTTCCCATGCAAGACAACTTAATATTGCTGAAGCTATTGTAGATAAAATAACTTATAACCAAAAAAGACCATACAAACACGGAAAACAATTTTAATTACATGATTATTACACATATCAGTAGCTCATCGTATAATCGCTGGAAATGGTGTCCTTTACTATACTACATAGAATACGTATTAAAATGGACTGGACCATCAAATTCTAAAGCAGATAAAGGTACGACGGCACATAAAATTATAGAAATATTAGCTAAAATTAAAAAAGCACAGCAAAATTGTGTTTCAAAAATTCAAGACGATATTGTAGGCGATATTTTGTGCGATTCATACGATTTGGATAAGATTATAGAACAAGTTTATCAATATTATGATAATAATACCAATCACAATTGGACACAAACAGATTTTCAAGATATCAAGCGATGGGTATATAAAGTAATAGAATATGAAAATGGTTATTTAGATCCGCGTAATAGGAAAATAATTGATGCAGAAAAACGATTTGATATAGAATTTCAAGAACCGTGGTCAAAATACCAATACACATACAAAAATAAAATCATTACTGGACAATTAAAACTTAAGGGAATAATTGATTTGGTACTATATGAAGACAATATTTTAAATGTTTTCGATCTTAAAACTGGTCAAAGAAGAAATTGGATTACTGGCCAAGAAAAAACCTATGCAGATATACAAGTAGATTTACAACTTAAAATATATCATTTAGCATGTAGTTTAATTTACAAACAAACGAATGTTATATGTTCATTATTCTATCCAGATCATGGTGGCTTGTTTTCAGTACCATTTTCTGAAAAAGATTTACAACATACTAAACATTTGATACAAAAACAGTTTGAAGAAATTAAAAACTGTCAATGCCCTCAACAAAAAAAATCATGGAAATGTCGTAAATTATGTCATGCCGGAAAAAAATCACTTTACGAAATAAGTAACGGATTACTGCCAGCAAAACAAGAATTTCGTGATAATTACTATAATTACGGTCAAGATATGACAGCATGTGAACATATTTTTTTCTTGCTTAATAAACATGGAATGAAATATGTAAATGATAACTTGAGTAATCCTAACCGGGAAATATATAAGTAAATAAAAATTTAGAATGGCCAACAATGCGTGGATTGAAAATGCCTAAAATAATATACAATCTAGCAACAAGAACGGGTGTTTGTTCAGCCACAAAATAAAACATGAATAATACAAACAAAAGCATAAATTTTCGCAAAGATATACGTACTAAGGAGGAATTTGCTCGTGCTATTAAACTACATACAACAAAAGAAGTATATTTAATAAAATTGTTTAAAACAGAAATGAAACATCGTGGTATTAAAATCAAATATCGTAGTTACGGCATAAATAATAGCGGTGAAATAGTAGAAAAAAGAACCAACTGCAAAGCTGATTACAAAATTTGGTGGCCATGCGAAACAGTTATGTTATTAGAAATAAAAAACTCACCCACCAACAAATGGACATATAAGGTTTCTCACCTTGAAGAATATAGTAAAACTAATACACATATTTTAGTTTTTTGGAATACTGGTAAAATTTACGAAGATTTTTCATTGCTTGACAAAATAAACACAAGGTTTGGTATTATTAAACCTTCAAAAATAGAGAAAATGATTCTAACTTACCCACACTATAAAAATAGATCATTTGGTTATAAGGTTTGTATTACAGTTCCACATGAGGATTTTAAAAAGTGGGTTAAAATAGAAAAGTTAACATTATACTAATAAAATTATGTTAAATAAATATATACCACTTCATGTTCATAGTATGGGATCTTTATCTGATGCTATTTCGTCACCAAAAGAAATATGTAAGCGTATTATCAATCTAGAATTAGATGGATGTGGACTATCAGATCACGGTAATATATTAAATGCAATATCATTTTATAATGAATTTATAGAGCAAAATTTAAAACCTGTTCTAGGAATAGAAGCATATATATGTAATCAACATTCTCATATACAAAATAGTGATAATCGTAAGCTTACTCATTTTCTTTTCTTTGCTCAAGGTGATAAGGGATTTCAAGAATTATTAAAATTTGTTGATTTATCCAATAGGCCAGAAACATATTATTATAAACCACGCCTCAGTCTCAAAGAAATAGCAAAACAAAATTTTCAGCATCTGATAGGAATATCTGGTCATCTTGGTAGTACATTGTCAGCAGTTATTTTAGACGAAAACAACAAAGTTAAACCAAATTGGAAAAAAAATGGCATTAAACTAGTAGAATATTGTAAAGAAATCTTACATAATAATTTTTATGTTGAAATTCAATTAATAGATAGTCAAAATACACCAGAAACAAAAGTATTAGCAGAATGTTTAAGAGAAATAGCTAAATTAACAAAAACAAAAACTGTAGCTACTCCAGATAGTCATTATTGTACACAAGCTCAACAAGTAGATCAATTGGTCTTATTAGCAAATAACTTTCAATCCACAATAAAAGAAGTAAAAAATAAGGGTGGATTTAGTGCGTTTTTCAAAAGCTCACAATTTCATATACCATCTTACAAAGAAATGTTGTTATGCGGAAATACAGAGGAAGAATTAGAAAATACATTAGACATACATAGTCAGTGTGGGCAATATACAAATATATTAAAACAGCCGCTGTTGCCGGATTTCAGGTGTCCAAATAATATTACAACCTCTCAACATTTAAGACATTTATGTGAACAGGGTTGGAATACAAAAATAGAAAACAAAATTCCACAATCAGAACAACAAAAATATCGTGATAGATTAAACTATGAACTAGAAGTAATAGAGAAATTTAATCTGTGTGGATATTTTTTGATGGTACAAGATATAGTCACATATGCTCGCAAGCAAAATTTTCTAGTTGGTGGTGCTCGTGGAAGTGCGGCCGGCTCATTGGTAAGTAATCTTATTAATATCACAAATGTTGATCCTATTAAATGGAAATTATATTTTGAAAGATTTTTAAACCCAGGACGTTTTAACGAAAATAAATCCAGTCTTCCAGACATAGACATAGATTTACAAACAAATGGTAGAGATCGTGTTATTAGATATATTCGTAATACATATGGACAAGATCGTGTTGCTCAAATGGTAACAATTGCAAAATTACATGGTCGATCAGCAATTAAAGCTGTGTTAAGAGCACATAATGTCGTTTCGTTTGATGAAATGAACCTACTTACAAAAAAGTTTCCACAAGAACACAAAATTATGGGTGAATTAGAAGAAATGAGAAAAGAAGAAGGGGAAGCATCATCAATTAAATATACATTATTAAATGATGAAAAAGGACATCTTTCGGAATGGTGTAGAATAGAAAATAATGAGTTAACTGGACCATTATCAAAATATTTTGCTCAAGCTATACGGTTAGAAGGAACACAAACACATCAAAGTAAACATGCAGCCGGCATTGGTATAGCAAGCGTGCCACTTAATGTTATAGCACCATTAGTATATGATCCAAAAAGCAAAACACAAATATTGGGGTTTGAGATGGCTGATTTAGAAAAAGTTGGTGTTGTAAAGTTAGATATACTTGGTTTACAATTACTAGATAAAATTCAAAGTATTCAACAAATTTTACGTACAGGTGATATATCAGATTAATGGGTCGCAAAAGAAAAAAGACAAATTATAAAAAATCATTAACCCCCAAACAAATTATAACTGGACTTTGGGTGCAAGATCGAGAATACAATGGTCTACCTAATATTTCTTTGCCTGCTGAAATTCCTCGTAACCATAAAATGACAAATGACGATATACGCGATTATGTAACTTATAATGGATTAGGAGATAGTATATACAGTGAAATTCCTCATTATAAAATAGAAGATCAAACATTAGCAAAATTATGGAATGAGGCAAGATATGCAATGCAAAAGGTTATGGAATATCTTTACAACTAATCATTTAGAAAAGAACCGAAAAAAGCATACTATTTCCTACGCAATACTGTTTAGATTTAATAAGTGGAAAGGAACATAATGTATAGTGAATACGAAGATGTGGCTGATATTTTAGAACAATTAGATTATCCAACACCATCAAACAATGAAGAGTATAATAATCAACAATTACAAGATAAAATAGATTATTTTGAAGATCCTGAGAATATTCGATGAATACTAACACTTTTATAATACTAGATTTTGAAACTGATAGTAGTGATGCTTATACTGCTAATCCTGTGCAATTAGCATCTATCATGGTACATCCACGTACCTTAAACATTATTTCTGATTCAGAATTTAATAGTTTCATTCAACCACCAAATATAAACAAGTCAAATTATATCGAACAACATTCAGAAACAATCCAGTGGCACGCCAAAAATTATAATACTAGTTCAGAAGAAATTATATCAATATGGAAAAATGCCCCACTACAAAAAGATGTATGGGCTGATTTTTGCAATTATTTATTAAGGTATCATTCACGAACAAAACGTAAAAACCAATTTTCGGCACCAGTATTATGCGGGTATAATATATTAAATTTTGATTGTATTATTCTTGATAGACTTTGCAAACAATATGGTAATATAGATAAATACAATAAGCCAAATATATTTCATCCACGAGATCGTATTGATTTAATGCCAATGATATTTTCTTGGTTCGAAAATTTCAATGAACCAACCAATTATCAGTTTGATACCTTGAGAAATTATTTTGGTATGAGCAAAGACAAAGCACATGATGCATTAACAGATGTAAAACAAACGGCTGAATTACTATGTAGATTTCTGAAATTTCAAAGAAGAGTAGCAAAAAATACTCAATTTAAAAATTCATTTAGGAAAGAAAAATGTTAGACAAACTATTAAAACACATTATAAAAGATAATAAATTATGTGATAAGGTTAAACATTATCGTAACTTAAAATCCCGCATTAATGAGATAAATAGACAAATTGAAAGTGTTAAAGTATTTTATGATAATGAACTTAAAAAATTAAAAGCAGACAAAGAACAGATTCAAAATCAATGTGATCATCCTGTTTTTAGTTTTTTTGGTGATCCGTCTGGCGGGAACGATTCTTTTAATAAATGTGATGTGTGTGAAAAAATTTTCTAAAAATAAGATATATAAATGAATAAAGTATTTAAATATAACTGTGGGTGTCAATTTCCAATTATAGGTTATCAAGAAACCAAATTTGGGAAAAAACCTTTGCTAGAATTTAATCCTGACATTGAAAAAATACCACTAGAATGTCAACGCACATGGGATTTATTATGCGATGGTAATGTAGTAGGTTGTTTTCAATTGGAATCATCACTAGGGCAATTATTAGTAAAAAAATTACAACCGCGAAATATAGAACACCTATCAGCGTTAATTGCAATAATGAGGCCCGGTCCCAGCGAAAGTTTAATAGATGGAAAGAGTATTACACAAAGATATATAGACAGAAAAAACGGAAAAGAAGAAATAACATATTTTCATCCCGCATTAGAACCAATTCTAAAAGATACTTATGGTCTTTCTATATTTCAAGAATCACATTTGCGTATTGCACAAGAAATTGCGGGATTTACATTAGCAGAATCCGATATCCTACGAAAATGTGTAGCCGAAGGTTCTATTGTTTTAACACAAAGTGGCCCAAGGTATATAGAGCAAATTGCATTGCAAATGTCAAAAGGGCAGTGTAATTATAAAATATTATCCACGAATGAAAGTGGACAATTGAAGTATTATGATATAGAAAAAGTGTGGCCTACGGGCAAACAAATTGTATATCGGATAACCACAGACAGCGGACATCATATCGAATTAACAGACAAACACCAAGTATATACCAAACAAGGCTGGAAAAAAGTTGTAGAATTAACCAGAAAAGATTATGTTACTATTTCAAATCGGTATCAATATGAGGGATGTTTAAAACCACACCAGATTAATATTAACAAATCTATTATATTATCCTATTTTATTTTTATAGGGTATTATACCAAGGATGTATTTTTGAAAATTAGAAGTTATGATCCTTGGATTACAGAAAAGATATTAAGTATTTCACAGAAAGAATTTGGTTCAAATAGTTATACAGTTTCCCAACCTAACAGTAGACGCAAAGATATACACTTTCAAAATAAAGCATTTCAATGGTTCTCAACAATTTATACACCATGTAAGGTCAAGGAAAGATATATTCCGTCACATATTCTATATGCTGCAAATGATATTACTACAGCGTTTGTTGGAGCGTGTTTTGCAAGCAAAGGTAATATGAATGTTAAAAAGAAAAAAATATCGGTTACCACTACATCTTACAAAATAGCACAACAACTACAAATTTTATTATTAAGAGATGATATATACTCTAATCTCGTAATAAGAAATAATAGATACGATGATAGGCCATATGAATCATATCAAACATATTATATCACTATTTCAGATCCAACAAATATACGACGTTTTCTTGAAAAATATAGTCAGTACATTCCCCCCGATAAACTGGATAAAGTACGTCAAATTGAATCCGATTTATCCGATATAACAACATCATCTACAGACACACAGTATCAATTTACAAAAATAAGAAGAATTACAAAACTTGGTGAAAAACAAACATTTGATTTTACCGTAAAGGGAGAATACAATTACGGATTTATTAATGGTATCTTGGTACATAATAGTATTGGTAAGAAAAAACCGGAAGAAATATCCAAAATTAAAAAACCGTTTATTGATGGATGTGTTAAAAAGGGTATAGTAAATAAAAAAGAAGCAGAACAAATTTTTGAGTGGATACAAGCATCTCAACGTTATCAATTTAACAAAAGTCATTCTGTCAGTTATGCATTAAATTGTTATCTTTCTGCCTATTGTAAAGCTCATTTTCCTCGTGCTTTTTTTACATCATATTTACATTACGCACAAGGGAAACAAGATACATTACAAGAGATAAAGAAGTTAATTTTAAATGCACGGTCTATGGATATTCAAGTAAATCCGCCAAACATTATTCATCAAAACACAAAGTTTAAACTTATTGATCAAATAATTAGATTTGGTCTTTCCGATATCAAAGGTATCGGACAGTCAATGATTGAAAAATTAAGCAAAATTATTTATCACACAGAAAAAACAATACAAAAAAATATTATATCATGGAATTGGATGGACTTTTTGGTATATACAAGTAGTCAAATTAACTCAACAACATTAAAAGCACTTATATGTTCAGGTGCATTAGATCATTTAAACCAACCACAACCACGTACTAAAATGTTATATGAATATGATCAATACAATCAACTAAGTAACCATGAAAAAAAATGGTGCCAAATATTTTATAAAAATTTTAATAATGGTATTAACTTATTACAGCTATTGAAAGAATTATATAATAGTCCAATAGGTCAAAAGGGTGGGTGTGTTAACACTAATCGTAAAGAAAAAGTGCGTAGTTTGATAGACATGCTACAAAACCCCAAAAGATTACTTAAAGATAATCCGGCATGGGTATCAGCACAAGAAGAATTTTATCTTGGAGTACCACTTACACATTCATCTGTTGAATCTTGCGATATTTCTCAAGCAAATTGTACTTGCGATAATTTTCTTAAAGGCTTATATAAAAAGCCAATTTTTTTACCTGTTGTAATAGATAAGGTAGTAGAAATTAAAACTAAATCAGGCAAAAATCCAGGGCAACCTATGGCATTTATGAATGTTTCTGATATATCTGGTAGTGTAAATGCAGTTATTTTCCCGGATGTTTGGATTAAAGTTAAATCTTTGGTTGTAGAAAATAATCATGTTATGATGATTGGTGGTCCTGGAAAAAACGATAGTTTTATTGTAAATGCATTATACCAGATATGAAGCTTGACTTTTCTTGTAATTGTGGTATTATAGTACAACTAACACTACTAATAAGGAGTTATCAATGAACAAAGTAATCTTACATGGTAATTTAGCACGAGATCCAGACGTAAAAGTTGTTCAAATTGGGGATCGTAATGTTACTGTTGCTAACATTGTAGTAGCAGTTTCTAGACGATATCGTAAAGCCAATGGTAATTATGAAACAGAAACAACTTTTGTACCGTGTGAGGCTTGGGACAGTGGAGCTAAAACGATTGGTGATAGATTGGTTAAAGGATCTCCGGTACTCATTGAAGGATCTCTGAAAATGGAAACATGGGAAACTGATGGACAAAAACGTTCTAGAATGAAAGTTAGAATTACAAACTTTGATATTTTATATCGAAAACCATCGTCTGATGTATCTACTAATGATGAAACCAAATCAACATCTTTTTAATGATTACGGATCAATTTGTTACACAATATACTAAATTGGTCATACATTTAGCTAAAAGTTTGCACCCATCTAACTCAACAGAGTTGGATGAATTTATACAATATGGTTATCTTGGATTAGTAAAAGCATTTCAAAATTATGATTCATCTCGCAAAAATAAATTTTCAACTGTAGCATGGATGTATATTCGTAATGAAATTATCAAATATATTAAATATTGTTATAAACATAAAAAATGTAATCACTATAATGTTGATACATGTACTTATTTAGAAACAATGGGTTTTCAAGAATTGATTCCATCTTGCTTAACAAATACAGAATTTACAGTTGTTAATCTTAAATGTCAAGGCTATAATTTTACTGAAATTAGTAAATTAATACCTTCTATAAAAAACAGAAAACAAAGTAGTAAAATTTATCATAATGCTATTTCAAAAATCAAAAAAGCGAATAAATAAATGACCAAGAAAAAAATATTATTCGTTGGTGAAGCATCATATTTAGCTAGTGGATTTGGCACATATGCAAAAGAAATTTTGTCACGCTTATATAATACCAATAAATATCATTTGGCAGAATTTGCTAGTTATGGAGCAATTAATGATCCACGCGACAGAGATATTAAATGGAGATTTTATGCAAATACTGTACAAAAAACAGATCCAAGATATAAACAATACAAATCACAACAAATAAATGAATTTGGAATGTGGCGTTTTGAAAAAGTATTATTAGATTTTAAGCCCGATATTGTTTTTGGTATTAGAGATTATTGGATGGATGCATATATTACAGATTCTCCATTAAGACCGTTTTTTCATTGGGTTTGGATGGTTACAGCAGACAGTATGCCACAAAAAGATGAATGGATAGAAACGTATATGGGAGTAGACAGTATATTTACATATACAGATTGGAATATGAAAGAATTGGCAAAAGAAGGACATGGAAAAATTAATCTATATAGTGCTGCACGACCGGGGGTAGATTTGGTTCAATCTTGTCCACCAAAAGACAAAAGACAGTATAAAATTGATAAGGGCATTGATCCAGATTCTTTTATTATTGGTACAGTAATGCGTAATCAAAAACGCAAATTATTTGCAGACTTATTTCGATCTTTTCGGTTATTTTTAGAAAAATGTTATGCAAACAATCAAACAGACTTGGCACACAAAACATTTTTATATTGTCATACTACATATCCAGAAGGAGCAGGATGGGATATCCCAAAATTATTAGCAGAAGAATGTATTGGTCACAAAGTTATTTTTACTTATAAATGTAGAGCATGTAAAAAACCGTTTTCATCATTTTTTCAAGATGGTCGCACTGTTTGTCCACACTGTAATTCTGTTGCTGCTGTACTACCATCGCCGCATGAAGGTATATCAAGAAAAGAACTTACAGATATTTATAAATTATTTGATTTATATATTCAATATGCAATTTGTGAAGGATTTGGACTTGGTTTAACAGAAGCAGCAGCATGTGGTGTTCCATTAGCTTCAGTAGATTATAGTGCTACAACAGATATTATTAAATATACTGATGGTTTTCCACTTAAAATTCAGAGAATGTTTCGTGAGTTAGAAAGTCATTCATATAGAGCATTACCAGATAACGAATATTGTGCAAATTTTATTTATCAATATCTCAATTTACCAGAAGACAAAAAAATATTATATCAACAAAAAGCACGACGAGCAGTCGAAAAATATTATAATTGGGATAACACCGCAAAAATTTGGGAAGATTATTTTGATAATGTAGTCTTAAAAGATTTACAGGGTAAATGGAATCATCCACCACGATTTATTAAAATACCACCATCATTACCAGAATACACACAAAAACTTAATAACAAACAATTTATTACATGGATAATTACTAATATTTGGAATCGTCCAAACCAAGTTAATAGTAGATTCGCAATGGAAATTTTACGTGATTTGAATCATGGGGCGGTAAAACACAATAATAAACTAGAAAAAATTACGCGAGAAGATATATTTAAAAATTTTGCTCTAAAAGCCACAATACATAATAAATGTGAACAAATTAGGTGTGGTTTAACTACGTTACCAAATGAAGATTTTATTCAATATGCCCATTTAAAAGAAAAAGTTAATCAATGAAAAAAGTTTTATTTGTAGCACCATACCGAAGTTATACAGGTTGGGGTGAAGCTGCATACGACTATGCATTAGCTTTAACTCATACAAATTGTGATATTACTTTGCGACCAATATGGATGACAAATAGTGTACGACCACATATTCCAGAAAAATTAAAAAGATTAGAACAGAAAATAAACACTGAGTACGATGTTGTCATACAAAAAGTATTACCACATTTATTAGAGTTTTCTAATGATTTTCATAAAACGATTTGTTTGTGTACATTTGAAACCGCAAACTTAAAAAATACAAATTGGCCATACTACATTAATCAAGTGGATGAATTATGGGTACCAAGTACACAAGAAAAACAAAATTTAAAAGAAAGTGGTGTAAATATTCCTATACATAATATTAGTGAACCAATAGATGTTACCAAATTTAATAAGGAATACGACATTACACCGTGGAAGAACTATGAATTAGAAAACAAGTTTAATTTTTACTTTATTGGTGAATACATTGCCCGTAAAAATATTAAAGCACTTTTGACAGCATTTCATAGAGAATTTAGTAGATCAGAACCAGTTAATTTAATTATTAAAACAAATCTAGGTGGTGTTTCGCCAGATGATTTAACGCAACAAGTACAAAAAGACATTTTACAATTTAAAAAACAGTTAGGTTTATATCATAACATAGAATATTATCATTCTGAATTACTTATCACAGAACATCTTACATATGAAGAATTGTATGCATTACACCAAATATGTGATTGTTTTGTTATGCCATCATATGGAGAGGCATTTTGTCGTCCTGCAATAGATGCTATGGGTTTTGGTAATACTCCTATTGTTACAGATAATACAGGTATGACATCTTTTATCTCTAATGTAGAAGGATATGTTGTACCAAGTCATCGTATTCCAGTTTATACTGAACACAAACCATTACCTCAATTATATACTGGATGGGAACTGTGGTCAGAAATTGATATATTAGCACTTCAAAAAGCAATGAGACAAGCATATGAATTAACTGGTTTAGAAAAGGTACATAAACAACAAGTCGGACGTGATGCAGTTCAAAAATTAAGTTATACTAATGTTGGACAACAAATTGGACAACTGATTAAGTGAAAGGATTATTTGTGACATTTCCTACAAATCACGTTATAAAATCTGCTATATATAAAACAAAACCTCTTAACATATTATGGTTTCCATATAACGGACTGTTTGAACATTTATTATTTCAAGGTAGTACGCACAAATTTTATGGTTGTATTCAACACTCATACATTAAATGGGACACTACACTATATAATCCCGGCTCAAATTTTCATCCTTTACAAGAATACAAAACATTACCAATTAGTATAGATTTTGACCTAATTGTGTGTAATGATAGACTTGAACAATATTCATATGCACAGCAGTTGTCAGATGTATTACATTTGCCATTGCTAATAATTGAACATACATCGCCTATGAGTATTATGAAGTTAGAAGATATATTTCTTATAGAAAAACAACAACAACCGGATTTTACAGTTGTAGTAAATGATATAATTAACAAATCCTGGAATAAAAATTATCATGTTATTAAATATGGTATTCCAAATATAGATATAACAGATAAATTGTCGAACAAGAAAACACAAGCTATTATTATTGGGCAATTTTCACAATCTGAATATGCCAAGTTATATAAAATTATTAACACAATTAAGATACCTATTCTAATCATTGGGGATAATAAAGATATTTCTAATACAATGTCATACGATCAAGCAATAAAAATATTGAGTGAATCACGATTTGTAATCAACATTGGCAAAGAAGAATGTTATCCGCTTACATTATATTTAGGTATGGCCGCCGGATGTATTCCCATTTCAGCCACAAATAATTTTATAAATCAAAAAGAAATTATGACCTTTAAAACTTTAGATGATTTGGCAAAAATTATTAATAAAGTTATACAATATAGAACAAATACATTGGATGCTTTGAGTGTAAAATATCAAAAATTAGCATTAAGTCAATTGTCTAATTTAGAAACTTTTTGTCAACAATGGGACAACTATTTTGAAGACATTGCACAAACTGTATATATAAGGAAAAATTAATGAAGATTAAAATTATTTTACCTAATAGGCAAACGCGGCTATATAATGAATGTATACCAATCAACATACAAGATGTAAAACATATGGTGCCTGATAGCATATGTGATTTTATTTACTTAGAAGATTGTTTAGATTATGTTCCAAATAGACAACATTACTTGGAATTAATAGTACAAAAATTAAAATATGATGGAAAACTTATTGTGGAAGGAAATGACTTAACTGATATAGTATATAGATTACATGGTGGTCTTCATTTAAATGTAGATAATATTCAACAATATTTATATAACGGAAGACAGTCTATTAGTAATTTACCAACAATGAAAGAATTACTTAGAATGTACGGATTAACTATTGTGCTATCAAAATTAGTAAATTGGAGTTATACTATTACAGCTAAAAGGCCATTTCCAAATTATGAAAATAAGAATAACTGTACCCGGGATACTAACACCATATAACGAATATATTCCGATTTTTCCGGCAACCCAATCATCGTCAGTGTATGACGAATGTATTCCAATTAACATATATAGTATTAAATATATGATACCAAATAACACTTGCGAATTCATTTATTTAGGAGATCGTTTAGATTATATATCGAACAGAGAACAAATTTTACAATCTATCGTACAAAAACTAAAACCCAATGGAGAATTAATTATAGATGGCAACGATTTAAATAGTATAATACATCAATCCTCTAAAGATATAACTAAAATTCAATACTATTTATATAATGGCAAACAATCAGTTAGTAGTTTACTAGAAATGAAAAAATTACTTAAAACTTATGGATTAGCTATTATATTCTCAAAATTATTTCATTTAAGTTATACTATTATAGCCAAAAAACCACTCCCAAAGGATTCAAAATGAAATTGGATACTCCATGCAAGGAATGTATTTTTGCACAATACAAACAACATACGCAAATTGGATGTATTCTAAATACACTAGAACAATTTCGTAACATTAAAACAACAGTGTTAGAAGCATATGATGAAGATAAAGAATTTTATGTAATTCAGGGTCGTATATGTCATAATTTTCGCACAAAAATATGGCACGCATACAATCGAACATTAGAAGAACAAAAAGCAGTATTAAATAAAGAAAATCGCCTAAACTATCAAGCCATCATTATTGCTAATAACAACTTAGATCAAATAAAAAACACTTTAAATGATGTATTGCAACAAACACTACCAACACAACATATTACAATTATCAAACCATTTAATAGCTTAATATCTAACACTGTACTACTCGAATTACTTAAGCCATTAAAAATTAAATGGAGATTGCAAAATACTATTAATTCACAAACTACTTTTGGTAATTTAATTGATTTTGTTGTGGATATTATACATCATATGTATTATGCAGTGTTTAATGCTGGATGCAGAATTGATAAATTCTTTTTTTCTACATTAAATGACTTAGTATATAAAAAATTATACCAATTAACTATCTTAAAACCAAACCAAGATGGTAATGGTTATATAGTACATTATTTGGTACATAAAATGTATAATGGACACGCACAAGAACCACTTATAGATAAAATAGAAAAGGATCAAATAGATATAGAAAGTATAGAAAACTTATGTCCGAATCTACTAACATAAATCCGGAAGTGATTGTTACTGTTGCTGGCACACAATCACTAATTAAACAAGATTATCCGTTTGTAAATTTTATAAATAATAAGAAAAATCCTCCGGTAGCATTTAATGAAACAATTAAAGAGAATTTCCAAAAGGACAAAGATGTTATCTATGGATTTTTATCACCATATAATAATTTTGCTGCTAAAGACAGTATTACACATATCGTTGATATGTTCAAAGAATATCCAGAAATTAACGGAATATATTCAGATCAATATTATATTGATGAACATGGTAAAAATATATTATTATATCCATCATACCACTATGACAAAATTCGTAAATACAGAATAAATTGTCCATTATTTTTTAAGTTGAATAAATTTGAGTTATTTAATGAACAATTGCGGTATCTATATTTTATGGATATGTTATATAGATTGTGTAGATCAACAGTAATGTTTCATATTCCCGAATTATTATTTACTACACAACATACCACTAAAGAAAATATTGCTCATGATTTATCATTTTTTCAACAGTATATTGACAATTAAATATGCCTAAATATATCCATACCATAAAACAAAATCAACCCAGTAAATCAATTAAATGTAGTGTTATTATTCCCGCTGCTGGTATAGGTTGGAGAATTCAATCTTACGGACCGAAATCATTATTGCAAATTACACCAAATATAAATATTATTACACATCAATTAAATACCATACATAAAGCCTTAAATGGAAATTATGAAATCGTTTTGGTAACTGGCTACAAATCTGAACAAATTATGAATTTAATGCCAAATAATATTATACAAGTAGAAAATGAAAGATATGAAACAACAAATGTAGTTAGAAGTTTAGGTATAGGTTTAAGAGCGGCAACATCTAATCGTGTAATCATCATTTATGGCGATTTAGTTTTTAATATACATGCTTTGAATTTTCCGCGAAGAAGTAAATCTTATATCCTTATTGATAAATCTGGTTACATGACAAACAACGAAGTAGGATGTACAATTGTAGATGATAAATTGCAACATATGATTTATGATTTACCTAATAAGTGGGCACAAATATTATATCTTACTGGTGATGAATTGTCTTTGTTTAAAGAAATCTGTTGGGATAAAACAAACGAAAATACATATACGTTCGAAGCACTTAATAAAATGATTGAACATGGTAGTAAAATTTATGCGATAAGTCCACCAAAAATGAAAGTAAATGATGTAGATTGTATGAAAGATATGTTTATAGCAAGAAAAATTCTTAGATGTAGAAATTAAATCACAAATGAAAGTTGTTATCACAAATACTAATAATTTGATTCTTAACGGCATTGCTGCTAGTTTTACTGCATTGCACCAAACTATTATATGGAATACACAAATTAAACCCGCGTATGATATGATGATAGAAATGAATCCTGATATTGTTATTTGTCATACGTCGTCAATTGATTCCATTGTTAAAAAAGCACTTCAAGAATATAGGCAACAATATAAACTGGTTTTATGTGACTCATGCCCTATTCCCGCAACATTGATTGATGAACTTAATCCAGACCTTATATGTGGATTAAATACTGAACAACCAATCATAGACTCTTTACGAAAATATCTTACATTACACAATGCCGCCAATAGCAAACAATATCACAGCGGTATTTATGATCCAAAATTAGCTACACAATTATTATATGTATCAAATATTGCACCAAACGACTTTATTCTACAAACACTAACAAATATAGCTAATGGTACAAATTTACAAATAAAAATTATTGGACCATATACAATACCATTTGTAGAATATTTAGGACAAACATCTTTAGAAGAAACGGCCAATTTTTTTACATCGGCCCAAATTACACTGGATTTTGATAATAATTCGTTGTATGATGTAGCATATAATAATGGTTTTGCAATATCTAATCGTAATAATGGTTACTACCCATTTATTGGTATGGATGCATTATTAAATGATAACGAAGCGTACAACAAATACTATAAAGCATTAATAGATCATATTCGATTTTATCTATATAATAACGATGAACGACAATTATGGACCAGAACAGCCAATAAAAATATACAAGATAATACATATTGTCATCAAGTTGATGCCATTCTTCAACAACTAGAAATATCATAGGAATTTAGCATGAATAAATTTGGCATATTAACTTATGCGTTAGATATTTCACAACAAGGTTTACTTATCACTAAAAATATGAATAATTTAGTGGAGGATAAAAATATTGGATATTATGATCCAATTGTATTTTATAGTGATTATTACCAACATGTTCTTACACCGTTGTTTGCCATGATGCCTTTGGTAGAAGCTTGGAGATTTAATGGTCCCCTTATATCTACAAACATAGAAACCACACAATATATGATGAAATGTATTGGTACTGAACAAAAGTTTTTTTATGTTATGGATTTAGAATGGTTAAATATGAAACAATTAATCTTTAAGCATCTAAATAAAATATACAATAATGATAGTATACATTTAATTGCACGAAGTAAATTACATGCTGATGTTTTAACTAAATGCTGGAAAAAACCAATAGCAATTATTCCAAACTTCAACTATACTCAAATTATCGAATTAATATTTAATTATGAAAAAGCATGAATTAGAAAATAAGTTAACATACGATTTTTTTGAGCGTGAGTATAACCAAAAAGGTAAAAGCTTTAATATGATCGCAGAAGAACTTGGTACATATGCTAATTATATAAGACGTAAAGCATACAAAGTAGGTTTTAAGCCAAGAACACAATCGGAAGCTCAAAAAATTTCTCTTAAACTTGGTAGACGACTGCATCCAACAAAAGGTAAACATCACGATAAACAAACCAAATACAAAATAGGCGAAAGCAGGGCCAAAGCATGGCAAAAAATTGATAAAGAAACACTAACTAAATTAAGTGAAGCAGCTAAACAACGATGGAATAGCAGGGATATTAAAAGTAGACAACAATTTACAAAAATAGCTCAAGACGCAATAAGAAAAGCCGCGAAAGAAGGATCAAAACTGGAAAAATTTTTATTCAGCGAACTTAAAAAATTAAAATATGTAGTTGAAAAACATAAACAATACATCGTTGCTAATGATAAAATTCATATTGATTTATTATTACCAACACTTGGTATTGCAATTGAAGTAGATGGACCATCTCACCATAAACCGATATGGGGGTTGAACGAATTTCAACGTAGTCAACATATAGATAAAATTAAAACAGCATTATTATTCGATAAAGGATTTTCAATTATCAGGATTAAATACGATAAATCTCCATCTAAAACTAAATGTCGTCAGATATTACAAAAAGTCTTAGATTGTATTAACAAAATTAAAACTAAACAATCCAACCGTACTATCGAAATTGAGGTATGATATGTATGAATATCAAAAAATGAAAGTGAAAGAAATTAAAGAAATCTTACATAGTAAGTATAATTATGATCTAAGTCGATATAACATTAAAGGTAAAACAGCATGGGTACAATTATTAAAAGAAGCAGAAAGTAAAAATATGCAAGATTCATCTAATGACAATAATACAAATAATCAAATTATACCTGATATTATAGATCCAGAATGGAATGATTATGTATTAAATCTTTTAGAACCAGATGAAAAAATTAATGACAATCCTACAACAGATGGTTTACGTAGGCTAACTGAAAAACTACTTGGACCAATTGTTGAGTCAAATAGTATAATTGTACAAACACCAACACCAGAAAATAAATATCGTGCTACCGTACAGCATAATATTACCATTGAGTTCGATGAGAATGACAGAAGGCAATTTAGTGGTTGTGCAGATTCATACTATGGTAATACGGATAAATACGAACACTTTCCAATTGCAGTTGCAGAAACAAGAGCAGAAGGCAGAGCATATAAACGTGCATTAAAATTAAGAAAGATTATAGCGGCAGAGGAATATTCACAGAAAAAAGTCGATATATACGATTCACCAACTCAAAATGAAATTACAGCCTTTCAAATACAGTTTATAGATTCGTTATGCAGGCCGGACAAATTAAATTTAAACGTACAAAAAACCGTGGAACATATTTTGAATCGTTCTATTACCCATATTACACAATTAACCCATCAAGAAGCCATAACTATTAATGGCAAATTACACGAGTATCGGCAAAATCCAGATCAAATTATTGAAGAAATTAAAGGTTACCAAGATAATTGGCAGTCAATAGTAAAGGAATAATTATGAAAGTACATTATCAAGTAAATCCCAAAATGAATGTAGAATTAGAAGCTACAAAGATTGTTGATGTTTTTGAAAAATTACACAATTTCCAAGAAGTATTTGGAGAAACAAAATGTGGTAAATGTCAATCAGAAAATTTAAAGTACGTAGTCAGAACAGTTGACGGCAATAAATATTACGAATTACAATGTATCACATGTCAAGCAAAATTACAATTTGGTGTTCACAAGGTGGGTGGTAGTATTTTTCCCAAGCGAAAAGACAATCAAGGTAATTGGCTTAATAATCGTGGTTGGGTAAAATGGAATAAAAATACACAACAAATGGAATAGTCTATTTTTTACAACATCTACCACGTTTTCTTTTTTTCTTTGGTTTTTTTTGTGGTAGATCTTTTTTTTCGTTATACTCAATCCATTTTGGTGGATTGTCAGGACATCGAGTTGTTGCCCACAATATTTTATTAAGAGTATTTCCATCATTTACATAACATCCACAAATACTACATAATTTACCGTTATAATATTTACAAGGTTTACAAAATTTATTAAAAATATATTCAATTTCTTGCTGTGGACGTACTGGTTTTCCTTTTTTTAACCATGCTAATCTTTCCTGAATATACGAACTTACACGTTTAGGTAATGTTGGCGGTTTAGTATTAGCTTTTTGTAATTTCTGCCTAGATTTTACTAAAAGTCCTTGAACGTACTTGCCCATAATACTCTCTCTACTTAATTAGGAAAAACAGATAATGCAGCATTACTAAAATTACATATTGTGTTATCTGCACTATCCAATGATATATCGGTGCCGCTTAAACTTTCCAAACAATTGTTATTAAATACTGAAACCTGAGTCCATTCAGCTATTGTGTATAAATCGCCACCTTCATTACCTAAGATTGTAATGATCCATCCGTTTTCATCTAATTCCGCATAAAATCCAGCTTGCTCATCTTCAACGCTATAACATGTTATTTCTGCTTCATCAAAGGATAAAAACCACACACAGGTTTCACCTTCAACCCGTGTTAGTGTAAAACCACCATCACCAGGTCCACCACCACCATCATTAAATTCACTGCAACCTCCACAAGAACCATCAGCTATACCACCAAAAACCAATCGAACTGTCGTAGGTGTTGCATTACAAAATTCACAAAAATCACAACAACAACTACCAGCAATTATTTTCATTGTTATTCACCAGTTGCCACAATTGTTCCACAATCACTAAATTCAAACCATTTTTTAGTTACAACAAGTGCTGTACCACTACATTCAACATTAGATACATACCAAATTCTATCACCAGAACCACTTTCTGGCTTAATACCTGTAGCAAAACCAATAGTTGCCACACATGGGTCAATTTCATCTCTTGTAGCAACCAAACAATCATCTAACTCAATTTCAGCAATATTTGGTAATCCATCCAACGAAAAACTTAAACCAATACGTACATCACAATTTGTTCCACTTTCTCCGGTTCCTCCACCATCATCAACACCTAACCCTCGACCAATAATTAAATTTGACCAACGACGAGAATCTTCAATGAAATTACCACTTTCTAAACATCCGGTTGGTACGCTCTTAATTGTATTATAGGTATCTAACAATAAATTATCACCAGTTGGTACAACAGCTAAACCGTTACCAATTAACCAGGTCTTTTTGTTTGCTTGCGGAAAATCGCCTGAAGCAGGAGTTAACTTTCCATCAAAAATACCACTTTCAGCAACACAAGTGTTAAATGCTCTAATAGTAGTACCAGTATCCCTTGTAGCATCAATAATAACATATCTGGGACGGTAAGCATGTGAAGACTGAATAGTGTCATAATATGCTATTACTTTATCACCGGAAGCATATGTGTTACCCAATACATCTATTACTTCTATTTTTCCTCCAGACATCTCGTTACCATCTTTATCCCACAATGCCAAGTGCATATTATGTTCGTTAATTGTAGCAGATGCAGAAGTATCAGCAGGAGTTAACGCCTCATCTAATGTAGCATAGATTAAACGATAAGATTGGGGGGCAACCCAAACACCCCTAGCTCTATCAAGCCTTAAATCAACTGGAGCTACTGGCCAAGTTTGAGGTTTTCTAAGCCACTTAGATAAGAACATATCTGTTAAATTGCCAGTAGTAAAAATACCACTGCTAGCATCATCTTCTGAATCAGCAGCATTTGGAACCGGTTTACCATCCAGATCATATCCCCATGAATGTAAAAGAATGGGTCCACGGAGTGCAAACATACGGTAATGATCGGCATAATTGGCACCATCTGTATCATTATAACCAACAATAGGTAATGACATACCGCTTAATGAATGATCTTCTGATCTAGGAACACCAGCACCATGTCCTAAAATATCTATATCATGTCCAACATAATCACTTTCAGATACAACTCTATTTTTTAAAGCACTTCCACTAAAGTTTGGACCATTTGCAAAAGGGTTTAAATAATCAATATCAATAAGCATAGAGTATGCTGGACTATCATCGTTAATAGTTCCTGTATATATTGGAGATTGTGCATACTGTACATTACCTCTATTAAAATTACCTTCTGGTACAGAACTTACATATCCTGGTAAATTACTTTCTGGTATTGCCTCGGTAGCAACCGGCCTGATTAAACCATCTAAACTCATAAACGCTTTACGTATATAAACATCAGTATCATTATAAGTTTCTACAGGTAATTCTTTCATTTCCATAGTTGCTATAGTGGTTCTTCTTAAATTTTCCGCAAAACCACTATTAATAACTGATACTTCACCAACCAAAACTTCATGTGGACTTTTATCAGAAGATAAAGCTTTACCAAAATCCCTTATAGCTTGAATACGAGCTTGTTTGGTGGCACTTGCAGTAGTTAAATTAAATTTATTTATTAAAGCTCGATTAAACGCACGTTGTATTTTAAGATTATTCTGTCCGATTGCTTTCAATCGTTCAGCATTATTACGTGTAAAACGTCCATGTCTAGGCGTATATGTTCTCATTGTATATGATGTTTGTACTCCTTGTGGAGCAACGGTAACAGTAATATCAGTTACATTAGGACCATAAATACCCGTCCATTTACCGCTGTACTCAAAAAGTCCATATGTTACAGAAAATATACCAACACCATTAGCCCAAGTTTCACTAAAATTGTTCGTACTAGTCATTCTATTTTCTATAAGATTAGTCCCAGCACCAAAAAATCCACCACTAACGGCCCCCAATTCTGCACCTAATGGTATAACAGGATATCCAGGTACGGTAATACTACCACGTTCACCAACCTGCATATATGTAATGCCTTCATCAGCTTTTGATTGCCCAGCCAAGTTCATAGTAGTAAATCCACCATATTCCCAAGGTACTAAGCCAGGATCAATATCGACACGTATTTGTCCCACTGGCCCTTCTGTTACCCAAGGTCCGTAAGTCATTACATTACTTTGAATCCCACACGCAACAGCATCGGGTACAACTGATGGCCATTCCATAGGTGCTATAGCTTCTTTAGCACCAACATCTTTAAATATACGATCAATCAACTCAATATTTTTAAATTCAACAATCCTAAAAGCATCACCCTCGGTTGTTAAATCAACAGGTGGTCCACCTTTAGTAGTACTTACCTTAAAAGTATCATCAGTTTTTTGTACAACAAAATATTTAGTATTTTTTTCCAACGGTGCTGGCAAATCCTTTAAAGACTCCAAAACAATCTCAGTATCATTTTCTAAACCATGTGCCGTTGCTGTAATTGTATCAGTACCAGTATCGACGGACTCAGAATGTTTCGCTAAATTATACTTAATTAATTCATAAAGTAGTCTAACACTTCTAAATGGTCTACCACCATTTTGTATATGAGAAACTCTAGCTGGTAGAGTAATTACTACACGAGGACTTGTTCTGGTAGCTTTATCGACATAAACAAATTCCTCGTCGCATGTGGCTTTGACAAAAAGTGCGTCACTAAATGGATCAGAATGAACATATTTTGACACAATTCCGTAATCTTGTGGATCTAATTCTGCGGAATACAAACTATTCGCATTATCCATTCTTACAAATGTACCATATCTACCGTCTTCAAGTTTAAAAAATTCCAACAATGTATTACTGACCGCTAACCCAAGTACAAATAATTGATCTGTCCAACCACCATCAGATGGTTGTTCGCTTGTTAAAATATTACCACTCTCATCATCTATCCTAGCACAAGTATAGGGTATTCGCACCATAAACTTTTTACCATAATATTCACTAGCATAAGTATGCACCCAATTATATAACAACTGCATATCTTCTTGCAAAACAGTTGCAGGATCTCCTTGTACAACATTAATAAATGCGTTAACTCCATTCATTAAGTTAACAAAATCTCTTGCTTTAAATTCACCTTTTTGTAGTACATTATTCTTAAGAATCTTAATAAAATTTGCAGGAGACCAAACTGGACCACCGCCTTCTATATTTAGATTAATTAATTGTCCGGTGTCAGTATTTGTGTAAGCTACCCATGTTAACCATGAATCATAACCGGATAATGCTGCCAATAATTCTTGTTCATTGATTGTAGCAGTTGTATCGGGAAATTCTAAAATTTGTAAATTAAAGTTAATATTGGCTGTTGGTGCCTCAAATTGCCAATATCCAAAATCATCTTTAGTAGGAATAATAGCATCTTCATTGGCGTCCAACCCAAAAAACGGTACGATAATATCGTTTTGTTCGGGTGGATCTGGTTCATCACCATCCTCAGGATTAGTATCTTGCTCTATTTGGTAAAGAGTTTGTTTTTTTCCTCCTACAACAAAAGATGATGTAAATTCGTTACGTAATTCCACCCCACGACTAGTATTTAAACTACCCTCAGCATTATCAATAAAATTAGAAATTTGTCCTAAAGATGGTTGCGATAACCTTCTAACTGTTCTAATTTTAATTATTTTGGCAATATTACTGGATGCCCATGATGAGGATAGTCCGCGAATAGGTATTAATTCAATATAATAATCATAACCTGCATCTTCGCAAATACTGGAAATCATTTCCAAAATTGAAATATTATTTCCATTAATTCTCCAATATGCGGGCGGTGTGGGTAACTCTGATAAATCAACAAAGTAATCAGACAAATAACGTGTAGATGGTAAACCAGTAAAAGGTCCAAGAATATCTGTTCTATCATGCCCCATTAACCCAAAACCGCCAATATTACTTACATCTGCACGATTAATGCCGCGAAACACCAAGCGACCATATGGCGAATATTTTTGTACTGCTGGATCTGTTGAAATAGGAATAGAATTTAATAGTATATTCAAGCCAGTAATAACACGTAACCATTGCATGCCATTACGGTTAGTTCTAGCTCCCCCATATCCACCAGACGGTGTACCAAAAATAGCACCATCTGGCCCACCATCCCCGAAAAGGTATTTATCTTCATTTGGTAATAGGCTTTCAGTAGTTAAAGTATCCAAATATGTCTGCGGACAATCTATACCAAAAGCTTCCATAAATCCAAATACATTAATTAAGTTATATGGTCCAGTATTAGCATCCCAACCATTACCCAAAATAGCACCAGCATAATCCCCAGTAATAACACGAGCACCTTCTAAAATGCTGCGTGGATCAACCAATTGTACTGTATATACTGGATTACCAGATTCAGATTTTTGTTCAGTCCAAGATTGTATTAGACCAGAAAATTCAAAATTCTGTACACGAAACATTGCCGGACATCCTATAATATCATAACTTAATCCGACAAATCCTGGATCAGCATCATACCATGACTGTACCTTTAAATCTTCATCCCAATAATCTTTACCATCTGATGATGCACATGGATCACGAACCAAATTTACAGTTAATTGGCCAATTTGCTCGTTCCAACCAACTGTAGCCGTAAAAGATCGTACACTACAACCCAAAAAAAGCGTTTGATGATATGGACCAAAAGTAGCACCAGTTAAACAATTTTCTCCCAAAATAGCAGCATATTGTTCTGGTGTTAATGATGCATATTCATCTCGCCGTAATTTATCAATGGTTAGACTATACCCAGACTGATTACCCACAGCTTTCTCCTATATTAACATAGTGATGTATCATTTATGATATCACAATCCTGATATACAAACCTTACATTCCTAGAATATCTGCCGGTTTTAGGATTCCAGCGTTCATTGTCTGTCGTTTTGAATACTTGGTTATATGTATTAGTCAAATTGGTTTGAAATTCACATAATAATGATTCAACTTGTGTTGCTACACCGCCTGTATTTAATAAATCTGTTGCACTATCATATCCAGTTGCTGGATTTGTAACAACTTCAATAGCAATATCTCTGGAAGATTCTGTAATGGTATTAATATCTTGTAAAATTGGTCCAACTGCTCTACCCAATACAGTTAAGCGGGCCATTACATCTGTTGGATTATTATCTACAATTTCTATAGATTCAGACAGGGCTCCAGCAATACAATTACTTGGTCTATCATCATAGCTATAACTATAAGCAATAGTACCACGACTAGGACTATGTGTGATTACTTCTGAAACTGGAGTGGTATTAATTGTTCGTACAGCTACACCACTTGCCGCTAATTGAACACGATTATACAATCTATTTTGAACAACATTCCAATAACCAGATGCAGCAGCATATTTACTTTCTGTTATATTAAGGGTTGGCTCATAAGTGCGTGTCTCTAATCCTTGAATGGTACCATTAATAGTAATTTGTGTAAATGGATCCGTAATACCTTTACGTACATCCATAGTAAAATCTTCCAATGCGTTTTCGCTTGGAGTATTAACACCAGTGCTTATTACAAGCCAATTTTCAGTAACACTAAAAGTCCCAGCTAATTCATCTGCTTGTCGTGTCCTCATATGATTGTATTTACCAAAATTACTAATATCAAAATTAACCACACCTGTTGCTTCTAAATGATTATTATCAAAACCAAGTCTATTTTGCACAAAATTTTCAGCAACTTTCCATGCTGGCAATGGTACATTATCACAAGAATTGTAGTGAGTTTTTCCCTTAGCGGATAATTGATGTGATACACGTAAAACGTATGGTCCCGGGTCTGTAACGTTGCCAGGTAGTTCTAATGTGAAGTATGATCTATCATCCAGAAATTCTAAATTCCATTGTTCATTAGCACTTTCAATATAATCTAAACTATCATCTTCTCCGGCACCAGTAGGTTCATCATCAAATTCTAATTCAATAGTGAACGCTGTGGTTTCTACCCAATTATTATTAGTACGATTAAGTGTAATATTATTAATTCGTGGATGCCCAGTCCATAATACATTGCCATCACAAGCAATACCAAATGGACAACCTTCCTGTGCAAATGCAGTACGTAAATCATCCTGCAACGGCATCACATTAATTATACCAGTATCATCATCAGGTAATGGTGTTAGTACACCATCTAACGTCATGCGATATAGCGTACCTAATTTTACACCACCGTCAGATTTTTGATATATCTTATTGATGGTAACCAATGGTACTGGCGAGAAATGGTATGAACCATATGTCATTTCTGTACCCACACTATTTCTCCTTACATTACGTTACAAGCTCTTGGGTAAAATCAAAACCGTCTAAAGGTTCATTATCAACCGGATTAGTTCTTCGACGTATAACTTCACTAACACCTTTTTTAACATTCATAGCAATTTCCTGGTTAATATCACTTAAAATCTGGGCACCATTTATATTAATTTCATGCATATGTCTTACTGTACCTTCTAAACGATCTGCTTGTATCTGATTTATTCCAACTTGTCCTTGCACCGCTTCTTGTAAAGCCTCTCTTGTGGTATTTAATTGAATACGTGAATTATTAGCATGAATTATAAGATCTTTTTGATCTAATTGAATAGTCAAATTAGTTGCCCTTAACATTACTTCCTGTGCCTGCTGTAATTGTGCGGCAAGTCTTTGTTCTTCTATTCCCTGTCCACGCATTTGTAATCCCGCACCCAATCTTGGTCCAGGTTTAATGCCCATTTGGGTAAAAAATGCTTTTAAAATGCGAGTATAAGCTAGTTCTTGTTCTTCCTGCGTAAGAAATGGTTCTAAACCTTGTATACCAGTAAATAATCTTTGAAATCCCATGTGTGTTTCTGGATATTGACCAGTTCGTCTAACTTGTGCAATTGCTAACTGTCCAAATATAGCACGTTGGATTTCTTCTGGTCCCATTTGTAAAATACCTAATAATCCTCCACGAATTCTTTGTCTTTGTTGTTCTATTTCTACTAATCTGTTCTGTATAAAAGCTAACTTATCAGTATTTGTAGCTAATAATTCCAAAGCATTTCTATGATTTTTTAACTGTGTTTCTAATGAACCAAGTTCCCGTATCATATTCATAGATTCTTGTTTAGATATTCCATCTTGTAATCTAGATTCAATAGCTGTTCTTCTTTCTTGTAATTTAGTTATCCTTTCATTAATTCTAGATACTAGATTATTAAAATCATTCATAGTATATCCAGTTTTTGGATTAAATGCAATAGTATTTGTTCTAAGCCCAGTTAATGCACGTATTTGAGCACTCAATGGAGTTTCAACATCTCTCATAGTTAGCCTGCCACCAAACAAAGTGGTACGTACATTTCTTTGTTGTATTCGCAAATTAGCAACATTAGCAATTCTTGTATTAATATTAGCCTGTATTCTTGCTTGATTTTCAACGGCTTGTATATATCTTTCGTTTGCTTGATTTAAACCGTCTTGTAGTGAACGAGCAGCATTTAATGATACATCAATAAAAGGATTTACAATTTCATCTGTAAGTATCTTTAAAACTTCTTGTTCTTCTTTTCCCCCAAGTGTTAATTTTTTAAACGTATTAGTAAGCATTTCTTTTAAATGTTTATCTATTGGTAACTCTCCAATTTTTGTTATAAAACGAGAAGAACGCCCGCGTTTTAAATCTAACATAGATTTTTCAATCGTTCTTCTAGCTTTAAGACCACCCAATAAAGAATCTCGAATATCTGCGGTAGAAACCCCTAATCCCTCTTGCAATCTACCAAAAGATCTAAACAATTCTCCATAAGATCTAAGACGTATATCACTAAAAACATTTTTCTGCAAAGGTCTACCGATGGCAATATTTCCACCCAATCTTGTCGCAATTGTTTGGTTAGCCAAAGCATAATTACTACCAACGTTTATAGCACGTTGGGCACGAACAGAAATATTTGATAAAGATCTAATAGATCTCGATAACTCAATATTAGCACGATTTGCTGCTTTTGTTAATCTATTATAGGTTTTATTTAGATCTTTTTGTATTTCAGTTAATTTACTTATTTCGTTAACCTCTGGTAAAGTAGTTAAAAATTCTAATGCCTTTTCACCAGCTAATTGAACCTTACCTTGTGCTTGTAAATCAATTAATGTTTTACGTTGTTTTACAGTTCCAAAAGCACCAACAATTTGTGTTGCCAAATTCCTTGCACCAAGCCTTTGACGACCCCTTAATTTTATAAAACTTTCTAAATCTCCGCTTTTTTGTAAAAATTGTTCTAATGCCCCTAACGCTTTTTCTCCGGTTTGTATAACTTCAGGAGTACGTAATTCATTTACAATTCTTTCTTGTTCTTTCCCAATTTCCTTTTGTTGATTTTCCAAAATTTTAGAACTACCAGTGACCATTTCTTCTGCGAGACCTGCTATACTAAGAGAAAGAAAACCCGTTTTTCCAAAAATACCACCAGTAGAACGTTCAAATGCAACATCGCTAACAGATTTAGGTGTACCAAATAGTAAACTAGATTCTTCTGCCGCTAAGGCTTGGAATCTTAATTTACCACCCTTAGCAATATCAGTACTTCCAAACACTCTAATATCATTTTTTTGTGTAAACTTCGTAAAAGCATCATCTATTTTAGTAGTTGAACGTATTAGTTCATTTTGTATATTGATTAAATCCTGAGTATTATCACTTAACGAGGAAAATAATCCTAATACACCACCAATAGCTGCACCAATTGGACCACCTCCCAACGCAAAACCTGTTGCGGCACCACCAATTACACCACCAGTTACTTGTCCAGCACGTTCTCCAGCAATTTGCGTTATACCAGCTTGTAAAAATGGAACCGCAAGTAAACCGGCTACAGGATTTATATTACGAAGCCTATTTATACCCCTACCTACACCGCGTAATAAACCTCCACCACCCCCTATACCACCACGTCTTCCGGCCTTTCTTTGAAATGTTTCGGCTGTTCGCAAAGCTTCTGTATAAGCTCCCGTTGTTGAAACACCACTTTCTATTTTTTTCCAAAATCTTTTCATAGCTACCGTAGTAGCTCGTGTGTCTTTAGTAAATATTTGTAATTCTTTGCGTGCTGTGCTATATATATATTCAAATTGTTTTTCTTGCGGAAATACAGGCAACGTTGGTAAGGGTTTTATGCTTTGTTTTGGTTTTATATCACTACTAATAAGACCATAGAGCGTAGAAGGAGAAATACTTTCAAATGGTACACGTTTTTTGCCTATACCAGTTCTAGCAACTACTTTAGATTTTGCAGCTTCTGTAGAACGACGAGCAAGATTTGTTAATCTTTTAATTGGATCTTCTTCAATCAATTTTTGTTCAAGTTGTTGCACACGAACAAGACTTTTAAGACCACTACCTTTAACCATAGATCGTGCTACAGATCTAGCAGTAATATTTTCTAGTGTACGACCATGAATATCTCTTAATTTTTTTTCTAAAGATCCACCATCAGCAAAATGTACAAGACCACCTTTTCCAAACTGATTTAACATTTTAAGATTTGTTAGACCAATTTTACTGACAGACTTTTTATTAATAACAAACTCACCAGGAGTTAATAAAGCAGGAATAGAATCCTTGTTACCACTACCAGGGATTAATCCACCAGTTGCTTGACCAAGATGTCCACGCATCCCACCAAAAAATCCTCTCTGAACATTTAAAAATCTTTTCGCTAACGGAATTCCTCTAACTATACCCAATACAGTTAAAAATGGTAAAGCTTCTCTAATTGTGCGACCCAAATTAATAAATGTTCGTGTAGTTAATAATACTAATTCTATTAAAGTCTTAAATGTTTGCGTTTCAGAAATTTCACGTATAAGTTTTTCAAATTCTTCACGTGTTCTGGCAATTTGATTAGCTAATGTTTGTTGTGCTTTAACAATATCATCATTGACTGACAATCTTCCTTTTTGAGCAACAATTAAAGCTTTTTCGGCTTTTTCAAATTGTTGAATCAACGGAATTACTTTGCCAATTTGCCGAACACCACCCAACTGTTGAATAATTTCAAAGAATTGTCTGGATCGTGGGTCTAAAGTTCCTAATTTTTGACTAATTCTGCGTAAAGCTTCATATACACCAACAAAATTATCTTCAGCATCACGCAACTTTACACCCATTTCTACTAATACATCAACAGTACGTGAACGCTGTAATCTTGCAAAAATAGTACGCAATCCAACGGCAATTGTTTCAGCACTTTCTCGTGTAGTAGATCGCACAGCAGTAAATAAGGCCAACAATTGTTCAAGTTGTTCTCTTGGTGTTCCAATACCTTGAGATGCTGCCGTAAATATTCCACCGGTTTTACGAATAACAGTAATTAAATCTCCCATTTCAACTGCAAATCTACCAGCAATAGCGTTCATAGCTCCAAATACTTCTTCCAAATTTTTAGCATCAAGACTAGTACCCCTTGCCTCATCCCTAAATTGACTCAAAATAGCAATAGCACCTTCAGTAGCTTGTGTAAGATCACTGAATGTTGGTAACAATGCGGCCTTACTTAATGCCTGTAATGCTACTTGTGTTTTACTAGCACTTAATCCAGTTTGAGTTAATAACTTTGCTACACCAACTAACTCTTGAGATGAAACCCCAAAAGTAGTGCTCAAACGACCAATCTCATTTGTCAAACCAACTAGTGAACGAGTAGACTTTCCTGTTATCTGAGCAACTTTAGTCATTTCTTTTTGAAATTCAATTGCATTACCAATAGCACCAGTAATTTTTCTGAATAATCCAAACGTAGCTGCGGTAGCTACCACAAATCCGGTATACCTACGAATAGCTAAACCAGATACACGACCAAATTCTGCAATTTCATCTCTAACTTCTTGAACTCCCTTTTTTACATTACGCAATGGTGCTTTGGATTTCGTAAGAGTATCATTAAGAGCACCTATATTAGTATTAAGTTTTTGATAAGTATTCAATACATCACTAGGTACTTTTATACCAGCAAAATCACGAGCTATTTGGGCACGAGCTAACTTGGTATCTACACCACCTATAATCAGCTTACCAGTTAATTGAAAATCAGCCATAACTATCTCATTATTAAGAGAGTGATATTAGTTATTCACTATTTGTTGTCATTTCCTTAGCTGGTTTTACAACCTCACCACTATCATTAGTAAAACCTTTAAACTCTACTTTATATGTACCATCATCAGTAATAACATTACCATTATCATCAATTAATTCGCCATTTTCGTTAATTAGCCTTCCATACTCATCAATTAATTTACCATCTCTGTTGATTAATTTACCATCTTGATTAACCAGTCGTAATTTATCATCTACAAAACCGTAATCTTGCAGAAACTTGTTTTCGGGTAGGTTTTTGTCTGTTTCATCATTTAACCTGTATAAAATACTGGCTAATTTAGATGCCGCAGTATATGCTACTTCTGAGTTATTATCACTTAAATACGCATCCAAATTTTTGAAATAAGGTACTTCTTTAGCATCTTTAGTATCACCAAGACGTTCTTTTAGACATACAGAAACCAAATAATTAAATGCCATATTATCTGCTTGTCCTTCAGCGGTATAATTTTCTAGTTGAGCACGTGCAGATAAAATTTCTTTCATTTTTTGTCGTACTTCTTGCATATCTAATGCTATATCTTTGGCTTCATTAATATTAATACCACCTTCAGATAGTTTCTTTTCACCTTCATTCAAACGTATACGTAATTGATTATATTCTTTCTCTTTTTCCTCATCCAAAATTTTCTGCTTTTTTATAATGTCATCTAATTGTATCCTTAATAATGCACCATTACTCAATGCTTCATTAAAAACCTTATTCCTAACATTATTTGCTTCTTGTTGATCTTTAAAAGTTGGCTCATAAATCCTAAAAAACTTTTGTTTACCATCAACATTAAGCTCAAAATCTACATAAACCCTGCTCATAATTTCCTCCTATTTAACTTTACTAACAACAAACTTAGTACGAATTTTATCCCACGATATTGTATATTGAGCAATTTCATCAAGACATGCTCGTTGTTGTGCATTTCCTAAATTTAGAATATCGGTTCTAACCATTTGCCATTGTTCAAAAAATTTTATTTCATCTTGGGTTAAATCTTTTACATCTTTACCAATTCCCCATAAATGGCCAAACCTACGTTCAAATTTATCTAATGCTCCAATCATAGTAGTTTGAAACTTTTTCTTAACTTTATCTATCAATCGCTTTTTCGAGTTCTGACGATATTGTTCCCTTTTGGCTTTCTTCATATCATCAACAGTTTGTTTCATATAATAATAATCATAATCCATAATGTATCCTCTCTACCCTATACGTTAGATCTAACATGATCCAAAAATTGTTGTCTCGAACGCTCGATAATTTCTAATTTACGATCTGGTAAATCTGAATCTTTTACTTTACCCTTTTGCTTAATTATTTGTTGTCTTTGGTGTTTAATCATTCTGCTACTCATATCGTTTAAACTATTAATTTCTTCAACATCTTTTTTAGAATTAGCCATCAAAAATATTTCTTGAGCATTTTCATGTTTTGGATTAATATGTTTTTTTACTTGTTGTTGTTTCCTTTCTGTTTCAAGTTTTCTCTGACAATCAATTAACCATCCATCAAACATATCATCATCTTCTATAACAGTACGAGGTGGACAATCCGGATTCTCATAAGCCTGATCATACATTCTTGAATATAATATCAGTTGTTGTTGCTCGTCAGTCAAGTTAATCAAGCGTCTATTAAATGGATTAGGTTTACCAATATTCCAATATAATCTCCACTGATCACATCGTGCTAACTGCCGATATTGAGCAATAGAAATTTGTTTTTGAACTTTTTGTTTAAATAAATATTCCAATAATGGAAATGGAACATCAGAACCAAAAAATAAATTACCACACTCATCATAGGTGGTTTTAGTTAATATGAACTGCTGAGTTAGAATATTAGCGTAACCTTCTAACGTTACATAATCCAACATATGGCGGGTTTGATATATTTGATCTATTGATGCATATAATCGCTTAATTTCCTGCCTGATCCTATTCTGCATACCATAATTATATAGAGCATGAAATAATCTAACTTTAAGATTGGCTAATTGATCATAATAACGATTTAGGCTTTCATCGTCACATTTATTATATAATCCAAGTTGAATTAATTTTTCTTTGCAAGTATGCGGCGAAATCCAAGAATTAAATTTGTGTTTTTCAATGATATTATCGTAAAATTGTTGTGCCTGCTGTTTAATATCTAGAGTTGGCTGCACAATATAAACCACACGACCATCAACTATACATTTAAATTTGCCGTGTGCAATTCTCCAGATTAATTGATCTATCTCGGTTGCAGTCATGATCCAGATACATTCCCCACATCCTTAAGCACAGCCTGTGCAGATTTTTTGCGTAATGTATCAAGTTCCTCTTGCTTAATCTTCAAAGATTCCTGGTACTGTTTAATTACTTTTTCATACTGCTGAAGATTAACAAATAGTTTGCCAATAATATACAATAATTCATCAATATTGTAGTTTTGTCCCATATTAATCCTCTCTATGTCCTAAAATAATATATAAAAAGGTCAGGTGCTTGCCTGTCAAGGGATATCAATGTTTCAGACTATCGCACATACTGACCTATATTTTTTAATCAGTCAACCATTGAATTCTATTTGACCACCATGTATTTCCAGATGCATGAGGATCTCCACTATGTAAAATAGTTAAATCATTAAAAGTTGTAAAAGTGTATGATACAGCTACATTACCACCACCAGCATCTCCACCGCCATAATTAACTGATGACAATTTGTTTTTGGTACCAAGATAAATACGTGTACCTTCACATGTAGCAATACGAATTGTACGGTCTTTTAAGTTACCTAAATCTTCGCATGTAGTAGAACCAACAGTATAAATTCCCGCTTCAGTAGCAGAAACCATATCACCACTAGTTGACGTTACTTCAATTTCACATGTAACTTCAACTGGAAACGCTACATTACGATGATATGGTGCTTTTTGTCCCAATTCAAATATAGATTCGCGTCCAAAATCTGCTGAAACTGTAATATTTGATATATGTGCAGCATAAACATTATTCTGTAATTCATTAGTACCTGAATCAGAAATACCAAATACTTCTGGTGGTAAAATGGTTGCATCAGGATCTTTTACCATTCCGTTAACATCTAAACCATTAGCACTTGTATAAGAAAAATCTAAATGTTGACGCCTATTAACACCTTCCGTAGTTTGTGGGCTATCATCGCCATCAAATGCACCATCAAATGACAATGAAGCAGCAATACCACTTGCGGCCGGGTTTACAATTTTAGGATCTGCCAACCAAATTTTATCATTCCCAACCAATGTCAAATCTTCATTAAAATTGTCTTCTAACGGAAAATTATATCCTACTGAAGATACATACATACCAGAATTTTGCACAATTGAATCAGCAGTTCCAGTAGCATATGATAAAGTATCACTAAAAATAGATAAAGCAACAAATGTTCTAGTATTTGATCTGCCGGATAGAGTTGGATCTGAAGTCGTACTATCCATTGTGGCTAAGTGAAATAACAACGGATATGCATCTAGAACCTTATTTAAGGTAATCTCAATATCTGGAATTTCTTCAATATGGTCATAAATAGATAATTGTCCCAGCTCAAATACCTGACGAACGTTAAAATTTGTGCCCACGCTCGCACTTTGTACACCATGAGCAGCAGTGTAGGAATCACCGGGAGATGAGTCTTTTTTAAATCCTACCTGTTGAATTGCATAATGAATTCTATTATTTGCAGCCATTATTTTCTCCTATAAAATTTTATCATCTATATAATAAATACACAAAAATATATTTTCTAACAACTTTTTACAGCTTATTCACCTGCCAGCTTATTTTAATACATAACACCAACATTATACATTTATAAAAATTCCAATGAAACAGTTTACCCAATATCACCATAAATAAGTTCGCATGTAGTTCTTACAACGCCAGCATGAAGTCTCGGATTTAATGTTTCGATATCAGAAGCAGTAGAATTTTTAAACCAACATTTTTTCCATCTATAACCGTTGGCCTCATTTACTAAATCAGGGTATGTGTTATTATTAACACGCACACCACGATAATCTAACGGAAAAGCTTGTGCAGCAGCTACAGCATCACTATCAAATAGCCAAATAGCTCTATCGTTTTGTAATTGCAAAATACTCATAATCTTATTACGCATATGTCTAGTATCAGCGATAACGTGAAATAGCACATCTTGTAATACACGTAAAGCCCCGTTACCCAGTTCATATCCTTCAGATATTCCTCGTGGAACGGCTTCCACAATAACTACAGGCAATTGTATTCTATGATGGTTACCAATTGACCAATCACCTGTTTGATCATCTTGCGTAAATTGTATATCATCTGCCCTTAATGTACTATATTGCACTTCACGCCACCAAGTAGCAGTATCAGCAACATAAGTTTGTACAGTACGAAAACTATAAGATAAATGAACTGTTGCAGAGGTAGAAATAGCATTATCAAAAATCAGCCGCCCATTTGGATAATCAATAATATAACCGGACGTTACAGATACGTTATCCACTAAAACCGAAGTAATATCAATTGGATTACGAGTAGTCCCATTATCGTCGAAATTCACGTTTTGTTCCCACACCCAATCTTTTCTAACAGCTTGCCATACTTGACCGTTTGTGTATGAATTATCGTGCATATATCTTAACACATGAAAATTGCCACTAAATACATCAACCTGTGGTATATCAACATCAGTCCAACCACCTATTTTCAAAAAAGCCCAATCTAACCAATATTTTAAATTATATTCTAATTCAGTTAAGAGTTGAACTTGACTAATATTGGTTATACCTTTAAAAACCGTATGACTAACTTCTGACATCAAAAACCCTTATTTGCTTCAGATTGAAGTACTTTGATAATATCTTGTGACACATCATTCAATACATCTATTACAAAATTGTTTTTATTAGTACCAGTAAAAGGTTCTGGAACACTCCATCCAGTGCCCTTAATCATAATGCCTAACCCGGTACGACTACCACGAGTAATTTTAGCAGTAAAATCATAATCTCTTACGATAATACTACTACCATATTCTAATAACCATTCTAACCAATGTAATTCTCTACGTTTAAAACTACCATCTGGTTGTCGTGTATTACTAATTTGTATGGAAGCAGATAAATTTTTTACTTCTGACCAATCACTTCTCACCATTTGAACGGAAAGCCCACACGCAATCCTATCACCAAAAAGTTTTGGTTCTTTTTTCTCAATACGAAAACCATCAATCCATGCTCGCAAAATTGTATCTATTTTTTCACTCGCATTTACCACGCCCAATTCACCCCTTAACATACCATGTAACACATTTTGCACCACAGTATGTCCTAACATTCTAGAAGTAAATTTATCACGCATAGTAGTAGTTGCAGTTTTGGATAAACGATCAATAAACCGACCTAATGGTTTTAACAAGGCACGTGCAATTTTTTTATCAAAGCCCTTAAAATCAACTAATATAAAAATATCACTTTGATTCATTGCAACTAACTGCTTGTAACAGATTTACCAGCACGTTTCCACATAGTAAATATATATGCATCATTACCTAAACCACATGGATTCGGTTCACTAGCCCGCGTAAAAGTATGATTAGTATATTGAGTTAATGCCGTATTAATGATTACTTCTTTTGCTCTTTTAATGCTGGTAATTGTAGACATTTTACTTATAGTTTGAATCATACCATCAGCGGCCCTACTTCCTTCTGCGGTTCCAGCCCAACCTATCCAATCACGATAATTCCATAAGGGTAATAAATAAATACTTTCTGTTTGTTTATCTTCTATGCGTCCCATACCACCACAATAAGGACATATACCAGTATGAAATTCAAGCGGCCCGCCCGACACATAAATATTAGAAGATTTCCCTGTTACTGGATCAAAAATACAATTTGGACAATCTGTAAATTTACTGCCCTCATACACTAAAGTACATTGCACCATACATGCATCATCTTCTAACAATGCATCAATTGCATTGGTATATAGTGTTTTAAACTCAGAAGTAATAATACCACTAAATGGATTAGACATTAGTTTATTACCTACTATGTATCAGCATCACCAGTATAATATCTTATTTGTGTAAATTGATCTGTATAAAGTGCATCTAATACTCCAGTAGTAGATGTAATGACTAAACCACTTTCACGACCAGTATATGTTTGTATGCCGGTAGGAGCAATATAAACACTTAACGTGCCATTTTTAATAGATTGCTCTGCTATAGCTAAGAAAATATCTTGACTCATTATATCACCTTTTATTTTTATTTTTCAGCATAACTATCACCACCTATAGTATCTGATTGATATCTTAATTCTAATGATACTAATCCAATATCACTTGCATGATTATCATAAAGACCATTAACATTTCTATATATTCTACCTATAATTGTACTTAAAGCTTTTTTACCCGTACCAGTTAATCCACCACCAGTTGTTACCATTAATTTATTAGTTTCCCAATTTTGAAAATCAGAAATCTGTGTAGTAGCCAAAGGTACAATATAATCACCTTCATTTGTCCAACTATACTCAATACTCCATTCAATACCATCACCAACAAAGTTACTACTAGAAGGCAACCATTTAACATAAGCGTTCATATGTGTACCCTCTTTATAATCAAATGGTACCACTACAGAAAAATATAATGATTCTTCAACATCGTAACTAAAATATTCAGTAAAAATACCACTATCTTCCACATCAGCACCAGTAATACGTGTTAACGTTGGAGTATAATAACCTGGTCTTCTCATTGAAAGTGCAGAAATAGGTATTGTTTTATATTCCGTTGTATGTCCGCCATCTAAATCAACAGAACTTGAAAATGTTTGTGTTGCAGTCCATGTATTAGGCACTTTCGTCAGAGCAACCCCAGAATCTTCCAAGTTGTCTATATATTCCTGTACATCATCTACACCAGTAGGAAAAACAGAAAAATTAGAACCATCCAAAACAACGCCGGAAGCGTGAACTCTATTACTTCCGGTTGCAGCCATAAAATCCGCAATAATCTTAAAATTATCATTTAATAAATCACCACCATCACCCGCCAAAGGCTCTGGTGTAACATATTTTATCCCTGTATCATTATATACTTCAATGCTAGCCATTTTTAGTACATTCTTTCTCTATCGTATATATATCCATCCGAAAGATAATTTGGATCAAAGTTATTACTAGTAAATGGACTCAATACAGCCTCAACAACAGGTGTACGACCAATTTGTTGTGCGAACTTCATTTCACTATATGCTTTACACGGCCCCAGTTCTAATAAAGTTTTAAACCCTTCGATATGTCTACCAGTTTCTAAAACTGCTGGACCACATTTTGCACGAATACCAGCAACAGCAGCTTTGCTACGATATAAACCTTGGTCCGCCAAACATGCCGCTTTTAATACAACCAAGTTTGTAAATGCATCTTCTTTAGTTCCACTAGAAGTTGGATCTGGACTTAACGTTAATGCCGGAATATTAATAGTATAAGTGTTCACAAAATCTAATTCTTGATACACGAATTGTGCAGCAACGAGTAATAATTCCGCCAAACGCTCATCTGTATAGGTAAGAGTATCACCTACATCATTAATTAAAACCCTTAACATAGGCACCATTACATCTTCCCAGGCCATTTTTTATCCCCTTTAATCTCTTACTAATAAAATACCATCTGCTTCAATAATTTGATCAGCACTCGTCTCAACAGTAACTTCTATTCTGTAAGTATTGGAATGTGTACCGCCGGCAATATTCATAGTTACTGTTTGATCTGAAATACCAGTATTTGATATTGTCAAATCAGTTGCACCACCACCCCTTAACTCTGAACTTACAGATCTTATACCACGAATAGTCTCTGACGAACTCATTAAGTTAGTAAAATCCATACTATATGTACGAGTTTCACCAGGTTGTTTACATAAATGTTCCGGTGCTAATATGCTTACCATACCATCACTTCCTTCCTTTAGTTCGTAAAGTATAATTAGTGTTAGTAGCTGTTTCACCAGCATCCAAAGATAATTTTAACCATACACCAATTGCTCCGCTGGGTGCCAAATCGTTATCAGGCACGATTTTATATTCATTGTCAAAAGAACTTAACATTCCACCAGATGCAGGAGCAACTCTTCGATTAGATGATGTATTATTACCATCGACCACTTTCTCCAAATCAAACGTAACTTTACCAGATGGATCATTGTCTTCTATAACTCTAACATCTTTATATGTTCTTTCACTATTTGTATTTTTAATAAAGATTTTTTCGTAGTATTCTCTATCATCTCCAGCTTCATGATCAGCACTAACATTATAAAAAGGCCGCTTAATAGTTATAATTTCTACAGGTAATTTATCAAAAACCATGCCTTCGCTGATAACATAACCAGTAGTATTGTCAGGTACAACATCCCAGTCTCTATTAACATAAGCACGCTTATTGGAACCAATATAGTCTATAATAGATCTAATTTGTCCACTACCAGTCCCACTATCCAACCTTAAAACTTGTCCATTATATATATCATTAACTTCAGATGCACCACTATCTAGTATCAAATATGCCGCTTGATTATTAATAGTTCCAACTCCAGTTACAGCAATATTATTACGTGTTGCCACTGTATTTTCCACGGCTATATCACCCAATGTACTTTCAGATTTAACAGCCTTCAATAAGCTGGAAAAAATATTTGTAGTGGAAACTGGTATTGTGCCACTCAATTCTTGCGATTCACTCACAACTGCATTAGATGCTCGACGACCAGTAATAGTTATAATGCCAGTATCACTTACATCGCTGGAAACAACCTGAACAGTATTGGCAGAACTTAAATCATCAAAAACGACTTTGACGGAATAATCAGTATTACCAACCCAACCGCTATCAGCAATTGATCCCCCCTGAATACCGGAATCACTTTCCCGCATATTCAAACTACCATAAAATTTTATATCTGCTATACTAATATTCACAACTTATCTCGCGGTCGGAGTCCATGTTTTACTTCTACTACTTAATGTCCACGTAGTATTTCTAGCAGGAGATGTCCATGTTGTTCCTCGTGCAGAAGGAACCCAAGTACCTCCAGAACGTACACTTGTACTTGCAACTTTTAACCATGCTACAGGCAAAGTACGACTTACATTTAAAAAAGGAGGAAAATATTCATTCCGACCCAGTAAAGGTATTAATTTACGTATTAACATCGTATTTACCCATCACGACCAACGGGACGTTTCCACACACGTACAGAACCATTAATTGTCGCACTCATTACAGCAATAGCCGCCTCACCATCAGTTAAACGATTGGTTGCCTCGTCATATTTATAAGCTCCAATTGTGTCAATTTCGGTCATAGTTGTTTCTGCAATTAAATCAGTACCATCAGTACGTTTAATAACTTGTAATGTAGGAGAAGAAATACCAGTTGAAAGCGGCTCTCCATTTAAAAACCATTGCACAGTATACTCGTCTTGCGAATTGGTGTCATCTTTATTAAACCACAAATCCGCATGGTATACGTCATCAATTAAATTAACCGCATCCACGACATCAGAACCATCCCATCCGAAAGCTGGAATTGAACCTACCGGAATATCACTAATAGCCGGACTTGCACCTAATTGTTTATACACAACCACAGAATAAATATCGCGGGTAACACCAGAAGCAGAATTTGGCATATCAGCCTGATAAATACCCATATTTTCTGTATCTGATAAAGCAATATCGTAATTATTCCAACGACTGGCCGAAACGGTTTCAAATCCGGTACCATTAAAAAGTCTACCATTCATGTCTTCCAAAACAGCGTACATGATTAATCCGGTAGAATCGTGGTGTGTAATCGCCGCACTCATTATTTTTCCTTATTTGGTTTTGGTTTTGGTTTGGGTTTCGGATTTTTGATTTTAATCTTACCCGCAAAACTTTCTGCTGTCTGTTCGATTTCTAGTTGCCTTTTACGTTTAGCCCCGGTATTTGCGATACTAAGTAAATGGGCTTCCGCTAAATGTTCTATCCAACCATCATCGGTATATTTTTTGATAGATATTTTTTCAGGCTCATTTGGGGTTTCTTCTTTACTGATAAAATATGGATTGTCTATTAACTCTGTCTGTTCATTAGGGTGTACTTGTAAAATTGCTTCTTTAATTTGTTCGTATTTGTCATCTTCAATTTCAATAATAAATTCCACTTTATTATGCTCCTTCTACTCGTCCATTTGCACTTAAAGGACTCCAGTAACAATAAAATGATATTGAACCAGAATCTACTTGTTTATCTAAACTTAATTGAATAATATTACCATCGGTCACAATATAATCCGGCCGCACACTTTCTGGTTCTGCTTCGCTATTTGGGGATATGTCATGCCAAATTTTTCGTGCTACCATATTAGTAGCTAACGTATCAGAAATAATTGCATTTGTACTGGTAGTAGTACCTAAACGTATCTTAGCACCTTCTGTAGAACCCAAATCATCAATAATAACAGGAATAATTCTTACAATTACATCTCCAGTAATAGTAAAAAGTGGTATAGCTCCAGAATCACCAGAAAAAGTTATATCCTTTTGTATGCGATTCATGCCTGTTGATTCACGTAAACGATGTGATTTGGGGTAACTTTTGGGAACAATAAGTGGTACATCATAATCTAGAGCAGAATAAGGCCGCCACTGCTCCCACGGATCGCCATCCAATCCGGCGAGTGTGCGGATTTCGGCGGGGGTGAGAGCACGGGAGTAGATTAGTTGCATCGCAGCAAGACCGTCGTAGTACCCGGCTGGTGAGCCATAGTTGTTGGATGCGAACAAGAGCAAATCCTGCGTCGAAGCAGTAATAGGTCTTGTCTCCACATGCTCGCTTAATAGACATCCATTCACATAAAACCGTATATACCTGCGATCATAAGTAACGCCGACCTGATACCACTCGCCCAAGTTGAATGTGGTGGCTGCCGAGAATTGATCCACAGCGCCGAATATCGTAAACTTTAGTCGCGGAGGATCCTGGAATGAAAACGTCCAACCCACATTACTGCTAGGGTTGCCACGCTGACCAGCAATAGTGCCTACACCACCATACGTAGCCCAGGCAATCACACTCAGCGGTTCGGTTTGACGGACCTTAGGGTTTGTCCGTATGTATTGGGAATTTGCAGAAGTAAACTCCAGCCCCCACCCATACGGCGTCGCCACCCACCTCGGCCCGTTGATCAACGTCCCGTGAAGACTTCTGCCAGACAAATCCCGCGTAGTATCGCCGCCTCCCTCCGAAAACAACCACGCCGCTACCAGCCCGTCGTTAAGCGGGTGGCCCTTTCGCAGAAACGGCTGTGTTGGTTTAGTTTGTATCATTTTCGCTAGGTATTACGTTGCCATCTTTACTAATAGGACTCCAAAAACAATAAAACGATATTGAGCCAGAATCCACTTGATCATCCAACGTCAGCCGAATATCATTTCCGTTAGTTATCACAAAAGATTTCATCACATCTACGTCTTCCATGTTACTATCCGGAAAAATATCATGCCAAATTTTTCGTGCTATTAGATCTGTTGCTGCTGTATCGTCAATCATCACGTCATCATCTGCTGTGATGCCAAGTCGAATATTTGCTCCAGCGGTTGAATGTACATCTTCAGTAACAACTGGTATCAAACGTACTATCACGTCGCCGGTTACGTTAAATAGTGTAATTACACCAGTCGAACCATCAAAAGTCACATCTTTTTGGGCTCGATTAGCTCCTAATGCTTCTGCTAACCGGATGTTATGAGTATAAGTTTCAGGAACAACGAGAGGTCCATCATAACCACCGAAGGCAGAATAAGGCCGCCACTGCTCCCACGGATCGCCATCCAATCCGGCTAGTTTGCGGATTTCGGCGGGGGTGAGGGCACGAAGCCAATATGCACATGTCCCTATTTGCCCATCACAATCACCGCGTTGTCCTTGTCCAATCCAAATATCAATCCCAGAGGCGGCTATATTCACGTAGGCTCCGGTTGGAACGTAGTGAATGAGCTTCCCTTCTTTATAGGCATATAGTCCGTCGCCGTTTCGCAACACGCCAATCAGGCAATTCCATTGATTCAAAACTACGCCAGCAAAATTTGCCCACACATCTTTATATATTGGCGTGCCTTGCCGGCACCGAAAGTGAGTAGTAGTGCTGTTAATGCTATAGATAGTCCAAGTATTCCTGTCCTCTCGCCCAAAAAGACCAATAGAATACCGAGCAGGTTTGCACCAGACCATCACAGTAAAATCAGAATCAATGGGATCGAATATTGGGCGATAAGGCACGACGACCCGTTGGTTATTTCCATACACAAAGTCCAACGCCCCCCCCATTTCCTCCGCCACCCACGTCGGCCCATTTTCCAACGTCCCGTGAAGACTTCTGCCCGACAAATCCCGCGTAGTATCGCCGCCGCCCTCTCCAAGCAACCACGCCGCCACCAGCCCGTCGTTAAGCGGATGGCCTTTTCGCAGAAACGGTTGTGTCGGCTTAGAATACATCATACAGTAGCTCTATATACACCAAGATAATGTACTTCGTGATTTGCTCCAGTAGAATCTAAAGCCCCATCACTTTCATTGTCAAATACTAATACCCATTTCTGAGGCATAACCCCACCAAATGCCGCAGCAATACTCCAAGGACCAAACTCATATGTTGTAGAAACATCTTCTGTTGAAATTCGCCCAAGAAATTTTAAGTTTTTATCTTCCCCGGAATAACTCTCATTAATTCCAGAGCAATCACCCCCAAATGTATCGCCGCCATCTACTGAACCTGCTACATACACATCCACATAATCACCAGAACCAGGTCCACTTGCCCCAGTTTTAATAAATCCGCCCACTAATACATCTAAAAATAAATTACTACTATTATCAATTGCTTCTGACTGTTGCCACAACCCATCAGCTAACGAAGCTAACGTAATAGTGATATCTGTTTTGGTTCCATATGAAAGACCAAGTGTAGACATTATCATTTCTCCTTTCCGCGTTTACCTTTACCGTTGGTTTTAACAAATTGAATCCTATCTCTAGCATGTTTAATATGTCCAGGACTCAGATCAGATAACCCATAATGTTTACCAAGAGTTACTTGAACTTTCTTTATTTCAATTAACTCCGGCTCTGAATAAATAGGTTGTTCAACTTCTACGGTTTCGGTAGCTAACTTTTTTAAAATTTGTGCTGAATTTAAATTTTTCCAGCCTGGTTGTTGTAATAAATCAATAAGTCTCATATTTGTAACCTTTCTATGCCGATTCTACATGTCCGTTCGTACTTAGAGGCGACCAAAAACAATAAAAAACAATTCCCCCGCTATCTATTTGGACATCAAGAGTTAAAACTATATCATTGCCATCGGTAATAATGTATGACTGTATATTACTAACCGGCTCAATTTCATTATCAGGAGATGTATTTAACCACAATTTCCTGGCCACCAAATCTTCCGCTACTGTATCCGCAATCATTACATCATTATTTTCTGTTTCCAATTTGATATTTGGTGCCGTACTATCCGCAACAATATCTTCAACGCACACGGGAATAATTCGTACTATTACATCACCGGTTACATTAAAAAGTATAATAGATCCACCCCCGGTATCCGAAAAAGTAACAGTTTTTTCACTGCGATTAATCCCTAATGGTTCAACAAATTTTAATACGCTCATAACCAATGCTCCGTATTCTGGAAATAAATATCAATTGTTTCTCCATCATGCAGTAAGAAATCAGCATTGGCACCAAAAAGTTTTTGTAATCCGTCTGGTGATATTATAACATCATTACCACTAATTCCACTATTACTGATACGATAATGTTGTCCATTAGTTCCTGCTGGTAAATTGACTGTAATTGTTCCGCTGTCAGTATCTACTATTACAATTTCGTCTGTATCATCCAAAGTAATAGTAATAACTGTTTCACGAGTTATCTTGTGGATTCGAGAGCCTCCAGTTATGACGGTTTCGGTAATCGAGCAATCACCATCTACAGATAGTCGCGTGGATGGTGAGGTATCGTTGATACCGACGTTGCCATTCGTATCTATCACACCCAAGTTGGCCCCATCGCTATCCTGCCACGTCAATACGTTTGTGCTTCCATCATTTGTTGAACCTTTGATATCTAGTCGTGCTCCGGGATTTGTTGTACCTATACCAGTGTCGCCGTTAGTATCTACTAATAGTTTTGTTATACCTTTTTTTTGCACCTCTAATATTGGATCAGTAGGAAATGCATCAACTTGTGCATTAAGAATTACGGCATTATAAGCATTTAGAATTGAATTACCCTCATTAAGAGAATATAATTGCAACCAAGATCTTGTAGGAAAAGATGAATGTCCCGAATAAAGTGTCCTGCTAGATCCTGTCATAATAATATCACCATAGATATCAAACTCCTTCACCGGATTCATCGTTCCTATTCCAACATTCCCATCCTCATCAATCACCATCCGATCCGTCAACACCCCGCCACTTGTTGCCGTCTGGAACAGAATGTCCCCGCCAATGTTTCCTCCGCTAATCGAATCACACCGGAGAGAGATTCTCGCTACTTCGTCGAAATTTATTCCATCACTGCCGTAGGCACTAATAATTCCGCAGCTATCTCCGGCTTGTACGGCAGTATGAGAACCAAATGTAGTATTGCGGGATTTATAGAAAACCATCCCAGCAGAAGAAGCGTTAGCGGAGTAGTCTTCTGATAAGAATCCTCTCTCATTTGCTCCTGTAGTACGATTAGTTACGATTCCCTGTCCGTCAACTGACAACTTCCATTGACCAGAACCTAAGTCATCAACATACAACTGAAATCCACCCGCTGTTAATATGTCCAATGTCCCCCCGGACAATATTATGTGTCCAGCAAAATTGCTATCGACATAATTATCCGGTACAGCTACAAAGTATCCAACTATATCTCCAAAACCTGGTTCTGCTCCAACTGAAATAGCAACCCCGGACTCTGCATTAGATGTATTGTTGGCATTGTTTATAAATAAATAAGTAGGTGCATCTTGATCTAATTTACCATCAATCAAATAATTCGGAGCAGTAAGTTTACCCACAGACAAGCCAGAAGCAACATATACATTACCACTACTTGTCAACCGCATCTTTTCTGCGGTAGACCCGTTCGATACAAGTTGCCAAACGTAATCTGCACTTTCGGAACCATCAGTTGCATCAGTCCACACACATTGCATTTCACCAGCAGTAGTATAATTAGTACCACCAGCATCAGTTTCTAATTCAAACTCTAACGATACACCCATTCCAACATCAGCAACATTTGCCCCAGACAAACGATGCTGTAAAACTAATGCAGGAACGTTAGTAGTGGTTTGTGTGTCAATTTGTGTTAATCGAAATTCTCCATTTGCATTAACTTCAACAATGCGAGAATTAATAGTTGTACCATCAGTTGCCAATGTTAATTTACCATTTGAATCAACTCCCCACTGATAACGTTCACTATGATCGGTTGCAGAAAAACATAAAGCCGGATATTCACTGGTAGCCGCAAATATTTCAACACCACGATTAAATCCCTGAAGAAAAGTTGGAGCACGCCCAATACCTATATTAGCATCTAATACTTGCAATGCATCAGCACTTCCATCAAATACAATTCTCTCGTCAGAAACCCCAATTCCAATCAATCCATCTTCAGATAGAATAATATTAGAATTGAATGTATGCGTACCATCCCACGCCAAATTGTCACCATAATCTAGCATATCCTGAATACGATTAATGGTTTTAATTGTGGTGGGCATTATAAAACTCCACTATAACACTTCTTCTACTTTTAATTGAGATAACATATTATTAACTTGTTGCATCGCCGCTTGCCATTCTTGCGGAGTATTCTTCAATAAGGAAAAAGTAAACTGCTTCATGCCATATGATCTATCATCGTCGGTTACTTTAACTGTTACTCTAATGTCCGCCTGATGAAATTCTACCCGCTTAATATTTTCACTTTCTTTTTTATCAACATCCATAATTCATCCTCATATTTAATAATATCTATTTATAATAAGTTGTACTTTGTATAAATATCCTGACTCGTATCAATAGCTGTTCTAATTGCAAGCACCCCATAACCAAAGTAAATTTGATCCAACCCTAAAATACATCGACCATTTCTATTCCAATTCTTTCCCCAACTATTAACATAAGACGCTATATGATTACTTCCATCACTCAATAATAAATCTGTCATTACACAACTATGTCCCAACCATCCAAAAACAACCGGAAATCTTAACAAAAGTGCAGTTCCAACCTCATCTATCGTTTGTAAATCATAAAATTCATCTATCCTAAAATGAGAAGCAACATTATGTAAATCATCATTGCTAGGTTCTGAATCCCAACCCCTTTCACGCGGATGTACTTTTTCTGGTAATACCCCAACATTTTTAAGATGTAATATATTAAGATCTATACAACTACCATGATCTTTTCCATTTCCACTAAAATAATATAAAGTCCATGGATTCAACTTTACAAATGGTTGATTTTGCCAACTACGAATAATTTGTAATGCCTGTGTTGACGATTCAGCCGCACAACTTTTTACCCCATCTTGATCAAATACTGTATGAACATGCTTATCTAATCTTAAATCGGGTGTAATATAATCTTTCCATTTTTCTTTAGGAATAATTTGAACACTATCTTCAAGTTTAGGAGCAATTTGACCAACTTTGGTAGCACGAGGCAAACATCCCAAAGCTTTTCCGGGTGGAACTTTAAACTGGTTCATGTCAACAATTTTTCTATAATTGATACAAATGTTTTTTTATTTCATTTAAAGCTGGACCAGGATCACCAAAAGCAATTGGTAAATTAAAAGCTGCTGTAATATGTTCTTTATCATCTTTAAACCCAACAACTACTGCTGGCAAAGATATATTTTTAACAGCTATTTCATTCAAATAAGGTATTAACCAATTAGGTGACCGATTATAGCTTGTGCGACGATCAATATCTGTAAATTTCCAATCAACATATCTATCGTTGTTATTCTCAGTTATAAGAAAATTTTGTATACCATCTAAAACCAAAGCCTGCTCTGGTGTACGAAGTGCTGTTTCATAAACAACACTAACAAATGGTTTTCTTTCCGGTAATAGAACATTAAAATAAGTAGAACCACAAGCTAATTTATTGGTATTAGTTTTTATGACGGAAACAGAAACAAAATATATACCAGAATCTTTTGGTAAAAACCAAATAGCCGGTTTAGATTGATAAGTAATCAAAACAAAGGAACAAGACTTTTTAGGTTCAGTCAAAATCTTACCAAATACCAATTCACGATAAGAAGCACCTTCAATTTTAAGAAAGCACCTTTTACCTGCTACAGGAGATTGTATTGGAGTAATAGTAATATTCATAGAATTATCTCAAAAATAATACTTTGACTACTGTACCAAGTTGCAAATTTGTGGTGCATGGAAAAGATTTATGTTGGACGCCAACAAATAGTTGTATCCTTCCCATTATATATATACACAAAAAATATTATTTCTTAACAAACTCATTAAAGTTCAATAACACTCGATAATATACCAATTCAAACAAATTACAAAATTTTTCAACCCTATATAAACAAAAAAACTACTGCCCGCCGAAACAAGCAGTAGTATATGCAACTTACAAAAATTATTTTATATTAAAGAGAACCTAATAAAACTCGCCTGTTATCAAGAACTGCTACACCGTATGATTGATGTCCGTATAACCCAGCACGTCTTTGACGATGTAATGTATCATCCTCAAAGATTTGTACTTCTTCACGAATTGGCATCACAAAAGAATCACTTTTTGATAAATCAAGACCAACCACAATTTCTACATCACCAGTAGGCATAGTTCCACCTAATTGATTCTCATAGAATAGTTGGTACTCTTGTCCTTCCCCTAATTCATCAATATCGTGAATATTTACACCAAAAATACGATTTAATGCATTGTCTCTATCACTTACAAAAATTTCTCGACGTGTAATCTCATCTACCTGATCCACATTCCAGTTGCGAATATCTTCCATCGCTTCTGGACTAATATACAAATCAGTTAAACGACCACGATTAAGAGATGTACTATTACCACCACCATTACGACGCATAACCACTTTCATTAATGATACGAGACGTTTAGTAAATTGACCAGCAGCCGCATCTGAGTCAACCACAACAATATTACGATCAACAGCAGCAGCTAGTAATGTATGCCAACCATCATCATTCATCTTTTTAACAAACTGTGCCTCCATTACTTCCATAGCACGCCCTATAATATCCCAACGAGCATCGCGTGCATATTTTAAGTTCCAATCAATTGCAGCACCAATATCAAAAGTTGGCACTTGTACATAATCACCTTCAACATGACTTTGTGGAATATAACCATGATTAGGAAGTGTATATGCCACAAAATTCTTTTCGGTTCCAGGGGCCAGAAAGTCAAGTGGGAATTCAGCAGTAGAATTAATGCCAACGTAAATAGGCTCAAAAATACCGCTAACAATATCACCACTTAACATACCTTTACGCAAAGGTAATTCCAAAGCTTTAGCAATTTGTGCAGTTGCAGTTAACGATTCCTCTTTATTATATGAACCAGAAGCTCTAAGAATAGCGTTCTGTTTTTCTGTTGGTTTAAAATTTCTAAGCATTTAATATTCTCCTTGAATTATAAGCTAATTTGCACTTTTGCATAACCATCGGAATCTTTTTTACTCAAAAATGTTCCTACACGATATAATGCATCAACATCACGTCCAGTTTCCCACCTATCGTCTGTAGGAGGACTTGTAGTAAGTTTACCAATACCATCCTCTGCAACATAAAATGCGGGATCACCAGCACTAGGACTATCTGTACTAAGAATATTATTAGTTTCAATAATACCCTTACGAACTAATGTAACCTTACCACCTTGCTGTACCTCATCTTTATGATGATTAAGATGCTGACGTGTTAAATCAAGATTTACAACATCATTTAGTAATACACCAGCCGGCTTACTACCGGAAATAGTAGATGGACTAGTAACAACAGCATTAGGGTCATCTAAACTCGCACCAGAACCACTGGTACTCCAAACAACAACTTCACCACGAGAAGCAGTTTCGTTCATAAATGCTTCAATAAATGTACCATCAGCAAGAATTTGTCTACTTGGTTTTAAAGCCATTTAGTTATCTCCTTTATCAAAATTTTCATCAGAAATTTCATGATCTAGCAATGTAGCAATTGCCGATTGCAATTCAGATATTTCATTAATCTGACTATCTTCATTATCACTATCAGTAGATAAATCTACATCCGTATTAGCCTTGGCAGAATCTAACGCTTGATCATCTGCATTAGCATCTGCTGCATCTTTTTCTTCTTCTTCTTTTTCTTCTTCTTCAGATTCATTAGAAATATCAGTATTATTTTCATTGCTAGCTTGTGTTTTGATTTTAGCAGCATCTATTAATTCTTGTGCAATAACCTTGAATTGTTCATCTGATAATTGCTCAAAAATAGTAACTTTAGCCGTAGCATCTTCTTTGTTAATACCACCATCAACTAATGTAGCAATACGATTGGCTTTTGCTTCCAACTTCTTAATTTCATCAAGCTGCTTAGTAAGTTCTTCAACTTTTGCCTGCGATTGAGTATATTTTTCTTCCAAGTCTACAATTTTATCTTCATGTTCTTTTAGTGTTTCATCTTTCTCAACCACACTATTTTTAGCAATTTTAAGTTTATCTTCCAAAGAAGAAATCTTATCTTCATATTTACTTATATCAGCTTTTGCTAATTTATTATTAGCTTCATCCAAACTAGCACGTAAAGTCGAAATTTCTTTCTTTAAATCTGTATTTTGCTCTTTATAAACATCAATATCATTCATACAATAATTCTCCTTATTAATAGAAGAGGATTGATTCCCCTGTATATGAATACATACACCACTTTTTAAATTTAATGAAATTTTTTTGAATTGTTTTGCATCAGTTAAAATTTTAGCAGTAGAAAAATTAAACAAATTCTTATCATTAAGAACAATACTATCAGGATTAGCAGGTTTTTTAGTAAACGCATAGGCTGAAAATACAAGATTTCTAATAAAGCGTCCAATTTTATATCCATTGTACATTCCAGAACCACCATATGCTCTTAAATGCTTTGTTATCCAAGCCGTATCTTTATTGCGTTCAACAATATTACAACAATCATCATTTGCTTTAATAGCATAATCAAATTTAGTAAATGCACATTCCATTGAAACAAATATTTCATTTGATCGAATTGCATCAATAAGTTTTTTTGTACGCTCAACTAATTTTTCATTTTCCCACAATTTATATATAACTGAACCAATAACTAAATGAAAAACATCTGGTAAATCATTTAATTCCAAATCATCCGACAAATGTTGGCCATCAGTATCTAATCCCCAACAATCTACAATATGTCCAACAATAACATTTTCGTTATGTTCAATGTTTGCTGGTTTATGAATTGGTGTTCGACGTGCTTTCCATACTTCAGCCGGCCCAAATACATCATCATTTTTATTCCAGTTTGTAGTTACCAAAACAGCTTTGGTTAAATATAAATCTGGATCAGAAATACTAGCAGTCACACTATAATTTGCTGCTGCCTTCAAGATATTTTGACATAATACGGGTGTTTCAGAACGCCTTACTAAATCTACTTGTGTAGTATAAGCAATTGATAGATTGTTTTGAATTTTATCAGCTAATCCATCCTGCTCTTCTATCTTATAAACAGGAACACTCATATTCAGTCCTTAAAACGCTCAGGATATAAAGCCTTACTTAAAGATTCTATTACATTATCTTTTTTTACGGTTTCTGTCAATCCCCGATCATCTGCGGTAATACGAGTCATGGTTTGTGTTTGATCATCATCATCGTCACTATATATACAAATTTCAATAGATCCTATGTTACCTTTATTAGAAAAATATTCAACACGTTCTACATTTTCAATTGGCTCACCATCCCTAGTAATAGAAAATTCTTTTGTTCTGGTATCAAAAGTTGTTACGATAACTGACATAATTAACTCCCATTCTATTTATAATATAAAGCATAAATATAAGCTTGTATTTGTTTTTGCTCATCCAAAGTTAACTTTCTATTCAAAATATGAGCAATGCTATTATGCCAATAACGATATATTTTATAGATTTCATTTGAAATACCGCCACGCTTCAATGCTGCCAAAACCTTATTTTTATCAATATAAGTAAAGGGTTCTAAATGACATAATACACAAAACTTTAATAATTCAGCATTATTTACTTCTTTACTTCCCAAACTACGCAAATTCTTTTTGTTATACACCTTTAAAATATAATCATTAAGGTGTGAAGCAATAGCATATTGTGCATCTTTTGCCCATATCTCCAAAGCCCGCACTTTTGGCTTAAATGAACGATCATCGCGGGTAATATCACGAGAATTTTTAGGTCTACCATCAGGTTGGCGTTGTTTATTGTCTAAATTAATTTGATCATCAGTAGAATCATTTATTGGATTATTTACTTCATCTTTATTTGGAAAAGTACGCAACGTATAATTTTTAGCATCCTGATTTAAGCCAACTTGTGATGGTGTCAAAGTGCGTCTGTTTAAAGCAATTTTTTTCAACGCAACACCAAATTGAGGATCGTGATATGGACCAGCCTTATTGACCATTTGACCATTATTTCTTTCCCGATTTTCTCTATTAATACGTACTTTTTCCATGCTTACATCACTACCAAATTTATACTGCAATAATTCATCACTCATTAAATTACGATCTGCTAACTGAATCCATAATGCTTTTTCTGCTTCTTCATCTCCAAGATTCGTAAATCGAAATTCTACCTTAGCAGGCAAACGAAAACCCATAGCTTTTTGTACAATCTCAATTTCCTTATTCCAAAATTGAACTAAAATATCCCTTCCGTATTCTAATCTATAAATAAGGGTTTTAAGAGAAATAAAATTATTCGTAGTACCAGCAGCCCCAAAAGTTCCAGTTAATGTTGGAGGAATCCCCAATCCGGCATAAATTGCATTTAAATGTGGACGATATTTTTCTTCGCCCAAAAATTGATGTACAGATGTCTTGGACTCAATCAACTCAATATCAGGCCCCCAAACAAAATCCATCGTGCCACCACCCACATTACTTTCTAAAATTTCAGAAATCTTAGAAATCGCAACACTAGTAGGAGCAAGTTGATGTTCTAAACTACCCAATTTAATAATACGTAAATTAGAAATAGCCCCATCTAAAGCAGCCATATCAGCTAATCTTAATTTTTCCAATATGGCAATGTCATCTAAAATAGCATAAATCATAGGATATGCCCACGACTGCCAATCATCTTTCTTGTAATGAAATACACTAGTCTTATTTGGTGGTAAGATAAAACCATTTTTTCGTTTTGCTGCTTGAACAACCTCAGATGGTAATTTACTTACTAATTCTTTTTGTTCTGCTCCTTTGGGGTTATTAATCATTCTCCTAAGTTTGGTTGGTATATTCATCATATATACAGGATTGCCAACAAAAGATGCTAATGGACCACCAACAACTTCTACAACACTAGGATGTATAAATACATATCTCCAAGGAATTTCTCGTTTAGTTACTTTTAATTGTTGAATATCAACATCTGCACCACCAAAAGCTCTCATCACTTTTTTTTCAGCGGGCTTAGTCAAATGAGCAGTTTGTCTACGAATAATCACATTACCTAGACGGTATAAATGATTTAAAAATCTTTCCGACTGGCTTTTTCCATTAACACGTTCAAACCATTTTTGATAGAATTTTTCAATTTTTCTGTTTGGATGTACCAAACGAATCCCTTGACAGGCAAAATCACCCATTAAATCAATAATATTACGAATGAGTCCAACTTTTTGATAAACCAAATCAACAGCAAGAAAAATATCTCGAAAACATTGTGGTGGTTTTTCTTGTGGTCGAAATTTATAATAATCACTCTTAGTTAAGCCAGGACGACCAGAAACATTTGTAGCTAAATCAGAATAATCAGTATTATAACCACCTATACTACCTTTACTGCGTTGAATACCTTTAGACTCGTTAATAGCTGAAGCATAATCTGTCAATGCTGTGGTATCATTTAAATTAATATAAGCCGGTTGTTGTTCAAACGTTACATTTTGAATAACATTATTTTCAGAACGAGGATATTTTTTTACCATAATAGTTCTATTATTTTCATTGGTAATAACATTGACTTAATATATAATACACAATTTTGAATAAAATCCTATAACTTTAATTGCATTTACAACAAATTTAATAACATTGCAGTATAAATGATAGTTAGTTATTTTATTGAAAAATAACCTCTCGTACTTACAGGAACTATATGCTCCTGTGCTAAATAGAGATTCAAGATATTTAAAGATGCGTTATAATCTGCATCCGCCGCGTAGCCACAATTTCTACACTTAAATATCTCACCAACCCTATTTGCTTGTGAAACAAACTTGCACTTGTTACAAGTCTGTGATGTATAAGAAGGATCTACTTTATGATGTTGGACGCCAACAAATAGTTGTATCCTTCCCATAAATTCATTGAAGCTCGATAATACATTCATAAATTCGTTTTTTAGCTATTTCAAAATATTTTTCATCTAATTCAATACCTATAAATTTCCTATTTGTTTTTACACAAGCGACCCCTGTTGTACCCGAACCCATTGTAAAATCCAATACTATTTCACCCTCTTTAGTATAAGTTTTAATTAAATACTCCATCAAAGCAACTGGTTTTTGTGTAGGATGAACACTTCCTTTCCTTATTTTATCAAAGACTAACAAAGTAATTGGATTTTTATAATGATAAATTCTTTTAAAATTTTTATCTTTATATTTTGTTGGTGCAGTTTCACTATATTTTATTCCACCACTTTTAATAGGTATGTTTCTTTTAATCATTTGTGGATAATAAATTGATTTTCCACCATCACTAGTAAAAACAGATATACATTCGGTTTGTTGCATTGGCCTATATCGTGCATAACTCATCCCACTCGGAATTTTCTTATCCCATACCCAATCATATTTATAATTCTTAATGTTACTCATTCTTAAAGCACTGCTAAAAGGTTCTGAACCAAATAAAACTATTGCTCCCTTAGATTTAATCAATTTATTCAATTTGTTCCACATAATATCAAAAGGAATAATTGAATCCCATTTGCAAGATGTAATTCCATAAGGTGGATCTGTAATAATTGCATCAACTTTTATTCCCTGCTCAATCAACTTGCCCATTTCTTCAAGACATTCACCTTGTATAAGTTTAATGTTTTCCATTTTTAACGTCTTATAACACCGAAATGCACACTATCAGTCATTTTACTGGTAAACCACTCTGGCCCATAATACATTCGCCCCCTTTGTCCTTTTTCGACCTGATTAGCAAAACCACCAACAACACTGTACTCAATAGGCAATGGAGCACGACGAATTTGACGAGCTATCATATTAGCCATTACTAAAGCAGAATATCTGTCTTTTCGTAATCTGCCCTTTCGCCCACTCTGTAATTTTACTTCTGGTGTATCCCAACGATCACGACTATTAATACCTGTACCAGTTCTGGTCAATGTAATTGTGCATAATTCATCCTTTAGCTCTTCAATTTCCAACATACAATCTTCTAATGTATCATAAATATTAAACTTTTTATCGGGATACTTATCTTCAAACGCTTTTTGCCGCATACTATCATCTTGTATAGATAATTCTAAAGTAATGGGATCAAATCTAGGAAACAATAAAACCTTATCCTCAAAATCTTTCCTAAGCCCATGATTAGCTTGTGCGGTCCATTCAGCATTGGCAAAATTACATAAGTGTAAAATATGTAATCCAGCTTCCAGATCAGAATTGCGAGATTTTTTATCATCTATCACAGGCCAGATTGGTACTTCACCTTTTCTCATCTTATCTGGATCGTGTAATGCTTCTTCTACAGACACACCACCACCTTGAGAATCCAAAGCAATTGCTTCAGTGGGAAATACAGACATTAATGAACGTATTTTTCTTGCACAAAAACCGTAAAAATCAGATGATTCTACTAATCCAGCACGTTTTCGTCTTTGAAAATCTTTACGATTAGTGGTCCAACAATACACAATTCTGGTATGATCGCTATGTAACTCCAATATAACAATAGAGAAATTATCTTGTTCAGACGCAGGATCTATACCAATAACATATTTTTTAGTCTTATCACCCTTTAATTTTGCATCAAAACATATTTCACCAGACGGTAATTTGACTGGTTTAGCATCAGTACCAACACAACCTTCTATTAAACTTCTTTTGAAAAATCCTTCACTGTCTTTTGTAAATACTGCACTATACTCGCATAAAAATACACCACTATGAACTGTAGCTTTAGCTCGGGCAATATGTTTATCATCCATAAAACCTTCAGGAACTAATTCATATGGAATACGAATAACAGAATAATCTTTCCAATTAAAATTCTTTGGTATTTCTCCACCCAATATATCCATCAACTTCTCTTTATTACCACGACTACGAATGATATTACAATATTTCTTCCAATAATTAGCAAAATGCTGAAAATCATATCCTGCCGTACCAGATAAAATAGCTTGATTACTAATCTGAGATTGTGCTAATTCAGTTACAATATTACTCAATCCTAATGCTTTCATTATGTTATATTTAGCTGTTTCTTGTACATTAGATACCGGATCAGAAGATACTGCTGCAAAACCAGATACAACCGTTTCATAAATATTTGGATCTAAACTACCAAATTCATCACATAAAATAATATTAGCACGCATACCACGAATTTTTTCACCAGTACCTAAAGGTAAAGCAGTAATCAAACTATTATTAATTTTCATATAACATCTATCAACATCTCGACGTGGACCACTATTGCCATCACAAACACTCCGTAATATATGCCCTTGACGCCACATTTTCTCCATATATTCAAAAATAATTTTAGACTGCCGAAATGCAGCACCTACAACAACAATCTTTACATCATTATGCAAAGTAGCACGCAACATTCCATATAAAGCTAACATAAAACTTTTAGAAAAACCACGTGAAGCTATTAACATAGGAAATGGTCGTACCCATAATTCTCTCAAAATTGCCACCTGCATTGGTAATAAATTAACACCCAAAAGCACTTTAGCAGCATAATGTAAATAATTAATATTCCTCATTAATCGTACTTCATATAAACCAGGATTTTCCTTATCAAAATCAGTACGATCCATTAATGGATTTTGCACTTTAAGGCGTGTTGTATCACCCAATCCTAACCACGCATCATTTAACCACAAATATTCTTTGCGTAATTTAGAAATCTGTGAGCTATTAACATCTATAGCAAAAGCCATAATTATTATAAAATTAATTAAGAAGGATGATAAAAATTATAAACTTCACGCATTATGCGATAAGCAGTATTTTCAGCATATATTTTGTTAGTACATGGCATAACATGAATATTATACTGCACAGAAAATGAAGACAATTTTTTATAAATAAAAGCTGGTGTAATTCTAATTTTAGATCGCACCTTTGAAGGAACATAAGCCGCGTGTCCTGTCTGCCAATATGGGTACACATCAATATGACTATAATCAAACTCTAATATCAAAAAAGAGTGTCTAACACTCCTCATCAATTCTAACTCTCTTTCAAAGCGTTTTTCTGTAATATTTTTAGCTAATTCTGATACAGAACGTTTTTTCTCTATACACAACACCTCATCAAGGCCAGAAATAGTATAGTCTCCAACATCGAGTTTTTCACATCTAATATTATTAATCACCCCATCATCTAAAAAAGAAGAAAAATCCCACGGGCGTTGTTCGCGGGTATCAATAATAATATCAAACTTAGACATGTTTACCTTTATTTATCAATATGGTTTGTAAAAATTTAGCAAACTTATCCTCTTGACCGTAAATCATATTATGATGCTTTTTACACAACGTAATGCCATTGCTTACCACAAATCGTAAAGATGGGTAATTAGCCCATTTTAGAATGTGGTGAACATTCAACCCTTTTTTACGTGAACATCCAGGCCACTGACATTGATAATTGTCCCGCTTGTGTACTTTCTTTCTCCATCTTTTATACGCCAAGCTGCGATAATTACGATATCCCATTAATTTCTGCACGCATCATTAATTCAACTAATTCTGGAAACTTAATAGTTGGTTTCCAATTCAATTCTCGTTGTGCCTTCATAGATTTACCTTTTAAAAATTCAACTTCAGCCGGCCTATAAAATTTAGGATTAATTTCGACATAAGGTGTCCAATCATTAATGCCAATATAACGAAATGCCAAATCTAAGAATTCACGAATAGAATGTGTCTCTTCTGTACAAATTACATAATTATCCGATTTCTCACTTTGTAACATGCAAAAAATAGCATGACAATAATCAACCACATATCCCCAGTCTCTTTTAGCATCCAAATTGCCTAATTGCAATCTGGGGTATTCAACCAAAATGCCTTCCGCGTTTTGTAAATCCTGCCATAATTTAGCAACATATTTGGTAATTTTACGAGTAACAAAATTTTCCCCACGACGTGGGCTTTCGGCATTAAACATAATAATACATGACACTTTTACATCATAAGCTTTTCTATATAAATTGCATAAATGGTGTGCCGCAACTTTCGCCACTGCATACGGAGATTGCGGAGATAATACTGTATTTTCATCTTGATACTTATTTCCTATATTATCAGTAGAATACTGATCCCCAAACATTTCACTGGTAGAAAATTGTACCATTTTAGTTTGTGGGCTGTATTTTTTCAAACTCTCTAAAATATTTAATACCCCAATAGTATTCACATCAAATGTATATTTGGGTTGTTTAAAAGAAGAATGAACATGAGATTGAGCAGCACAGTTAATAAGATAGTGTGGTTGATAAGATTGAATTACACCGCTTATACTATGTATATCAATAACATCACCCTCAACTAGCGTAAAATTGTCATCATTTAGAATATGATGTATACGCCCACAGTTATTTAAACTAGTTCTACGATTTAATCCTATAACACTATATCCTTTATGCAAACTCTCTTCAGCAAGATAACTACCAACTTGTCCTGTAACGCCAGTAATTAAACACTTTTTCATTCTATAAATCCTTAATTTCTTATAATTGTAAAACCATTTAAAGCAATTACACCACATGCATTATTAACTTGACCATCACGTGCTTTAAGTTTGTATGTATCTACAACACTATTGGTTTTTTTAGTTTCTACAGTTTCCGAATCTATTTTATATATATGATCACGAGTATATTTGCCATTAATTTTTTGCAAATCCACTTCCGTTAAAGAACGATCTACATCAACATCGTGTGCTTTTATTTTTTTCTGGATAGCTGTTTTAATACGTTTTTTTATATTTGTTCTAACTTGTTTTTGTGCAGCATCGAATCTAGCCCGTTCATCTTTAACTAACAAATCAATTAAATCTTCATTGGTCATTTTATCGAATTCTTCTTTAGTTAACATGTATTTCTCCTTTACGTATTTATATATTTATCAACTTCTGGTATAGAAAACAATTCTTGACGTAAGTGCTTTGAGAGGGATACTGGCCAAAACTTAATACATTTATCCCAAGGTAAAAGATGCTCATCAGCTAAACGTGTAAAACAATTTAAACAAAGAACTGAATGTTGTAAATGCTCAGGTACCGCAATCTTCCATATGTCGTTTGGTACAGTAAAACCAATACGAACGATTTCAAAACACGCTTTACAAATTTCCCGAGATGGTATTATTGTATCAATTCCTTTAACCAGCATATTTATTCACTCTCAACACCAACTGGTTTAGTCGGATGCTCAATACCATGTTCTGGCAATTCATTGTCAACGGTTTCAGCATTTAATAACGGAATATCTATTTGACCATCCGCATATGTATATTCTTGAGACAAATCATTAGCGACTTTATCGGCGGCCAATTTTAATAATTCAATATCTCGCCCTTGTTTAATTCTTAACTGTTCAGCATCCAAAGCCCTCAAATAACCCTTCCAACTATTTTTAGAGTCCTCAATACGTTTTTTACGCTGATCTCTTGTAGCTTTCAATGAATGTGTCACATCCTTGTTTTTATCAAATAATTTAATATATTCTGTCGTATAAGCCGTAATTGCACTCTTTGCATATGTTAATTTTTCTTCTAACGATATCACATTATCTATATCAGGTACTTCACTCGATTTTTCTTGTTCTAGTTTTTTTGTTAATTTGTTAACTTCCTCAATAGCAGCTTTTTTATTTTTTAAACATCTATCCATTAAAATTTCTAAAGTAATATTTTGTTTAATTTGTAATTCTTCCGATGGTGTTACATCTTCCTGAAATTGATTAATAATTAAATTAACCCATGTTTCCTCAAAATATCGAATTTCATCAGGTGTAAATTGTTTTTCTATAGATGGCCAATATGATTTATTACGCAAAGCAGCAATATGCTCATCATAACTAATCTCATCTGGACGTTGTGCAGATGTTAGTGGTATTTTATGTCTACGACAATAATTAGATAAGGCACGAATTGTTCTACCCAATTCTTTTCCAATATCCGTTAAAGACATGCCGTCCTTAAGACCCTGTATTAAGAAATCAACTTCTTCTTTACGTAATTTACCACGTTTAGACATAATATTCTTCTAAAATTTTTGATAATACTTGTTTGATTTTATCCTTACGTCTTTTATAAATACTAATGCCATTAATAATTTTTAAATAATCTTCTCTATATATTACTGGCAATTTTCTATCAATAAAAGCTAATAATTCTTGATAACTTTTTGACTGCTCATCAAATAATTTCATATTTTGTTCATGTTCATCATTTACGCTGTCAAATTCAATAGGATACATGATATTACGACGAGAATCAATGCTTCTAGCCCATCTAGCAAAAGATTTGCAATTCTGCATATTATCATATTTAATACATTGTTCTTGCACGTATGCATCATCAGGACAATTCAAACATGGTTGATTAGGATTTCCACAATGATCTCGCTTAAAATTAAATAAACGATTTCTCACATGAACCCACAAAAAGTTTTTTAGGGCCTGTTTTTTGTCTGAAAGAGAAAAATTCTCACCATCGCACGCCCTTGTAACATCATATTTGGGTAACGCTTCCCACGCAAATAATCTACCTTGTTGTAACATATCATCTAGGTCGTGATAACCAAACTTAAATATGCGAGCTAACTTATAAACCACACTATCTATAATATCAACAATTTCGTCTTCCGTAAATCCTTTAGGAATCTGTTTTTTTTGTCTCATAATTAATATTATCCATTTTTCCTTGTAATATCATTTCAGCACGCTTATCGTCAGGATCTTCTTGTTCTAAATCTGTAAGAATTTCATTTTGTAAACCACTAGAAGCAACCGTTTTTAACACAGTTGTCATATTTTGGGGTTGATTTTGCATTTTATGTACTCCATATTATTATACTAATTTTTTATAAAAAATGGCACAAAATTTTAAAAATTATTCTAACCGATTCTCAGAATAGCCACCAACGCTAATTCTAAATAATAATAATTCCGATAAATCATCGTTAATAACAATTGACAATTTATCTTCATCCGAGGCTTTTAATATAAGGGGTTGATTAAAGGGAATATTAAGGATGAGCCATGTATTTGTACCATCGCTACCAAGGCCACCTACACTAGCTCCAGAAAGCTGTAAAAAATCAGATAGTTGTTTGATAGTTGTACTAAATTCTATAGCACGATTTTGAAAACGACGGTAGATCATTCCAACAGTTAATGCAGAAACACCTAATAATTTATCGTATGCTAAATTAGGCATTGTTGCATCTGCCAACGTGCTAGTTACAGCATCCGCCATAATTACTTGTAAATTTTCTGCATATAACCAAGTGCCAAAATCCGGTTCAACAACATATTCAATAGGAATTCCGTTCTCTTCGATTTGTATATCGTCTAAATAGTAATTTGGAGCACCACCAGTACCCAAGCTTATAGTTTGTATACGAATTGCATCAATAGTCTGTCCAATCAAACCCATATCCACAAAAGGAATAACGAATTTTTGCCATACATTCAATAGTCCGGTGTTGACATAATTTCCTAAATTAACTGTTGTTCCGACTTGACCAACACCAACATCCCACCCAAAAAAATTAACTTGTTTGGTACCAGATGTAGGCCACGCTGTAATATATACCCAACCAGAAAAAGCTGCATAATTAGTTAAATCCTGATTATTACCTTTAGCAAATTGTGCTACATCATTATGTTTAGTATTAGTTGCGTCAACACTTTGTGTACCAGTATGAGCCTGATCAGTAGAAGAAAAATCCCAATTACCAGATATTTCACTTGCAGTCCAATATGTATTATCTTCACCATCATGGATATTTACAGGTGTGCCGGTAAAATTTACATTCTGGTTCAAGTCTATATTACCATTACTATCTGCAAAAAATCTAATCACATTATTGAAAGTTTTTAGAGGCCGAGTAGCAACAACCACAGCCTGTTTTTCACCAATCTCGTGATCAATTTCGGCGGTTTTTTTATTGTTGATATCCGCAATATTAACTTTTAACATCAGATATGATAATGGAAACAAATAGACATATTAATAGCTATACCACCAGTAATAGCATAAAAAGTTGCAATACCATTTTTCGGTAATAATAAACCAGAACACCAGGTATATGATTGCATATTAGTACCACCATCTATAAATAAATGCTCCACCACATAACCACCACTTAAACCAGTAATATTTGTACCAGTTTGGAAAATTCCATCAGCAGTATTACCTGATTTGGCATACATATTTGTTGGAGTAGACGTAGAACCCCCCACAGGAGTACCAACATCATCAAATTTAATTTGTATAGATTCATTTGTGGCTACATATATTTTTATTTCACTTATCACTAAAACATTTTTGAAAGTATTTTTCATATACCCAAAAACATCACCAGCTCCCGCCGGTGTAACATTAATAATCCAATTATATGCTTGTTGGTGTTCTTCCGCAATATATGAAGCTTCATTTTCAATAACACTATATGTACGTAAGCGATTGTGTGAATCTATCTTACTTAAATAACCACCGCCAGTTCCGTCTTCAATAAGAACCATAATTATCTCCTAGTTAAGATAAATCTGTATTATGATAATTAAAAGGAATCATACATAATATATTAACGTTGGCAGTATCACACCACACCGTTAACGTTTTATTAATTGGCAAAATAATATCTTGTTTAAAATTAAAATCAGTTGCTTGTGTTTCGGCAATAAACTTGTATCTGTAGATTTCAGTTCCGCCAGATAAAGATGCAGAACCACCACCTAAATCAGCACCCTTCTCAAAAGTTCCTTCTGCCACTTTTGTACTACCAGCATTAAGATTTGCTGGAGTCAAAGATGTAACATTATTGCGTGTTCCGGTATTACTTATTTTAATGTAAACTTCACAAGCGGCAGAAACATATAAATTTATACCTTCGACCACTAAATTATTATTTGTATCCGAATTTTTCATATAGAATATACAACCATCATCAACTCCTACTGTTTGCTCAAATAAAACTTGATATGCTGCTTCTTTATCGTGATTAACATAATGTTCAACTGTTGAAACAACACCCATTACCATTAATTTATTTTCACTATTAACAGCGGCTTTATATGCACGACCACTACCATCAGATATTATAAAACTCATAAATTATCTCCCACATCGTTAGGAAGTATTCTTTCATCTGTCATACTTTGTAAATGTAAATTAATTTTTTGTAACTCGTGTATGATTAATTGTTGTAAACCCTCTATGTCCCGCACTTCTTCGCTGGTAGTATCAAGTCTGCCATTAGAATCCGTTTTTACAACATGGGCTTTATCATCTTCATCTTTGCCGGCAATAGGAGTAAGTTCTGTTTCATTATCTATTATATCATTTTCTCGAACAGTATCAACAGAACGATTTACTCGCACATTTAATCCGGGGCAATTACCCAATTCGCCGTAAGCATAATATTTAATTTTTGAAGAGGGAAGAAATATTGTGATTGTATGGGGCGTGGACATATATTATTGTTTTCGTTTCATCATGCCGCGATATCGTAAAACTTGATCTGCATAATCACTTACCGGATAACGTCTATCAACAGCACGTTCGGTTTCTGGGGTATCATCGGGTTCTGGTTCTTTGCCCAAAATATCCAATACCAGTTGAAGAATAGTTATACCATCTTGTGCTCGATTATTAGATGTCATAGTAAAAATCCATATTTATATAAAAGCCGCCGTATTATAATACACCAATTATTCGTCCTGTGCTCTAACTTTCTTGTGAACTAAATATAAAACGTGCGGCTTACTGATATGATATTTTTTTGCAATTTCGCCTAAGGTTTTCGTTTGCCAGAGTTGTTGGATGTGGGATATTTCTTTGCGGGTAAATTTGCTTTTTTTTCCACGTCTTTTAAGATTAACATTTTTAGAGGAAATGAATAAGTGATGTGGGTTAACGCAATGAGAGTTTGCACAACTATGACAAATTTGTGTGCCAAGGGGAAGAAATTTATGGTGTAAATAATAAGCTACGCGGTGTGCCGTTACTCTTTTTTTTTCGCCGTTGTAAATATATGTAAAACTTCCATAACCATTACATAATTTACCTTTCCATAACCAACATTGGTTTGGGGAAAGTTTTGTAAAATATTTTTGAAAACGTAAAATGTCTTTTGTGGATAATTTTATAATTATTTTTTTGTACATATTTAAAATATACACCAACAAATAAGAAAAGTAAAAAGATTAGTGGGATTAGATATATTTGTTGTTAGATATATTTTATAGTATTTTTTGTGAAGTGGAGGTGTTGTGTATATAAGACCTGCCATCCAGCGGGGGGTGCCGTGCCCCCCATAAGTATTATAATACTACCAGGTTATATCAATCCCCCCAACTTTACTAGGGCCGCAGATCCCCCTTCATCCCCCCAATTTCACCAGGGCCGCAGATCCCCCTTCATCCCCCCAATTTCACCAGGGCCGCAGATCCCCCTTCATCCCCCCAATTTCACCAGG